TTATTTCACTTTATTATCCATTTTTTTAACTGCATGCCTTACTGGTACTATGCCTGACGGTAAGCCCATGTATTGTAACCACTCAGGGAAAGGTACATTATGTAGACCTAAAATATCATAACCGTTCTCTGTCTGCTCGTTAGTAGACTGTTGGTGATGTGCGTGACATAAGAACCACTGATTTCTAGGGTCGTCTAGTGAAGTAAAAGGCTTATTCCTTAACTCAGGGTGCTCCCATAAGCTAGGAATCTTTTTACCTGCTAAAATATCCTCCTTGCTAATCATATATATTCCATGAATAAAAGGTGATAATGCTCGTAATGTGGTCTCTACCATTTCCATGTCATTATCATTCCAATGACTCCATTCAAATACATGGTGGGATTCAATGGCGCCTATTGGCTTTTCTCCACGCATTTCGCATACGATACAACGCTTACCACCAAATGCTTTAGTAAGGAACTTTTTAGCTTTGTTGAACTCGTACTGTGATGATTCATCTCTATCTATGTGGGCAGGAATAATCTCTTGATATTCCATCGACTCTTGCTGTATATGTGCCTTCACTTCTCTTGGTGTCATTTAATTACTTAATCTCCTTCAACTCATAATAATATTTACTACATACAGGTAGATAGTTATGACCTGGTTGCTCTTGATTTCCTTCGAATACAGGCTTTCCATCATCGCCTATACGCATGTTGAATATTGCTTTTCCACCGCAACATGGGCAGATAGTTTTAAACTCTTGGAAGTGGTCAGATACTTCAAATAATCTTCTACTACCTTCAAATAGGTTAGTGAAAGCATCTGTCCTTAATCCATAAGCCATTACTGGTACTTCAAAGTGATTTACAATCTGTCTTAACTCGTCAACTTGTCTAGCTGTTAGGAACTGTGCCTCGTCAACGATAATTACTGCGGGATGGCTAACAATAGAGCCATATCTCCTCTTAATGTATTCAGTCATAATTGAATCTTCCTTGGTAACTGCAACATCTACTTTTCTTTCTATATTTAATGCTCGTGACTTTATGTATGAACCATCTCTAGTATCTAGGGTAGGCTTTATGGTTAGAACTTGTAGATTTCTTTCCTCATAGTTATGTGCTACCATGAGTGCCTGTGCTGACTTACTTGCGTTCATGGGTGCGTGGAGAAAGTGAAGACTAGCCATTAGTCATCCACCTTCTCGTATGTAGCCTTGAAGATATTGGATTTACAAGGATATATTTCGCCTTCTATCCCTTTAATTATGTAGTCGCCACCTTCACCAACCATAACACCTTCAAGAGTGTGAATTTCACAATAAGCTTCGTCAAGGTCATACCTACTGTAGTTACAGTTAAAAAGTATAACGTCATTAGATGTCACCTTATCCATAAACCAATCAGGCATAGGGTCTACATAAAATTTAAAAGCCTCAATAATAACTGGTTTTTTACGATATTTAGTCATTGTCATTCACCAACTCTACATGAACAAGAATGTCGTTCCAATCATAATACAGACGCTCTATGTCGTCTTCTGAGCACTTTGTTCCTACTTGTACCTCTACTATCTCTAGACCATTTTCGCCTGCCTGAACAGCATGCCATGAGCCTACAGGGATGCTTATTGAGCAACCGATTGTCAGAGAAAAAGCCTCTCCATCAACAATGATAACTCCTGAGCCATCTAGAACAGTCCATGCCTCTGCTCGTTTTTCATGTCTCTGATAGCTGATGTTTTGATTTGGATTTATGAATAATCGTTTTAGCTTTGTTTCTAATTCTCCTCTGTTGTAATGTTCAATTGTATCATATCCACCCCAACGAGTTTCTTCAAAATCGACTTCAAGTAATTCTTTTACCATACTCGCACCTCCATTTATCTTATACTTATATTATAAAAAAATATTCCCGAAAAGTCAAGGAATAAAAATCAAAAAACGTGATATAATAATAGTGGAGTCCTTCTGCTCATTAGACAACCTTGACAAACATACGTTCCTATGTTATAATTGTTGTAAGGAGTGATATATATGGCAGACAACAAAGACAATAATGTAGTATACATTGACCCAATATACATCAAATATAGGAAAATGTGGAAAGAGAATAGATGGCAATTTAGCGGTGAACTAGTAAGATTAACTATCAAACAATCTAAAGGTGAATTAGAAAGAATAGAGCAACATGTATTTAAAACATTAAACAGAGTAATTGAAGAAAATGATGGTAAGTGGACAGAAGGTTATGAATGGACAGAAGGAGTCCTAAGACCAAAGAAGAAGTAGCCGATTAAGGCTACTCTTTTTTTATTTTTCTAGGATTAATTTTTTAAAGCTATATCCATTATCAGTATCTTCCTCTGAACTAACTACATTCCATTCGTCGTGGTTGAACTCAGGGAAAAATGTGTCACATTCAAATTCTGCATCAATTACTGTAAGAAATATTCTATCTGCATGTGGTAGCAATTGTTTGTATACATTTGCACCACCACATATAAAGACTTCTTTATATCCGTACATTCTCTCAATCCAAAAGATATCTTCTAGTTCATGAAATGCCCACACTTGAGGCACATGAAACTTTAAATCTCTAGTAAATACTGCATTTTTTCTGTCAGGTAGAGGTTTCTTAGGTAGTGATTCCCAAGTATTCCTGCCGAATACGACTACATGACCTTTTGTAATTTCTTTGAAATAAGCTAATTCTTTGGGCAAATGCCAAGGCATAGAATTGTTCTTTCCTATGCCTCTATTCTTATCCATACATACAATTATGTTAAGTGCCATTATATCACCTCTATATTATTCAGCAGGGCAAACTCACCGAATAGTTCTAATGCTTTACTATTGTAAGCTAAACCTGCCTCTTCTGCTGTATCATATGTTCCTAAATTAGTCTTCTTTCCTTTGTGTTGGATATAGGCTTGGTATTTTCCTCTATCTTTTCTATAATGAACTCCTTTGAATCCAGTTGTATTCCTTGTGGATAACTTTTGATTCATGCCATTTTTTGATTGATTACATATACGAAGATTGTCTCTCGTATTGTTCAATATATTGTGGTCGGCATGGTCAACCACAACCGACCTGTCATTAATAACACCTACTATATATCTGTGCATTAATATGTGACTTTGCGAATAGGGTTCGTCTACTTTAGTCTTTCTATACGCATAGCCATAATTATTTAAACACCACACATGCTGATTAAGTTCTTCATATACATCATCATCAACGAAAATCTTATTGCCTTTGTTTGTGTAAATTATCTTCATCAGAACGATACTTTTCCTTTTATGCTAGGATGTGGGTCGTAGTCTTCAAATTCAAAATCTTCACGCTTATATTCAAAAATACTATTAGGCTTTCGTTTGATAATGAGTTTAGGTAGTGTTCTTGGCTCTCTTGATAGCTGTATCTTAACCTGTTCTATATGATTTGAATACACATGAGCGTCACCTAAAGTATGTATAAATTCTCCTACCTCCAAACCAGTTTGTTGTGCAATCATATGTGTTAATAATGCGTAACTTGCAATATTATATGGAACACCTAGGAACACATCTCCTGAGCGTTGATATAATTGGCAAGATAGCTTTCCATTAGCAACATAAAACTGGAATAATACATGGCATGGTGGTAAAGCCATATCAGGTATGTCTGCTACATTCCACGCACTAACGATTAGTCGCCTACTATCAGGATTTATCTTAATTTGCTTGACAACCTCTGATATTTGGTCAATAGTTTCTTTTTCTCTGTAGCTGTACGATGTATCAATTTCATCATGTACTAGCCAACTTCTCCATTGTCTACCATACACAGGTCCAAGGTCTCCATATACTTGTGCAAAATCTCTATCTAGGAGTATTTTTCCTTTGAACTCTTCCAGTGTTAATGGGTTACTTCCTGCAAATTTCAAATATTCTCTGTAAGCATCATAGTTCCATATGTTGACTCCTTCATCAACTAATGGTCTAATATTTGTATCTCCATCTAAGAACCAAAGCAACTCATGAATAATACCATCTAATCTAACACCATTCATATTCTTTGTTGTCATTAAAGGAAAACCTTCCGACAAATCAAACCTCATTTGGTATCCAAAAGTACTAATAGTTCCTGTTCCTGTCCTGTCTCTTTTTACAACACCATTATCAAGAATGTGTTTGCAAAGTTGTAAATATTGTTCCACTTACATAACCTCCATAATGGTTTCCAGTACTTCGTTAGTCGCTCTATATACTGCTACTGTTTTATTCGTAACTGCACACTGTCTTTTGCCGATGACTTCTACGATTCCTAGTTCAACCATTTCATTTAATCTAGGATGCACATTATTTCTTTCAGGTGAACGAAAGAATCCAATACTATGCATTTTATGTGATAATTCGCTTGCTGTAATACCTTGCGGAAAGCAAAGTAATTCAGTGAATACCTGCGATTGACGATTACCTAGACTCTTTAAGATATTCTTATAAGCTATACGTCTAGTCTCACTAGTAATCATTACAATCTTCCTTCCAACAAAGCCGTTTCTAATGCTTTGTTATAAAGCTTAACATAGTCCTTATATGGCATAAGCACATCTTTGTCAACAATTGCTGTTGTGGCACTATTTTTTAGTTTGATTACTGCTGAATATCCACTGCGGAAATTAGGGTCTACCATAATATCTAAGACAGTAACAGTAGTTCCTACTTCTATAAACATTGAGCTTTGGTAATCCTTAATTGCATATAGCATTACTGCTCTAGAGTCTTCTTGGAATGCATTATCAAGATATGTGAAGTTCATATTAAACACCTCGTCTTTCCATTAAGTTTAAAATATCTTCTTTAAGATATTGATTGATACCTGCCTTCTCACACGCTTTCTCAAACTCACTTAATGGTAATTCTGCAACAATTTTCAATAATAGTTCTTCAAAGTTAATCATAATATCTACCTCCATAGATTTGTTTTTTTATTGCACGTTACAAAAGGGGGATAGTCCCCTTCTGTCTATAGTAATTCTGTGATTAGTTCGTCAGCCACACCTAGTTCAATGCTTTCGTCACCGAAGAAAAACCATTCTTCCTTAAACTTGTCTTTATATTGTTCAGGTGTAATCTTTGTAGCACCTAAGATATAGGACTTAACTCGCTCTTCTTGACGCTTTTGGAACTCAACTTGGTCGATAACCTGAGAGGTTGTTCCTGATGCACCTGACGAGCCTTGGTGAATCAATACTACAGAATTAGCATATGTAAAGCGTTTATGACCTGCCATTAGTAGTAATCCTCCTGCGGAGAATGCCTTACCTAAGTTATATGTATAAACTGGTGTCTTGCTTAACTTAATTGTATCAATAGCTGAGTTACATGCTACCAAATCTCCACCATATGAGTTAATAAATAACTTAACTGGCTTGCGTTCTTCAACTGGCTTGCCTGCGTCTTCACGATTCCAACGAATAATATGATGAATAACATCATGGATAATATCATCGTCTACTACTTCACCGAGGAATAACTCACGATTATCGAGTTGCTCTGCGTATAGTAGTTCGTCTACTTTCGTTGTTGTGTTCATGTTTCCTAGTTGAATCATTAACTTGTTGTGTTCCATAATATCACCTCATAAAGTATTTTTGTATTATATTTATATTATAACTTGATTTCCGAGGAAAGTCAAGGGCAAATATCAGAATCTTTTAAAATTGTGGAACTAATGTTTTTACCATTCCACCTAGAGTAGCAAGTGTTCCAATTATTACTGTTGTTACATCTTCTTGCTTCGGTAATAGCATATCAGCAATATGTACTTTCTCTTGCTTATGTTCTTCTTGCTTATGTTCAACTTGCTTAGTTATGTAGTTAACCTTAATTTCAGGTTTAACAGTACTCAATTCTTGAATCTTGTCATATTGGTAAGCGATGTTGCTTTCTAGTCTTGCGTTTGCAGTTTCTAGTTGCCTAACTTCTTGCTCCAACTGCTGAGTATAATTGGTTTGTTGGTTAGTTCGTTGCACTAGTGCATCTATTAGTTTAAAATTACGAAATTCTAGGAGAAGAAGAAATACTATGACAAACATTAGAACTGCTTTCTTAAAGTTCTTTCTAAGTTTTTTCATGAGTACCACTCCTTATATTATAATTAAATTATAACCTACGGGTTCGCCAATAGTCAAGGACAAAATCATGTAAAGTTCCTATTAAAAAGTAGGTAATTAATGTATATCCTAGCGAATACCAAAATCCTATATGTGAAATGTAACTTATTCCAATCGGGACAAGTACATAGAACAATATAAATATTACCAATGTCACACTATTCTTCACACTACTTCACGATTCCTAATAGCATCTTCCATCTTTGATTTCTTCCATCTTCTAGCGATAACAGATTCATCGGTTGGTAGGAATTTTCCTTCTTCTTGGATTAGTCGTCTTGCTCTAGTGATAGATTCTGTAGGTGTTGATTTTGAAATAAAACTGCCTACAAACTTATCAATATTGTCAAACGAAACATTGTCAAACTTTCTCCAATATTCTAAGATTAACTTCTTATCGTCATTTCTTGATGCGGGGAACGATTCTAAAATTTTTTCTACATTTTCTCTGATTGTCATAATAACAACACTCCTTATATTATAGATAAAGCCACTGTCTATTAGGGTCAACATATATTAATCCTAAATATGGATATAAAAGATTTTTCAAATACTTATATGAACTATATTCTATGCCTGCTTTGAACTTTTTCTTTCTTAAGTCCTTACAGTATTTACAATGCTCATAATCAGCATTAATCCTTTCAATGTCGGGAAAATGATGATTAATCATGACAGCTAGATGGTCTCCTGCCTCGTCAGGGTCAGACAAGATATATGGTGTATATCCTTCTTCAATAGTTTTATTAATCTTAATTGCTAATGCATTGTTAAATTTAGTACCGTCAGTCACAATAATACCGTAATCATGACCTTCTAATGCTCCTTGAATCTGATAAGCATCTTTCCAACCTTCCACAATGAATGTAGGCTTATTCAATTTTTTCCACCTCTTTCGTACTCCTGATAAGTTATCTTTATCTTCTTACCTACAGGCTCTCGTGAATGTTTTTTAACTTGTTGTTTATAAAAAGCAGTAAACGATACATCGAAACCGTTTCCTTGTTCCTCGCTAAAATAAGTCCATATGACAGGTTCATATGTAAACACCTCTACAAGTAAACCTTTCTTTATTGCATAATCAATCATATCTTTAGTTCCTGTTGACTCTCCATCATGAAAGGCTAAAAGTATATCAGCATAATCACCCATTTCATGATTGCGTAGTATTCCTGCTTTCTTTCCGATACTCCAATCAGGAATAAATCTCTTAATATTACAACCTGTATCTTTGGCATATCTTTCACCAAGGGAGTCAGCACCCTTAGCACCACCTGATACTATCTCTATATTCTCAGGTTTCCAATACTCTTTCGGTAATTCCATAAGGATAAAGTCGCTTACCTTGTCTCGCAAAAATTCATAGTCATCAAAGTGTCTACCACCTGCTATGATAATGCGTATCATTATATATTCCTCAAGTCGTCTTTATACTCTTTAGAGTTTACTAGCATTGTAGTAAATTTCTTTAACTCTAGTCCAGTATTTAAAGACCTTGACTTAAGCATGTTAGCCTCTTGTTTAACAAAGTCTCTTTGTTTCTCCATTAGCAACAACTGCTCTTTCATGATTTTAATTTGGTCTTCCATTTTATCTGCCTCTTCGTACTTTTTATCGACCTCTAACATAGCCTGTAGTTCGATTTCCTCGTGTTCAGCGGTAAGCCTTCTAATCTCCTCTAGTAAGCCTCTACGAACCGTTACATTCAACTCAGGGGTAAAGCCTAGGTCAATCTTATAAACAGTGATAAGGGCATCATTAGAGGTATTAGCGACAAAGATAATATCATCTTTAATGTAGAAGTTCTTTACTGTGTTATTTCCAATCTGACCAGTGTAGATAAAGTCTGCATGTTCAAAAGTTGTATTGGCATGGTCAATAATCATTTGTCTGTTACTGGTTATGTAGTCATTTCTTTCTTTGTCAGTTTTAATTCCGACAATCCTTTCTGTCCAACGCTCCAAAAAGTGTTTAGTGCAATTTTTCATTCTACCAACCTCCTACGTTATTGATAAAACGTCCTGCCTCATGGCTGTGTGTCCTCTTGTTTATCAGGAGTTATTTGGGTTACGTTTTATCTTATAATTGTATTATAAATGGTAGAATAGGGTAAAGTCAAGGACAAACTAGAAAAAAATTCAAAAAAAATACTAGGCAATTAAGCCTAGTAAAAAAAGGAGTTGGTATTATGTTAATCACGTTGGCACGAGTTAGAGGAGTCGAACCCCTACCGAAGGTTTTGGAGACCTTAGTTCTGCCTTTAAACTAAACTCGCATAAGAGGGAGAATAATCTCCCACGGAGGTACGATAAAATGAGATTGTGTGAACCATGCACGTTAGAAGAAAGACGAATCTTTCTCCTTATTTAATTAAACAGGATATACAATGTCTGTTCGTTTGAAGATTTTTGATTGTGCAATAGATTTAACAGTTTTATTTCCATTTAGGTCAGTAACTATTTCAGTTGTTAAAGTTACATCGGTTGCGAACTTATTACTACCTGTAAAAGCCTCGTTAATCAATAAATCAAATAACTCTTTTTTTGCAATATCTTCTGCTTGTTTCATAGCATTTGTTTGTCCAACAGTATCATTAGGATATGGAACTGCCGTTGGGCGACTTCCTATAGTTTTTTCATAGATAATTGGATAAGACATTTTATCATTCTCCTTTAGAATATATTTTTAAATTCTGTAAAGGCAGTTGCTATGACTAAGCTGTGTATACTGGTGTGTTGATGCTAAGTGTCTCCCATACATATCTACTAATGGGCTTAGTGGCAATATGCCTTAAAGATATGTGACACTTTCTGCACGTTTGTACGATTGGTAGGAATCGAACCTACCGACCATCTTAAAGTTTATCTAGAATAAGTCCAATAAGACAGGCAAAAACCTTGAACGCACGTTTGTCGCAACCTCTGTTGGACTTACATCAACAGAATTACCGACTGAGTGAGGATTTATGGACACCTCAGATAACTCACGTTTTAACGGTTGAAAGGAATCGAACCCTTCGACCACCTTGCAAAGTTTTTCTAGAATACTAAGTAGGTAGGCATAAAACCTTGACCGTAACGTTTTTGGGGAATGAAGGAATCGAACCTTCTTACTCTAGAGATAACTCTAACTGGCGTTAACCACTATACGCTAATTCCCTACGTTTAGACATAATAAAAGTGTGGTGTATCAGATTTGAACTGATGATGCCTGTTTGGAAGACAGGAGTATTGCCACTATACTAACACCACATATGGATAAGGAGCGTATCCGATTCGAACGGATGGAGGTCGCATTTCTGTCCCTCGTCAGTTTAGCAAACTGATGGTTTTAGCCACTCACCCAACACTCCATAAACACCCTCTAGAGGAGTCGAACCCCTATTTCGTGGGTAGAAACCACACATGTTATCCTTTACATTAAGAGGGCAAAATAAGATGTGGAATACGAGGGTCGAACTCGTGATTTATGCTTGGCAAGCACATGTATTACCGCTATACTAATTCCACATAATTTGGAGCCGAGTGGGAGGAATCTCACCTCACGAGTGACTAGTATCGTTTGACCTACCCGACATGATAATATTTGGTGGACCCTGCTAGAATCGAACTAGCGAACCTCGGTTATGAGCCAAGAGTTTTACCATTAAACTAAGGGTCCAAAGTAAGGAAACACTTATACATGTTTCCATTTTAAATTTCGTTTTATTTCATAAATAACTTTGGCATTAATATTAAACATTCTAGATAACTCTGCATTAGAGTACTCATTGTCGTGTTTGATAAACCTAGCTTGTTCTTCTGTTAATTTAGAGCGACCATTTGAAGTTCCTGTTGCAGACCTTCTACGTTTCACTCTATCATTGACATTATCAACATGGGTTCCTAATTCTAAATGGTCAATATTCATACACGATGGGTTGTCACATTTATGTCTTACAACCATTCCTTCTGGAATCTCTCCAAATTCTTGCTCGTAAACATATCTATGTAACCATTGCACCTTACCATCTCTTCTTAACTGCACATGACCTGTGTTAGACTTGTAATGCGATGTTACTAGCATGCAACCTTTTTCATTTGTATCATATTCAATTTTCTTTGTCATTTTATCACCTCACGTTTTGTGAAGCACAGATGATAAAAGACTTATTGGAGTGGCGAGAATCGAACTCGCAACATACGGTCCCAAACCGTAGGTGTTACCATTATACCACACCCCATTGATATTTCGTGTTTTAACGTTGCCTGCCAACTTTGCCGATGGGGAGCAGAGCATCCATCTATCAGGTTAATTATAAGGAGCACGACCTCCTATCTGTATAGGGCACATTTGAGATAAGGTAGTGCAACACCAATTAGAAATGCTAGGCTCATACCAAAAACCAACCTAGCTTGCCTCTATCCTCAACCTTTACTGTGCTCATGTCAGGTGTATCGCCTTAGATTAGGTCTTATTGGATATTGCGGTTGTCCGTTTTCAATTATCGACCCGATACAGGGGGTACGGACGGTAGTATAGTCTCTGTCACTCACACGATACGTATGGGCGAAGATGCTCCTAGACAGAATCGAACTGCCATCAGATGATTACAAGTCAACTGTAATACCATTATACTATAAGAGCGAACAACTATTCTGCACTGTATACCGTACAAGGTTGTCAACCTAGTAGCCTAAGAATCGCCACCAACACGTTTTGTGAAGGGTAGAGGACTTTCACCTCTTACAACCCTACAATTGCGAGTGGTTGGAATCGAACCAACTATCTCTAGCTTATGAGACTAGTGACTTACCATTTGTCCTCACCGCATATCACTCTAGGAAGAATCGAACTTCCACCATAGCCTTATGAGAGCCATGTACTAACCGTTATACTATAGAGTGTTTATCTAGACACATCATCCAAAACTTTTGCTCTAACATTTGAGCTAATGACTGATTCAGTCATGAAGGATTTTAACCTCCAACCTAAAGTGCCTGTAGGATTGATTGCTGTAAGTGTCTACGTATTTTTGTGTGTTGTCTTAGTCTTCTGCTTATATAGAAAAATATGCCATTCACGTTTTTGAGAGAGGAAGGAATCGAACCCTCTATTATTTGCATGCCACTGTTTTCAGATGGAATCGAACCACCAATAGTCTCGTTGGACTACACCGCCAAGGCTCTCCACGTATAAGAGGGTTTTACCCCTCCATTTATTATGCCATTACAATATCGTAACGCTCATTATTAAGTACATCTAGCATCATTGCATATGGTGTCATTTCTTTTCCTGCAAGTAGATTCTTAAAGACGGTTGGCGAACAACCTGATACAAGGGCAGTTCCAGTTTCATTGTATTTAACAGGAAAATGTGTAGATAATGCATTAACATTCCAAAAAACTAGTTCAGGAATAACATAACCAAACTTAGCAAAGTCATTAGCCAATTCACCAAAGACGGTTTTATTGTTTCCACTTCCTACGCATTTATCAAATTCCATATCGCTGATAATGAAAATCTTAGATGGTAACTCTTCTTGCGGAACATTATTCTTAATTGCAGTGTTAAGGATTAGGCTAAATACAGACTGAATATCAGTATTCATGTCCCAATCAGCTTGAGACATATTTCTTAGCTTATCACCTAAAGTATCACCTAACACTTCTTGTAATTCAGGTTTTTTGCTGAATGTAATAAAGTGATTATTGAAAATTCCTTTATTTCTTTCGGCAAGGTAAAGACCTAAAGAAAGTGCTACTTGAATAGGTAATCCACGCATAGAACCTGATGTATCTACTACTGCTAATGCGTTATCAAAATTATCTCCAATAAAATCAGGTAATGACTTCCACATAGCATCTAGTAGCTTTTCATCTTGAGAGCTTGCATGACCAACTACTGCATTATAATGACGACGGTTATTTGCTGTAGTCATAGTAATTGGGAATTTGCCAATAATCTCATATGGAAACAATGTCTTAACATTAATTTTAGTTTCTTTGTCGTTATTTTCCACGCTCTTTACAAGTGAATCAACAAATGCAGTATATCGTTCTCCGTCATTTCGGTAAAATGCATTCCGATAAATCAGACCTGCTTTAGAAGGAATTTTATCGTATTCAACTTCATTGAATTTCTTTGCTGACATCAAACCTTCAACAATATTAATCTTCTTGCGAAGTGTTGTTAATGTTTTACGGTATTGCTTAGGAGTTAATCCTAAATTATATACTACCTTCTTAGCTAAACGCTTAGTTTCACGAGAAGATGCGTTTTCAGATGGCAACCATTTTGCTAATAGCGAAGGAGCCTCTAAATCTAAATCCTCAAGTAGTTGCGCTCTGATAATAGACATAGCTAATTTTTCAAGAGGAGTGTCTAGCAAAACTAGTAAGTCGTCATATCGACCAAAGTAGGGAATTAAATTAATATTACTAGCTAATACTTCTGGATGTGTAAAAGCTAATTGTTTAATAATAGTTTTAAATGTTTCACGCTCACCTTGTCCGCCACGAATGTCTCTAGTATAGAATAAAGCTTTCATAGCCAATAATTTATCCTCTGCAAATGCTTTAGAGAACAATTGATTAATATCTTCTTTTGAACGATTTCTCAGTGCACCAGATGATGCGAAGAAATCAACAAGATAAGAGTTAGATGTTTTTAGTGCCTTAGCACCGTTAGTAGTATATGCTACATTAGTTTCATTTTTTAAGTGGTTTAACATATAAATCATCCTTTCTAGACATATTATAATTTTTCATCCAAAGAAAATTTGTTTTGTGTTGCTGTTAATGTCTGGACGTTTTATCTCCCCGTCGACGTGGACTCTTGGGGGAGATAGACTTCTAGTTTACTAGGCACTAGCTATGATAAATTTTTTCGTGCTCTTCACGAGCAATCTTTAAAGTCTACATAATGTAGAGAACTTTCCTGTATAGGTTAGTGGATTGCTGTATGTGCCAACGTTTAGATACGTTTGACAAGACCCATTATAGGAGGATTTGAACCTCTTAGATTTTCGTAGTAGAAAAATTGCGAACCAATCGCACTATATTGTTTTGCTGTTTGGGTCTTTTACGTTTAACGAGACACTATATACATTTAATATTCACCAATTGAATTGTTTGTATGTAGGATTGCTGTGAGTGTCTCTGATATTATTTAAATAAACTATTATATGTGTTTGTCCATAGATTAGATGTTTCAACATCTGTATATTCTAACATTGTAAATATATAATATAAGCTATCGTGTGACTGTCTTTCTAAGAAAGACTTGATTTTATCTTCATCTTTTAAATTTTCTAAAGCATATCTAATTTCTTCTTTTATAACAATCACCTCATTATCTTATAAATATATTATATCATATGACCTTTAAAAAGTCAAGGATAAATTTTGTATCACAATTCTTTTCGAATTACTACACTGTTATTTTCTGTCATTTTATCTAAACACGTCTTGCAGTAGTGATTCAAATACTCTTCTCTATCGTTTCCGCAATTTTCACACTTTCTCATATTCCTCATTCCCTTCTATGTCGTCAAATATGACGATATTTCTACGTTAGAAGGGGGACGTTAGCTTTGCCCCTTGCCCTTCCTTGATGTTCCGAACCAGTCATTCACTTTCATAGCTATCATAGTTTGTTTACAGGCACTCTGTTTCTCCATGACATTCGCTATTTTGGTAGTTTTGAGAGTAGAACATTATTTGGCGAGACACTTTAACCCATGTTGTCCCTGTGCATCCCTCTACCGACTCCAATATGCACTTCCTATGAGATGCTAGCCTCTCATAATTATTCGGCAGGAATAAACCCCATTCACCTGCTACTCTCTGCCACCCTACTATCTTCCATCTGACAGTTTCCTAATTGATTAAGCGTTACGCTTATCTCGGTAATTATATTATAAATGAATTATAATAAAAAGTCAAGGATAAACTATTGTTCTTCTAATAGTTCTTTTGGTAGCTCTACATTTTCTTCAACTACAATTTCTTCGAGACCAACTAGCGGTTCGCCTTTAACTAATTTTAAAATAAATCTATCGCTATTGCTTTCGCTAAAATCAACTTCAAAGTTTCCTTCTACTAATCTATTTAATTCTGCATTTGTGATATGTACCTTTTGTTTGCCATTCTTGCTAAGTCGCTTGATACACTGCACTAGCAACAGTGATAATACTGCTTCTCTTTCAGTTGCCATTATTTTCTACCTCCTTATGCCATACGATTTCTTCTGTAATTCCTTCGGAAATGGAGACATTGATTTCTCCCATCTCTACGTACATTTTAGCCATTAGGTCTTTGTCTATTTTTTTCATGCTGACCATCTCCTCTTTGAATTATATTTATATTATAACTCCCTAGTAAAAAAAAGTCAAGGACAAACTGACAAGGAGGTGGAGGCTATAAAAACCACCACCAACCAATAAAAGTCAGAATCAAACTCTCCAAGTACTTATATTATATATGAATTATAACAAAAAGTCAAGGACAACTCTATTTTTCAATTGTAGGGTCAATTTTCCACTCAATAATATCATACAAGCTTTCATCTAAAAATAAATCGCTATCAATTTGCACTCTAAAATACTTTTGATATGCTTTAAGTTCTTTTTCTGTTTTAACTTTAACAATGATTCTATTTCTATCGTGTTGCGTAAGCCAGTTAATAGCATCTAAGTAGGATTCCTTCATGTTCATATCATAACCTCCTAGTCTAATATTGTAACTGTAGCACCTTGTCTTCCGAAGTCCATAGCTTTACTGTTATTTGAAACCAAGACATCAATTCTTCCACCTTTAATTGCTCCACCAGTATCTTCTGCTATCGCTAGGAAACTATCTCCTTTTTCGGTATCAACCCTTACTTTAGAGTGTAATGGGATTACTCTTGGGTCTACTGCTATAACAACAACTCCTTGGTGCTTAGTAGTATTACTCACATTAAGACCTGTTGCTGTCACACCAGTACATCCAGTGTCGCAGAAAGCGGTGTAGGCGGTTGCTTCAACATATATCTTTTTCTTTGCAGGCTCTCCTCTGCTTGGTATCTGTCTCGTGGGAGATTCACTCTTATTTTTATAAGTAGTTACCTTCTTTTTTAAGTCTTTATTTTCCTTGAGAAGTTTATATATACCAGTTCTTTGCTCCTCAACCTTGTTCATGTAAATTTGGGTGTTTCCTTTTTCTTTGTAAATCGAATCTTCCAACAATTCAATTTGTCTCTCTTTGTCTTTTAATTGTTTTTGTGTGTCTTTCGTATAGGTATCATAAGCATAGATACCAACTCCGAATGTCGTTAGACTTGCTAATAAAATAGCTACGGATAAGATATTACTAGATTTAGAAAAGAAACATTTCGCCTCCATCTTATCATCTCCTTTGCTTTTATATTATGTTTGTATTATAAACTGTGTTATAGGTACAAGTCAAGGAAAAACAAGGAAAAATAAAAATAGAGGATTTTACCCCTCTATTTGACTACGAATTTTTGAGTTATATTTGGCAACGCTATTCCTAATTTTAATTCTTTAATTCTTGTAAAATTGCCATCTAAGTCATCTCCGTAGTGCATAATAACTGTCTTCTCTCGAATTTCTTCTGGTAATGTAGCTAATTCATCTAGTGATGCGTGTACTTTTCCTTTGTAATCTGTCATTTGACAGTCGTGAAATATCTTTTGTGCTCCACCTTGGTAGAAAGCAATTACCATTTCACTATCAAAAAGTGTGTCTGATGTATATACTATATAATCATACTCTCCAATAATTAAGCCATATGATTTTTTATTTTTGACATGTTGTGTTGAAAATACAGAAAACATTACATCGTTAAATTCGAAATATTGCTCTCTCTCATCGACAATTTCATATGTAAAATAATCATCGAATGTCATGTTCCTGTCTAAATCTCCTTGCATCATTGTTCCTTTGAGTACTTTCTCCCACAGGTCTTGCTTAATCTTCTTATGTGGGAAAATAATATGCGGTTTTTTATTGAGAACGAATCTACCCATGAATCCTGCCTCTTCCAATCCAAATACATGGTCTCCGTGAATATGAGTGATGAAAATAGCATCAATGTCTGACCATGAGAATTGAGATTTATCTAAATCATTTGGTGTTGTTCTTCCGCAATCAATAAGTAAATTCTTATCTCCTATCGTAACCACCGCACTGTTATTTCCGAATTTCTTTGAGAAGGCACTGCCAGTTCCTAAGAATGTTAATCCTAGACATTTCATATGCCACCACCTACTGCTAATGTGTCATTATACATGCGAACTAGTTCTAATAGTCCATCTAAATCTTCTAGGGTATGCATTGTAATGTGCAATTCCCAATCAATATAGTGGGTTTCATCATCTGTATGATAAAACGCTTGCTTAGGAAGTACTTTAATTTTATCGTGATGATGCGAGAATTTTAATATGTGCTTAATTAAGGTAGTCCAGTTTTTTCTGTTGTATGGAAGAATTTTTACAAACATATCTGTTTTTTCTGATTCTGATGTGACTACCTTTAATTCTCCTAGTATACTGAATGATGATTCTAACTTAGTTTTATATCGGTTATATGTAAGGTGTGTTGTTACTTCTTCTTCGGTGGTAGTGTCATCAACAAAACCATATCCTTCACAGTATGCACAATCAATCCAATTTGTATCAAGGAAATTATCTTTTAGTTTTCTAAATCCACCTTTTCCGTTACATACTCCACATACCACCTTTGGTGTCTTAAAATCCATATTGATTCTCCTTTCGATTACCTACCAAAGATTAGTCTTCGATAATGTCTTTCATCAAAACCTGCTCGTTGCATTTGTCCAACTACTCTGTCAACTGGATATGGGATTTTGTAAATGATTACTCTATTGAGATGTGTATCATAAATAGCATAAGTTGCACGATTGTCTCCATCACGAGATTGTCCTACAGAGCCAACATTAATAATTGTTCTTCCTTTATTTGACAACAATACTTCATAAGCACCAATGATGCCATAATTGTTTAGAACTAAGGTATTTTCAAATTCGGGCTTATCAATAGATTTTTCATACCATACAAACGGAGCATGTGTGTGACCAACAAAAGCTACTTGAAAGTCATCATTACTAAAGGCTAACTTGGCATCGTTCTCGTCAACCATATAGTCAAATGGAGAATATGGGCTACCATGAACAAACATTGTATCACCAATGTTCTGTGCGTAAGGCAGATTAGTCAGCACCTCGATTTCTTCTTTCGACAGCTTATTTACTGTCCATTCGATAGCCTCTTTTGCCATAGGGTTAAATCCCCAAGTGTTTTCTTCACGCTCACAAGCGTAATCATGATTACCTTTGATTATGTAATTAAAATGTTCCAATGTTAGTGCCAATGTCTCATTGGGTCTCGGTCCGTAACCAACTATATCTCCCAAATGAACTTTCTTATCTACTCCGACACTATTCATATGTTCTAGCACAGAACGTAAAGCATGTTCATTTGAATGGGTATCTGATACAATTCCAATTCTCATTTTAAGTCTCCTCTCTTTTAATTATTTTAAATACTTCATTTTGAATTTCTTCCAAACTTTTATTACTTGTGTCAATCGTATGTAATCTTGCTGATTCGCTTGAATAATCTCTGTAAAAATCGACCATAATATCTTCATACAAATCTTGTTGCTTGAGTGTTTCAACTACACTTTCCTCTGCTTTTCCGAATGGAACTTTATCTCTGTTTAATCGCTCTTTTAATTCATCGACATTATCAATAGTAAAGAAAAGGATATCTACTTCTGCTACATCAGTTAGCCACTCACAAAACATATCGTAGTAATCGAAAGTATACTCTTTGTATAACTCTGAAAACACTCTTTCTGTAAAGAAGAATCTGTCGAATACAAATGTAATATCGTGACCAGTATTAGATAAACTGTTAATCATATTCATCCAACTATAGTAATAGTCAATTATTTTCTTTCTGCCTTCTTCATTGTCCAAATGATATCCAGTAGCGTTCACCAACGTAATTTCGGGAATTTTCTCTCTGATTGCTCTAGCAATCGTTGATTTTCCTACACATCTTGGACCTTCCAATATGATTACTCTCATACTAACAACACCTTTATTTTTATATTTTATTTATATTATAACCTATATTCTAAAATTAGTCAAGGAATAACTTGATTTTAAGTAGAATATAATCTATAATAAAAACCGAGTCAACAAAGTGCTTGTCCAAACAAGTACAAAAAAGTAATGAGGAGGAAATTTTTCATGTCAACAGTAACCTATGAGAAAGGAAAATGGACTGAACTAGGAAAGGAGTTAGAGAAGGTTGTTATAGAGAACAATTTAAAAACTAAACAGGAAAGGAAGTCGTTGTCCGTGTTGTTTAAAGACTTTGCAAAGGAGAAAGACACCACAGCAAGTTCAGCACAGTTTTATTATTATAACAATATCAAATCTAAACTAGAAGAACCAATGAATGTAGACGAGAGCATTAACAACTATGTAAACTCTGTCACAACTGACCTTAGAGACCCTAGGAGTTTTTATAAAATCGGAGAAACACTAGAAGTTGAAATTACATCTATTCATGATTTTGGAGTTTTTGGAAAAACCAAAGAAGGATTCGATGGACTAATTCATGTTTCAGAAATCACAGGTAGACAATATGTTGACCTGCCTGATGACTATTTTTACATTGGCGAGAAAGTTAGAGTAAAAGTAAAACGTCTTGATAATGATGGAAAAATGAGTTTCTCTACAAGAGCGCTTGGTGGTAAGGAAAAAATTAATCCTGCTTTCAAAGATATTGCCAATTCAAATATTCAAGATACAGAAACAGTTGTTCCTAAAGTTGAGAAAGTCGAACCTTTAAAAGTTGAAGAATCAAAAATTGAAGAACAGAAGGTTGAGATTCCAAAAACCGTTCCAACTCATGTTCATTCAAATGACAGAGATAACATAATCAACTTTATTAAGAGATACTCTGATAATAATGTTTCTCAAAAAGCATTATCAGATATTGATGAAATGGTTTCTGAATACGGAGTATTCCAAACTACTATTTCTCTTATGGAGGCAATCAGAGACTTAGATATTTCATCTTTCATAACCGAATTAACTAAAGAAAAAATATCAGGAGAATGTCTTTGGCGTAGCTAACGATAGATTTTCTTTGACTACGCATTTAGTTAGCAGATGGAGACAAAGAGTTGACTATAATGCTACCTATGATGAAATCACATCAGCAATAAATAATATTATTAAATACGGAAATAAATACCCTATTGATGATGAGCATTATCGTATATGTTACAATGGATTTTGCGTCATCTTTATGAAACTCTCTCCACTTCACAGTTTGGCTAAGACTGTATATGAAAGAGACGAATCAACTTTGAGTGCGATGTAGCACTCTTTTTTTATTACTCTTTTATAATACACTTATAATTCAATTTTGTCAAATGCAAAATTCTCTTGTTCAAATCTTAAATATTAATTAAAAAGAATTTATTATTATTATTATTGATTATGTATTTAGTAATTACTTAGTAATTATATATTATATTTATTATCTTTTATCTTTTAATTACTTAGTAATTATAATATATATAACTGTCCAAAGTTGATAGTCCCAAATTTGGGTCAATAAAAAGGAGGTGGCAAAATGACAAAACAAGAGATTGAAGTAGTAGTAAAAAACTTAATTAAGGTTGCTCAAGCAGACGAAAATGAGTTCAAAAGAGAAGATGCTATGATGGAAATTTTAAATATGTTTGAGCCTTTTAGAAAGTCATTAGCAAAAAAATTCGCAGGGAAAGGTGTGGAATTTGATGATGTATGTCAAGTAATTGATTTAAAATTAATCGAAGCTATGCTTGACTATGATGAAAGACTAGATGATTCTGCAATTAGACATATAACATCTAAATCGAGAAACGGAATATTTAACTACTATAAAAAAGAAATGAACTACTTTAAAGAAGATAGAAGAACTATTAGTATTGATGGGATATCTGCTAATTCACAGAAAAGTGGAATTGGGATTATTAGTGACTATGAGCTATTGAGTGTTCTAGGTTCAGAAGATTTTGATGAAAACTCGGTTATAGATAAAATTATTATTGAGCAAGGATTGGACAGTTTAACAATACATCAAAAAGATTTGATTAATATGTATTATCTATCAGATATGAAACAAGAAGAGATTGCAGAAGAATTAAATATTAACCAAGCTAATGTTTCTAGGGCAACAAAAAGAGGAGTCAAGAAACTCAGAGAGAGTCTTAACCCCTTGGGTGAGAATGACGATATGTTCTAGTCATTTGTTCATTTGCTACATGAGTATATATTTGTGTTGTGCTAATGTCAGCATGACCTAACATTTCCTTGATATCCATAATACTAGCACCGTTAGCATGCAAGTGAGTAGCATAGCTATGTCTAAACATGTGTGGGTGAACTTCCTTGCCACCACTCTTATAAACTCTTTCACGAGCATTTCTAGCTGTCATTGGATGATTAGGTGTAACTCTACTACCGAATACATAAGGACTATTGAAACCTCTAGAATCCAGATGTTCTTTTATGGCGATTAATGATGCATTGTTAATCGGTACAATTCTCTCTTTGTTTCCTTTTCCGAACAACCTAACTGTTCTAGCATCAAAGTCAATATCAGATATTTGGATTCCAACTAATTCAGATATACGAGCACCAGTTCCATATAGCGTTTCTAGAATTGCTTTATCTTGTTTGCTACATGCTGAGTCGATTACGGTAGCTGTTTCATTTACAGACATAATCACTGGCAACTTTTTATCAATCTTAGCATTTTTAATGCTTAACGATTCATTCTTATTAATAATTTCTTCATCAAATAAGAATCCAAAAAATCCTCTGATAGATGCTAGCTTACGTCTTCTAGTCGTTGGTGCTAGGTCATTTATCTTAGCGAGGAAATCTCTTATCGTGTGTTTATTTAGGTCTTCCAATACTTTGATATTGCAAGAATCAAGATATTGCTCTAGGTCTTTTTTGTAGCCAATAATTGTGTTCTCGGATAAGTTTTTTTCAGTTCGAATATAGTTTAAAAAGTATTTTAAATATTTTTCCATATCTATCAAACCTCCAATTTATTAGTTCCTATAACACAGTTTACCAATAACTTCCTACAATGTCAAGGTAACAGCATAAAAACTAGCAAATGCATAAGTATGATAATTATAGATATTCTATAAAAACTTCCCCTTACATTCCCCTATCTTGGTTTTGGCTATTAGGTCTTCTTAATAGCCAATCTTTTTAAAGGAGAGTGATACATATGACAAGACGAAAATTAGATGATAATGAAATGGAAAATATCGCAAGTAAAGAATGGAAGAAGACACCTATATTTACAAGTGACGAAAAATTGGCTAATCGTGCCAAAAATTTAACGGGACCAAAGACGGTGGAAGGGAAGAAGAAGGCATTGGCAAACTTACAAGTAGGAAGGAATAGTTCTGATTCACCTACAAATTTAAGACATGGTGGTTATGTCAGAAAAATCCTAAACGAAGACGAGCAAGAATATTATTTCGCAAGACAAGAACTCTATCTAAATGATTACGATGTTAATGGCTCGGCAGATGAAATTATTTTGCATACAGCAATTATGGAAGAAGTAATTTTAATGAGACTTTATACTAAGCAGGCTAATAACCCATCTGTTGACATTGAAAGACCTCTAAATGACTGTACTAGAAGACTTCGGACAGCACTAGAAGACTTAGGCGCATTAAGAAAGCAACGTCTAAAACAAGACGATAAAGTTGCTAGTTTAAATATCGCTACAATCGCACAGCAATTCGCTAGGGAATTAATGCAAGGTGGAGTAGACGAAGAAATGCGTAAAGCTAGAGAAGAAGAAGAAAAGTTCATGTTAGAAAAGAAGTCGTCTGATATTAACGATAGATATGTTATTGTTGATAGTGAAGAAAATGATGTGACGGAAAATGGAGAATAACAACCCTTCTCAAATTAGTAGTTTGTTCAATGAAGAACAAAGAGATATGATGAAGATTTTTATAGAGAATCCTGATATAGCGGCTAGTAGATTACTAGTTCGTAACGACAAGCCACTAAGACTCGCTGTGCATCAACGACTTATTATAAGAGGTCTATGGAATCACCAGTTTAACCTACTTATACTTACTCGTGGTGGCGGTAAGACATTCTTATTGGCTCTTTATTGTATTCTTAAAGCTATGCTATATCCTCGTGAAAAATGTGTAGTCGCATCATCTTCATATCGACAAGCACAATTTACATTTGATGAAATAATTAAGTTTTATGATGAATCACCATTACTTAGGCAGGCAACTGTCAGGGCACCTACTAAGGGTCCAAATAGCTGTGAACACCACCTAGATAACGGTTCAAAAATTATATGTTATCCCCTAGGTGACGGAAATAAGATTCGTGGTGCTCGTGCTAACACTCTAGTTATGGATGAGGTAGCACAAATTCCTGACACAATCATCAACTTAGTTATCTTACCTATGATGAATGTTAAGCAGGACCCATTTGATACAACAGGTCGCAAAAACCACCTTGTTATGGCTAGCTCTGCTTATTATCAATTCAATCATCTCTACGACAAGTATCTCGCCTACAAAGAGAAGTCAGATAAAAAAAGTGAAGAGTACAACCCTAATTACGGATTACATGTGTTCTCTGTTTATGATATGCCTAAAGGTTGGATGGATGAAGCTATTATCGCAGAGGCGAAACAGCAGTTATCAGAATTACAATTTCAAATGGAGTACGAGTGTTTATTCCCTGCTGAGTCAGATGGATTCTTTCCTGCTAAATTAATGTATGGTGCTAGGAAGGCATCTGTACTTATTGAGGCAGAAGGTAGTAGAGGTTCAGAATATGTATTCGGAATTGACCCTGCTCGTAGTGGAGATAACTTCGCTTTGACAGTTTTAAAACTAGGAAATCCTAATAAAATTGTAGCCTGCTATTCATTGCATCGTAATACATTCCCTGAGATGCATGATTTTATAAGGTTTATGATGAGGCAATACAGTAAGAATGGCGGTAAGGTAGTTAGGCTACATATGGATAATGGTGGTGGAGGTTTGACAATCAAAGATGCTTTAGCAGAAGAGTATGCTTGGTTTGACGCATCTGCTAATATTTGGAGAACTGACCCTGCTATTATTGACATGGATGACGAAGACCAGCAATATCTAACTGGTGAGCGAATACTTAAAATGCAAGTATTTAGTGCTACATCAATCAATACTATGAACTATGACCTAAGAGCAGACCTAGAGAAGAACAGAGTAATCATGCCAACTCAACCCCAAACAGAAGAAGATGATGGCATGGTATTTAGAAATATATTTGACGAAATAGAATCTATGATTACCGAAACTATGACTATTGTTCCGACTCCTATGAAATCAGGTATGTTACATTTCGATACACCTAAACAAAAAATGAAAAAAGATAGATACTCTGCTTTCTTACTTGCATGTCAAGGAGCTAGAGAACTACAAAGAGATTGGGGAGGTCCACCTGTTAAAAAGCTATCAAAGGGATTCGCAAGGACCTCATATCTAACGAATAGCAGTTGGTAGGTTGCAAAGTTTTTTGTTATGTTTCTTAAATATATATAGAAGAAGGGAGTGAGCCACATAAATGACAGAGAGTAATGATAATATTGTAGAAAAATTAGACTTGGGTAATGGCAGAAAGCAAGTTACTTTTAAAGTTGACACTACTGAACTAAGTAAATATGTTAGTCAATTAGATGAATCAGGTGTTAGTTACACTATGGCTGATGATTTTAAAATAGGAAAAGGCAGTGTTAAAAGTCGATATGAACCTACATTGAACGACTATCAGAATATGTACAACTCAAATAATAAACCTTATACACAAGCATTAAAAACTCCTTTAGACCCACATGAAAAAATAAGATTAGCAACAGAGCTATATTTTAAAGAGCCTATTATTGGTACTGTTATTGATATGATGGTTGATTTTAGTGCAAGTGGTTTTGAAAATGAGTGCGAGGATAAAGAGATTAAAAAACTTTATGACGAGTGGGGAAAACAGATTAGGTTAAAAGAGATAATAGAGCAAATATTCTTAGAGTACTATAGAAGTGGAAATGTATCTATATACAGAAGCAATAAAAACGCTAAGGTCACTAAGACTAAAAAAACTTCTAAAGCTACAGCTAAGGAAACATTTGATTTTCCTAGCGGATATACAATCTTAAATCCTATGAATGTACATATAGAAGGTCCTTTATTATTTAATCAAGAAATGGCTTACCTACAATTAGATGGTGACACAGTTAAAATCTTCAAAGATAAAGATTCCAAATTAATGAATTTGATTCCTGATGATATGAAGAAAGCATTAAGGTCAGGGAAAGGTTTAATGCCTTTAGACCCTAATCTATATACTCGAATTACCAGAAAAAAACAGCCATACGAAAGATATGCAACGCCTTTCTTAGAGAGAGTATTCGAGCCAATTATGTATAAACAAAAATTAAGAATGATGGATATGTCTACAATCGAAGGCTTGATAAATCAGCTTGTTACTGTAACTATTGGAAATGATGAATATCCTGCTGATGATGATGATTTAGAAGCAATTGCACAGCTATTTCAAACACCTAGTAAGTCATATACAGTATTTTGGAATCATACTTTACAAGTTCAATTCCATAAACCTGAAGGTCTTGACACATTAACACAAGACAAATACAAACAAGTGAATGATGATATATTAGCAGGTCTTGGAGTAAGTCGTGTTTTAATTGATGGTCAAGGTTCTAACTTTTCAACTGCGTGGGTTTCAATTCTATCATTAATCGAAAGACTAGACAACACAAGACACAAAGTAGTTCAGTGGCTAGAAGACGAATACAAGCGTGTTGCTGATGAAAATGGATTTAAAGTAGTTCCGAAGGTACAATTCAACAAAATGAATCTTAGGGAAGACAATTATATTCGTGATGTATTGCTTGCTATGTATGACAGAGGATTACTTGATGAAGAAGACATTCTCAAAGAAACTGGTCGTGACTATGAATCTATTATAGAAACAAAGAAAAGAAATGAGAAGAACTCTAAATTATTCTTCCCACCTGAACAACCTTTCCAAGGTGGTCAAACTGGTCCAAACAGTGGAAAACCTACTGGTCAGCCACAAAAACCTATGAAGAAACGGACGACAACACCTGAGCAAAATAGTGGAAATCCACCAAAATCTAAGGCAAACCAGGCTATGGCATATTCTACGCAACTAGAAGAAGAATATGAAACTGAGTTAGTAGATTACTACAATTCAATTAAAGCCGATGTTATTAAATTGGTAGAGGATAATCAAGATAAGAATGATGAACTACTGGCAATTTTACTAACAGGTGCATTACTTGGATTGTTTAAATCGTTTAGTCATATTGGCGACAGATACATAGAAGAATCGTATAACAGCGAGATTTCAAACTACTCTGTTCATGTTGATATTAACAAAACTAATCTGGCTAAAAAAGAACTAAAGAATTGGAATAACAGCTATGTTCAAAAACTAGCTAGCGACATAAAAACACAAATACTGCAAAATCTTTCTAAAGAACTACCAGTTAATGTTGCGGTAAATAAGGCATTTAATTCTAATGCTTTTAGAGTACCTGCTATGTCAGAAGCTATTATTTTAGATTCAACTAGGCAGGCTAAGATTCAAGGTAATGAGTTCTTAGGTAATTCTACTGCCACTTGGAGAGCACACCTTGATGATATGACCTGTGCAACATGTAGAGGTCTTGATGGGCAATCCTTTCAATTAGGAAATATTCCACCACGACCACATGCACATTGTCGTTGTGAACTAGATTTCAACTAAGGTGGTGATAAAAAGTGGGAGAGCATAAAAACTCAATCTTGGAGAAGATTGATATGCAGGTAGTTTCTGTTGAGGCTTGTGATATTACTCAAGTAAAGAAATCATTCGCAGGTTTAGCTGACAGAGAAGATTTATTTTTAGACCCTGACCTTATGTACGCAAAATTCATTATGTGTCATGAAGGCTCTAATGCAAATGGCGACACATTCACTAAAGATGTATTATCTAGAGCGCAATACACACCTAGATTTAAGCCTATTGATTGGGAACATGGTCAACCTATGATAGGGACTATATTAGACAGTCGATATGCGGAAGACAATGAAGGCAGAGCATACATAGAGGCTATAGGGGTCATTTGGAAGTTTATCTATCCTGAGATGGCAGACACAATCAAAGAGAAGTCAGTAACAGGTGGCTTGAGACTTTCAATGGAGTGTTACTTTAAGGATGCTAATTACAAATACGGAGACCAGATATTTGACCAAGAGCAAGCAAATGAGCTTGGAATTACTGATTATGTTGGTAGAGAGTATATGGGTCAAAAAGTATTTCGTATTTTTAAAGATGTTATTTTCGGAGGCGTGGGTGTTGTGCAAAACCCTGCTGACAAAGAGGCTGTATTCTTAGCAGTTGCTAAAAAACACGCTGAGGAAGTTATTCAAAATAACGAAATCGTTGATGGACTAACTGACGAGCAGATTAAGGCAATTGCACAAATAATAAGAAATACAAACGATTTCAGCGAAAAAACATTAGATAAAGATACTGTAGAGGCTCTAACAGTAGCAAAATTCGTAAAAGTATTCGACAAAGCCAAAAGCGATATTGTTTCTAGATTCAACAAGGAGACTATCGCAACCAAAGACCAGTTAGTTTCTGAAGTTAAGAGTATTATAGAACAACTCTTATCTGATGTTTCTAATATAAATAGCGATTACTTTAAAGGTCAAGCAAGTGAAGACCTTGACTTAGAAATTTGCAACCAACCTAATGTAGAGGGAGCAATCAAAGAAGAGGGAGGAAGTGAAGAAATGGATTTACAAAATCAAGAAGTTGTTACCGAAGAAGTAACTGAGGTAGTAGCAGAAGTAGTAGAGGAAGTAGTAGAAGAAGTAGTTGTAGAAGATTCAACAGATTATCAAGCATTGGCAACTGAATTACAAACAAAGTTAGACGAACTTGAGGGCAAACTTAAAGAAAAAGATAGTGCATTTGCTAGTCTTAAAACAGATTTTGATGCATTAAAGAATAAAGTAGAAGCTAGTGAGAAAGAAGCTGTTACAGCATCTCGTTTAGCTGAACTTTCTGAATTAGGTATTGAATTTTCTGAGGCTCGTAAGTCTAAAGAAATCGAAAAGGTTTCTGCTATGGATAATGATTCTTTTGTTGACTATAAGGAGTTCTTATCTGAATTACTAGGTAAGAATACTCAAGTTGTTGCAGAGGAAGTAGTTGAAGAAGTTGTTCAGGAAGAAGTTGTTGAGGAAGTTGAAGTTGAAGTTGAAAAAGCTGAGGCTACTGACCTTAATATCGAAACACCGCAACCAAAAGTAATTAAGCCATTCGGACATTTGTCTGAATAATAAAAACTAATTTTCTAAGGAGGAAATTCATAATGTTAAAAGCTATTTTTGAAGGTGAATTAGCAGTTCACTATAAAGCACCATCAACTGACCTTGAAGCAGGTGTACTTGTAAAGTTAAATGGTGATTCTGTTGCTGTAGCTGTTGGAGGTGCTACTGGTGATTCTGTTTACGGTATCCTAGCACAAAAAGTTATTTCTCGTACAGTTAACAATTTTAAGTTAGATTCTGTAACTCATGTTGCATACTACGGTGAAAAAGTTGGTGTATACTTCGGTGGTGGTGTTTACATCACTGACCAAACTCTTGACGGTACTATTGCAGTAGGTGATAAGTTATATGCAGGTGCAGGTGGTAAATTAACTAAGACTGCTCCTACAGCAGGTAACACTAAGCATGTAGCTATCGCTGAAACAGCAGGAACTAATGCAGGAGATAAAATCCGTATCCGTCTTGTTGGCAACCTAGCTAACTAATTAAAAATAATAACTAATAATGGAGGTTAAATTAAATGTTAAATGAATATAAAATTTCTTTAGCTTACAGCCTTAAAGAAAATAAGGCATTAGCAGGCGAAGAACTAACTACTTTTATCAATGATTTCAAAGCTACTGCCGAAAACGAAGAAATCCGTAAGTCATTTGCGGCTAGCCTATCTGTACCTATCTTGAAAGCTGTTGCACCTATCTCAACTGTTCGTGAGATTTTTATGGTAGATACATTACCTGCGGGGTCACTAGCTGAATATCCAATTGATATGGACGATATCGAGACTGCGGTAGTAATGCCTCGTCTTGGCGCTATTCCTCAAAACTTAGTAGTTGGAGATAGCTTAATCGTTCCTACTTTTGAAGTAGCTAACTCTGTAGAATGGAAATTAGCTTTTGTTCGTGACGCTCGTTACAACATCGTTGAGCGTGCTCTTGAAAAATTAGCTGAATCTTTCGTTCGTGCAGAAGAAAAAGCAGGATGGGACACTATCCGTGGTGCTATTGATGCATCTAACACAATCGTACATAGTGAAACAACTCTTTCTCGTAAATTGTTCAACAAAATCATCACTGATATGAGAGCAGTTGGAGCAACTGAGCCAAATGTAATCTATGTATCTCCTCGTAGAGCATCACAAATTCGTGACTGGTCTGCTACTGATATTGATGATGTAACTCGCAGAGAGTTATTCAAGCAAGGTGGTATGGGTTCTGTATACGGAGTTAATATCGTTGAACTTCGTGGACTAGGCGACAATGAGTTATTCATGTTTGATACAACTAAGTTAGGTGTTATGCCTATCCGTACTGGTATGACTACTTATGACAAGCCTGATGCAATCAATCGTCTTCGTGCAGGCGTACTAGCTTGGGAAGAAATTGGGTTCGCTATCATTGATAAGCGTGCTATGCGTTACGCTACACTACCTGCATTAACTTAATTAATATAATATAATTGTACTATAAACTCACTGCCCCTCTAGCTAGGGGGGTGAGTTTTCTATTTAGAAAAGGAAAGGTGAATATAATGTTAGAAGGTAAAAATAAATTCATAATTAAAAATGTAGCAAAAGGTAGGATGATTCTGTCATCTCTATTGTTAGAAGACGGAGAAACTTTTGAAGTTAATCCAATTTTATTAACAGACGCAACAAAAAAAGAAATAGAATATTTTATTGCGACAGGTCAAATAGAGGTCTCTATTGCTGACGTAAAAGAGTCTAAGGAAGCTAAAAAAGAAATCAGCGACACCGTTGTTAAAGAAACAACTAAAAACGACAAAGGTGAAACTCGTAGCCATATTGTTTATGACCCTGAAACCGCAAGTAAAAACAGAGCTATTGCAGTTGAATCTATTGAAGTAGGTAAGGCAATAGAGACAGATGACAATAAAATAGACCTTGTTAACTTCCTAGAAAAACACTGGAAAACAATCGAAAGAGAGATAACTAATATCTCAAATATTGCAAGATTAGAAAAGCTACTTCTTGTTGCTGATGAATTAGGAATGAAAGGTAATAAAAAATACGAATTGATTAAAAACCGTATTAAAGAATTGAATTAGTACGCTAAGGAGTGATTTTAAATGGCAAATTTTTTCACGCTGACTCTTGATACAACTGGTCCTGCTAGTCCGTCTATATCCTTAGAATCAGGTGCTCAGTATGCTACACAGCAATTAATCAATGCCACAATTTCAACTAGTGATTCAATTACAACTAACTACCAAATGAAACTTTGGGGAGATATGGATTTATCATGGGCAAAGACAGCAGGACTAATTAACGGTGGTGCTACAACTACACTAGAAGCTGATGCAATATGGATTACATATGCGACAACTAAGCAAGTCCAATTATCATCAGGGGATGGAAATAAAACTATCTATCTTAAAATAAGAGATGATGTAAACAATGAATCTGCTCAACAATCAGATGCTATTATATTAGATATGACATTACCAACTGTTACAATTAGTGGTCCTGATGTTAGTAAGATTTCCAAACAAACTGGAAAGAATACATCATCATTTAGTTTTCAATCAGATGTTGCATTTGTTGAATACAAGATTAAGGTAGTATCAGCTAGTGGAGCAGACCAATCTACAGGAACTCTAATTCCTACTACAGCAGGGTCTACAAATATGTCAGCGACGGGTTCGTTCTCTGCTAACACACCTATTAACTGTACCATTAAAGGTGCTGACCTAGAATCTGCTAGTGCAGGAGATGGAAGTAAGATTATAAAAATTTTCGTTAAGGATGGAGCAGGAAACTGGTCATCTTAATAAGAAACAGAATAGTGCCCTGCTTGCAAAGATAGTAGGCAGGGTATCTAGTTAAAAAGGGAGGAGAGAAAGACAAATGGCAGGATTTTTTTTATTAGAGTTAGATACTACATCTCCTGATATAGTGATAAATGCACCAAATTACATAACTAAAGATACAGAAATGGAAATAGTAATAACTTCTGACGAAATACTGTCTGATGGTTTTCAAGACTTCTACATAATTGACCAGTACGGAAATAAACATAGTTATATATTTTCTTATGATTCAAATGAATATATCGGTAAGATGACATTATCTAATTTTGATAATGGATGGGTCACGTTCTATGCTAGGGTTAAAGATGAGGTAGACAACCTTTCAGTATTAGCCTCAAAAACAATACAAATAATTCCTTCTGTAAACTATTTAAGGTTAAGTATTGAAGACTCGATTTGTATTAATGAAATTGAGATGTCAGGTATCACCAAAGATACAGGGGTTAGCATATTAAAAACAGAAAACAATTTATCAATATCATCGGAGGCTAGAAATACAACTACCTCTAATGTTAACAGAGATATGAAAATAGATAGTAACTCTCGTATAAATAAAATAATGACGGAAGTGGTGAAGGAATAGTGGCAGAAGTTATTTATCAAGTCGGAAACACAATAAGATTAAAATGTGCTTTTAGAGATTTCGATGGATTACTTAAAAATCCTGACATAGTTAAAGTAAAAATATATGACCAATCATATAAACAACTTTCAGAATTTGTACTGAGTCAATCTAATAATAGTGATACAGGAAACTGGTTCTATGACTATGTGATACCTCTAGATGTTAGAGGGAAATTATATTATGAATGGTATGGAGAGATGGCAGGAAGCCCATCGTTAAAAAGAGATTCGTTTAAAGTAGCATTTATTTAGAGGAGGAAAGCATATGGCAGTAGGAGATATTAAAGCAGATTTACAAGCAATTGCCAATGGTGGAATGTTAGTTATTCAACCGCCAACAGGTGAAGAATGGGTTATTCATAATCTGTATTGGAGCCAATCGGTTACTGTACGTATCTGTAAAGGCGCAAATGTTATTGGATTTGACTCAGATTCTTCAACAGGAGCAAGGCTAGGTACGGTTTTTCATTTAACGAATACACAATACTTACAGATACTCAATAACTATGCAGGGAATAACAATATTGGTTATGATGGAGTACAAACAAAATGATTATACTAACAAATTGTAAACCATACCTAGAAGCTATGGGAATCTATTTAGAGCAAGTTGGAGCGGTTGATTTACTGTCAAGTAAACTAGCGGAACGCTTAACTCTTGATGGGTGGGAATATGATTTCTATGAAAGTAAATTAATTATTTATACAAATGAAACCGAAGTAGATATGTCAGATTTCGGGGGAGTTGTTAACAGATGACAGTTTTATGGGGTGATACAGGTAAAGTGTCAACAGGCACATTAAAAACTTTTACAATCAATACTCCTTCTGCGAGAGAAACTTATCTTAGTTCAAGTCCTGTCACATTATCAACATCGGAACCTGCTACTGCACAAGTGTCTTTTACAGTTGGAAATAATGATTTACCTACCCTTACTCCTAGTCCTGTATTTATGGGAAATGCTCCAATTATTCATGTTGCAGGGAAAGCTGTGACTGCATGCACACTAACATATAAAACTTTTATAAATGGAACGCAGATGGCTACAGGCACGAATGCAGTTACAGCAGGAAATAACTGGACTTATAGTTTTGTAAATACCCAAAGTGTGAATGCCCAAGTAGGTGATATTATTGAAGTAAAATTGTGGTCAACCCAAACAAACACTCAATTAGATTATTATGCTTTTACTATGTATCCCACAAAAGTTGCTCTAAGTAAACCGAATACAATTTTAAAAGACCTTACTTTTACAACTGATACAGTCATTACACATGCACTCACACAAGGAAGACAGCCAACACCTAATGCTAATGCCACCCAACAATGTGCTGTTTATGGTACAACAGGAATTGGTTTATCTATAGCTTCTGGTGGCACTATTACTATTCCTGCTGTTATGCAAATGGCTACATCAGTAGTTGCTCAAGGAGTTATCGGGGGACAATTTAATGTGTACTATGGGGATTCGGGGTTAAGGACGAGTGTAGGTTTTAGACAAAGCAGTTCTTCTCATCCCTACTATGAAAGAAATTCAATGCCCTCAACCATATCTTTTAGAGAAATAAGTCTATAAGGTAGGTGAAAATAGATGCCAATCACAGAACGAGGCAGATGGACTTCCTCTATATTAGATGAGCGTGGTAGAAGAATATTTAATGGATTGACAGAGACAGGGCAATTAGTATTTAACATTACTGGTGTCCCTGCTAACCCTACCTCCACTCCTAGTGTAACGGTCATCTCAGTTGACCATGTTAAAATAAGTAATAAATCAGGAATAGACAGAGCGATTGTTACTTTCAAGTTTGATACTGATGTAACTAGTTGGTCTGTAAATGTTATGGGTACAAGCCAAACAACAGGGACAATAGCAGAAAGTGGAGGTGCAGTAATGTCAGGAATAGGGATTACTGCTACCATAGACTATTCTGAATTATACCAAGAAGGAGGCAACAGGGTTAATATATATGGTCAAAACTCATTAGGTTGGACACCATACGAACAAGACCCTAGTGCTAGTTCTCAAATAGTTAAAGATGGGTTAATTGGATATTATCATGCTGACCAAGGTTGGTCGTCTAGTTCGTGGAGTAATATAGCTCCTTCATTCAACGGAAACTATAATGCAACCCCAACAGGTGCAGTTACTAAGGATGCAACTAAAGGAATTTATTTTAATGGAGAATCTAACCCTCCAAATCCACCTTTTTCTTTTATGGCAACAGCTAAAAACTATTATTCATTACCTGCTTTTAATACTGTTACTAGCGACATATTTGAAGTTGAAATGTATTTCCAAGCTCCTTTTGGCGGTACTGGTACTAGTATGCTACCTTTTGGTTATCAAGAATCCAATGGTTCATTTGGAATTGCTATAAAAGATAACGGAACACTAACAGATATGGATGGTGGAACATATACTACCTTGTCAGCTAATACGGTATACAAACTTAATTATGTGGGAAATAAAACCACTAATACAGAGAAGTTATATATAAACGATTCTGTTATATTTAACAGAGTTGCAACTGCAATATTGACTGATATAGATACTAGTGGACATGCAATAGATATTGGAAGTCTTAACTTTCCAGAAATGGGGCATTCGGCTCCATTTGCAGGATATATTAAGTCATTAAAAATATATAGTAGGGAGCTAACATCGTCAGAAAGGAACACAAATACCTCAAACGGTATCTCAGTAGGATTATAATGGAGGTGGTATATAATGGAAATGTTTGATGTAATAAATGTACTAAGAAGGAGAATTGGAGACACAGAAGAACCTTTTACTTTTACAGACGACCTTTTAATAGGATATATAGAGGATGCTGTCGCAAGTGTAGAAGTAGATTGGGAGAGAGGTTTCGAAGTCTCGTTTGGCGCTTTCAATGTAGTTCCTGATAAAAAAGATGCAAATCTATTCTGCGTCAAGGCTCATTACCTTATAAAGCTAAGAACCAAAGATAAGGCTGACAGAGACAATTTTAGAATGGTCAAGGGTAGACTAACCTTAGACAATACAAATCAGTCCACAGACCACAAAGACACCTTAGAATTAATAGATAAGGAGTACAAGAGACTTTTATATCGTGCTAAAAACGGTGGAAGAATAGACGGAGTAAGAATGGAGTGATTTAAGTGAATATACCTGAGTCTAATCTTAGAAATATGCTAAACTCCATAAGCGAACTTAATCATGTTTTAAATGAAATACTAAGACTATGTAAGGTAAGTGAAACTGATTGCCCTGATTGTGGTTATGACCCTATCAGAAAAGAGTCCACTGACCCTTACTGTGACACTTGTAATGGAAAGGGAAAGATTGTAACAGAAAGCTATTACGATATTCCTTCCTCAGTTGAAACAGCAGATGATTTTAGATTCGAATATGGAAACACAGGTAGACTGTTAGATGGCGAAATATTGGCAACTATTGACTCTAAGGAGATAAGCGAGATACTTAACATAGATAGTAAATATAATATGGATGAGCAACAAGATATTAAAAGTTTCCTAGACCAATATGAATATTTCCAATGGAAGGGCGGAAAATATGTTGTAAAAAGTTTCCAACCTGGGTATCTACAAGGAAATTTCTACGAAATAGGAATCACTCTTAAGTTGAAGGTGTGATAGCATGAAAGGCACTTTTACTAATATTGAAGAATTAGAGAAACACTTGTCTGCTAAGTTCAAAGGAATGTTGAAGAGTAAAGAATTGCAACAAGCAGGTAAAGAGGCAGGAAGGGCTATCGGTAGACATGTTGGTGATGCTGTTGTCGATGGTGGTAAGTCAGGATATGACTATGACCAATCAGGAGCATTTCACCAATTGATATCAGAAGAAGGAAAGCATGGAGATGTAGCACAGAAACAATCAAAGCTAACCATAGGAGTATTTGAGTTAAACAACATGAATATGGGAGTATTTTCTAGGCGTAACTTTCAAACACAGACCCATATAGTAGGAAGCAAAGGTAGAATTGTTGTATTTAGACTTAAACAAGAACAGCAATTGCCCAAATGGATACTAGCTGAATTTGGTAGTGGCAGGTATTCTCAACCTGTTCCATCTGAATTTAAAATTACTTACACAAAAAGAGATAAGCCCTACATGTATGGTCCTTCTGTTGGTCCTGTTGGAGGAGAAGGTGGAGGTAGTAAAAAAGGATATTTTATGGTAAATAATAAATCATTGCTAAATCTTTTAGGAGAAAATAGGGCAAAAGATTTATCTTCACATAGAGAGCACCCAGGAATTAAAGCAGGTCATGTATTCAGAGATGGGTTGGCAAGTTCGCAACAAGAAGTAGTAGAAATTCTTGGTCGTGGAGTACAAAGTTATTTGAATAATTAATAAGGAGGTGTTACATATGGAGAAAACTAGGTTGGTGGAGCTGTCATTATATCATAAACTACAGGATGCATTATCTAGGTATAGAGCCAAAGAAAGACCAAAGAGTGCAGATTTTAGTATATACAATCTTAAATATAATAGTGTACAGACTAAATCACCTGTTAATGTTTATGTTAATGGCTCACTAAAAGACATTTCCAATTATTCAATTGATTATATAAATGGAATTATATCATTTAATTCACAGTTAACATCAATGGATGTAGTCGAAGTAGATTATACATACTGCCCAATTAACATATATGACGAAAGCAGTAATCCTGAGAGTGATGATTTTAAGTATCCTGCCATAGCACTATATGAGATGAACAGAAAAGATGAAGCATATGAATTGGGAAATGCAAAAAAAGAGATGCATCCAACTTGGGTGGTTGAAGTGTGGGCTGAAAGAGGCGGAGAAAGAAACGACATAACCGATATGGTGGTCGATATGTTTGAAGAAGGAACTATGAATGTTGTAGATTACAATATAGGATTTCCAACTAACACTGACGGTAGTAAGAATGACAACTTTAATGAAGAAAATCAAATCATAGGCTATATGTATTGCGATAGCATAAATTACCGTAAAGGCGGAAGTTTAGATATAGGAGATAAACCAAAGTTTTTAACAGAAATATTTGCAGATTTAACTATTAACATATAATAGTATAGTCATTTAATTATAATAAAAAGGAGAGATTTAATAATGGCAAAAGCTAGTCGTGTAAGATATACTGGTACTGCACCATTTATTGACGATGCTCAAGCAAATCGTGTGCAAGCATTAGGTAGTTCTTCTCGTTTAACTACAGAAGACATGAAAGAACTAGGTACTTTGAATATTGTTGAAATTGTTGACGATGTACCTCAAGTTGATGTATCCGTTGATTCAAATGAAAATGGAACAAATGAACTATTGGGACTATTATCAAATAAAGGATATGGTTGTCAAGTAGAAGCAGTTCCTAGTGGTGGTGCGTTAGGCACTCTACAACTTAAAGTAAACCCAGGTCGTTACTATGCAAAAACTGGTCACTCAGTACTATTTGAAGGTGCTACTATTACTGCTAATGCAACAGGAAATCAGTTAGTTTACCTCAACCCTGTAGCATCAAGTGCAAACGCAAGTGCTAAGGTAGGTATTGCAAGTTCACTGCCTGCGGGAGCAATTCAAATTGCTAGTTTAACTCCAAGTGGAAGTATTGTTAAACAAGCCGATATTACTGATAGCAGACCATTTGCGTCTATTTCAGTAAATGATTTCGAATTAGCTAAGGCTGATATTTTCGTACCAGTTAAACAATCAGGTGACGGACTAAATGGCGCTATTGCTCGTACTATGTACATGGAGAGAGTGTTTGCTAATAACATTGACTTCTCATTCCAAGTTCAAGGCGTAGCAACTGCATCTTATCGTTTAGAAACTGACAACAAGCGTTGGTTCTTAAACAGCGCATCTCAAATGGTAGTTGACGAGTTTCTATCAACAGGCTCAGCTACTCATACATTAAGCAACACTCCATTTGCTTTAGCAAATGGTAATAAAATGCTTAAAGTAACTAAAAATGGTACTGTTCTAGTTGAGGGTACTGATTTTACTGTTTCAGGCACTACTTTAACTTTAACTCCTGCATCTGCATCAGGCGATTTAATTAAGGCTCGTTACACATCTGCAAACAATGGAAAATTCTTTGCTCCTGTTCCTGCCTTAGAAGACCCACACCCTGAAATCGCAGGCGGTATCAAAGAAGGTCAAATCGAACTTTACCTAGTAGATGCTAACGGAACTGTAGACGCTAACCGTACAACTCGTGTACAATCTGCTCGTATCTCTGTTCCATTACAGCGTGAGCCACTAGCTGAGTTAGGTTCTTTATATCCATATGACCGTCCATTAGCATTACCAGTTAATGTATCTGTATCTCTAGAACTTAAAGATTCAGACTTAGAACTAATGGCTCGTTTCGCAGGATATAGCAACTTAGCAAGTGCTAACGAAATTGCTCTTGACGATTTAGTTAAGAACAAGGGATTACTAGTTAAAATCTATCGTGAAACTGATGTTAAGCGTGCTAAATTAGCTACTGGACACCCTGATAAGTATGCGGTTAAAACTATCTATGTTAAAAACCTAATTCCACAATCAGAATCATGGGATGTTCGAGTTGATAGTGATGCTACTCAAAACTTTGAGTTCTTGGCTCACAACATTACAATCACTGACAAATACTTAAACGCTAACCAAGTATCGTAATATAATGGCACTAGTTCCTCTTTGGGGCTAGTGCATACGTTCTATATAAAAACTTAATATAGAAGGCTACAAATAGGTTTAAAGGATTAAGAAGGAAAGGAGTAGTGCTAATGAGCATTCATGAGGACAAAGAGCGACTCAATCGTGCAGTCTCTAAGAGTATTAAGAAAGTCTTTAAAGACTCTTTATCTCTGATGGAGATGGCGAACATTGAGCCTAAGCAATTTGCAAAAATCAGGAAGATGATTCTCAGGTCAGGAAATGATGAAATTCGTAAAATGTCAGAAGAACTCGAAAAATACGAAGTGAGCTATACACCTCGTTATGACGAGCAAATTGACTTTGATAATACGAATGACGAATAGCCTAATTGACCATGAGAGACATTTTCAAATAATGTCTCTTTTTTGTTTTTACATATCAATTAAAAGGAAGGTGCAAAGGAATGGCAGAGACTAAGAAAAAAGAAAGCCAAGAAATGTCCAACAAGGAAAAGCGTGAAAAGATGGTAGAGGTTCAAACTGGTAGGCGTGTATTTGATAGTGAAAAGTATGGATTGCTACAAATTCGCTACCCAAAGGTAGAAGAAAATCGTTTAGCTGATTGGGAATATTCAAAGGTATTCAACCAAGCATGTATGGACGATATTCCTACTAATCGTGAGATGGATGAATTAATTAAAAAGAAAAAATTATGGACTAGTAAAGACGATGATAGAATTGAAAAAATTCGTGGAGAAATTGACAAGCAACTAGTTATTTTATCTAAGATGGATACAGCAAAGAATATTGCTCCTATTGAGGCTAAGATTAATGAATTGCGTGACGAGATGTTTGGTCTACAGCAAGAGAAACAAAAGTATTTCAATAATACTGCTGAGGCAAAGGCTGACGAGTCTAAAATGTCATTTCTGATTCATAAGTGTACAGAATTTGCTGACACAGGAAAGCCTGTGTGGGCTACATATAAAGATTTTAAAGAAGAAGAGGACCAATCAACTGTTAACCTAATTGTATATCAATTCCTAACATTTATTAATGGTCTTCCTGCCGACTTCCTTGTTGACCCCTCTGAATTAGAAGAAGAAACAATTGAAGAAGAAAGTAGCGAGGAGTAATAAAACAATAGAGTCATACGATAGTGTCTAGACATATGATAATTCTTAATTGAATGTAGTGAGGGTAAGTAAGGTATCTCAATGTGCATAGGCAAGCACTTAATAACAAGCCTAATATATTAGTAACTACATTCAACCTTGCCCACATAAAAATCCTATGTTTCGCACTGTATGAATAAATATTGATTATGAAACAAACTTCAAAATCTTATCAATTGTCTTTTGGCTCAGAACGGGGTTCTAAGAGAAATAGCTAGAGGGCAAGGGGAAGTTGGAGCAGAATGGAGAGCAAGATGGAAAGCAAGTAAGGATACAGGTTCACCGTTGTTCGGTGGAATAGTAGCAGATTGGAATCCTTCTCAAGTAGCACTAGCTTACTGGTTCTCATTTTATGATAGTGTGTATGAGCACCATGAGAGACCTACTATGAAAATAATAAACAATGACGACCTACTAGATAAGTGGGTAGAAAATATGAGCAAAGAGGTCGAAAATAGAGCTAAGAAAAACAGCAAAGGAACAAACAATGTTCATAAAGGTGCACTGGAACACGAAGAAGTAATCATATTTGATGATGCGGACGATGATTACTACGAAGATGCTATGGGAGAAGACGGAACTGAATATGACTATGAATTTAGTGGTGTTGACTACGATTAGTAGTAAGGGGATTAGCTAGGGGGTTGGTTTATATAACTATCCCCCTATTCCTTTAAGAACGTATATTTTATGAGGAGGTATACTAATGGCTCAAGATAATTTTAAGTATATTATAAAAACGGAATTGCAGTTAAATACAGGTTCAATAAATAAACTATTGACACAGGTAAAAGAAGTAGACAAACAAATTAAGCAACACTTTGACAATAATAAGAACAATGGAATTAGAGTTCCATTATCAGTAAATGCTGATATTACTAAACTACAAGGTGAAGTAAAAAGAACAATAGATGGGTACAACAAAAGCCAAGCCCCACATATTAAAATTCCTGTTTCTGTAGACGAATCTAGTATTAGAAAACTACAGAGTCGTATTAGTGCGCTTAAAAATGAACTAAATAGTATATCTAATGACAAGAAGACAGTTAGTATTAATACCTCCCTCAATGTCGGTGCAGGAGAAAAAGCAAAAGTACAAAAAGAGGTTGGCGGTACTAAAGCAACAATGACAGTAGGCTTAAAGCTCAATGAGGCTGATATTAAAGCAGTTAAGACTCAAATTGAGTCTATTAAGGCTGAGGTAAAAGCTAGTGTTAGTGCAGTACAAGACCACACAAGAGGAATGAGAAGGTTTGGAGAGCAAAGAAACTCACAAACTGCTAATGGCGGTTCTCAACAGCAAAACAACAGAAGCAGGCAAACATCTATACAAGAGGCTAAAAGGGACTACTTTGATTCTTTCCAACAATACCAACAGAGGGCTAAGAATCTTAAAGAACAAATTAAAGGTGAGACAGAATTAAGTAGACTAAGGTCTGAATTAGAGAGAGCAAAAAAGAGTAAAACAAAAAGTGGCGATATGTATGGCTACAAAGAGGATGGTTCTAAGTTCAAAGTTGGTGCTAATGATTACAAGCAACAATTAATGAAAGAGATTAAAGAACAGGAAACTCTTGCTCGTCAATTAAAAAGAGCTATGCAAGCTACAGAAATAGCTAGACAAAAAATGAGTCAAGAAAGCTTCATGACTCCTCAAATCCAAAGGTCATTAACTAGAATTGCAAATAATCCCACTGGTCAACAAAAGGTTTCACAGCAAATTACTAAAGCTAATTATGAAAAACAAATGCGTGAAGCTGAACAGCAAAAAAGAGATATGGAGAGATTGCATTCTCATCTAGCTGATATGGGAAAGAGAACCTCATCATACTATGACCCTAATTTCGATGCTAAACAAGGAATCTCTAAAGCTAGCGCAAAAAGGGCTATGGATGAAAGAGTTGCTCAAGCTAAGCAAGTTCAAAAATTAAATGAACAGATGAGTAATACAGCTATGGGTAAAGCAACTAAGCTGAATGCAAATCACCCTGTTACACAACTTATAAACCAAATGCAACAAGCTATAAAACTACAAGAAAAACTAAGTTCTGTTCCTACTGGTAAAGTAAGCAACTTACCTAAAAATCACCATGTATCTCAACTATTATCTCAAATGGAACAGGCTAGAAAAATGCAGGAGAAATTAGATAGTACTCCTGTAGGCAAAGCTACAAAGCTGAATCCTAACCATCCAGTTTCTCAGCTTGTCAAGCAAATGGAACAGGCTAAAAATCTTGGAGAAAAACTAAGCAGTATTCCTACTGGTAAAGCTAGTAACTTGTCTAGAAATCATCCTGTCTCTCAACTTACTAGGCAGATTGAACAGGCGATAAAGTTACAAGAAAAATTAAATAATATGCCTATGGGTAAAGCTAGTAGTCTTCCTAAATTTCACCCTGCAAGAGAATTAGCTAGACAAAATGCAGAACAGCAAGCACGACAATCACTCAGTGCTAATGTTAATTCAGGAAATAATGGACTAACAGCAAGACAACAAAGGTCATCAGACTATAATCAGGGTATTATTCGTTACGGAGGCAGTAAGGAATACAGAGGTATTGACTTAGAAGCGCAATTAAGGAATCCAAATGTTAGCCTATCTGATAGTCTAGAAATCCTAAATAAACAGATTCATCCAAGAAATCAAGCTGAAGCTAAGGCAAACAAACAGAATTTCCAAAGAGCATACGCAATTAATTATCGTGATGACGAAGGACATATTCGCTCTGTTAGAACATTGACATATGAATATACTAGCCTTGGAGATAAAGTAGAGCGTGGAGATAGAAGTTTTAAAGCATTAGCAGGAAACATGCTACGAAATATTGGAGTTTACACATTGTTTACTAGTGGTTTCCGTATGATGTCACAAGCTATCGCTCAATCTATTCAAGATATGATTAACTTTGATGCTCAACTTGCTCAGGTAGGGATGATTACTCAAAATCTCAATACTGGTGCGGTAAGTAACACCTATAAGTCTTTTGGTAGAGGCTCAAATGAGATAAGAACAGCCATCCAAGAGAATGCATTTGATGTTGGTCAGAAATATGGAGTTAGCACTATGTCAACAGTATTACCTGTTGAATCTCAAGTTTTGGCGAGAACTAACCTAATTAAAGGTAAAGACGGTAAAATTGACCCTAAGATGCAAAAACAAATGGTCGATAAAATCATACAATATTCGGCAGTTTCAACAGGTGGCAATGCATCAGCAGAAGAAGTAAGTGCTATTTCTCAAGATGTTATGTCCCTATATCAAGCCATGTATACACAAGGCGAAACAAGCCATATGGGTAAAATTGATAGATTATTAGATTATATGGCTATAATGAAGGGTAAGGGTGTAAACACAAATGCTGTTGCTGATGCCATGTCAGAGCTAGCGCCTGATACTATTAAGAAAGGTATTGACCCTAAACTAGTAGCAGGTATGTTAGGTTCATATAATCTTAGTGATGTTGATGCTACTGGTGCTAATATGACTCAGATTGGTAAATTGTTTTTTGGTTCTTTAGCAAAACCAAACAATCCAACAGTTAAAAATGCACTTGATAAAATGGATATTGACCCAAGCAAAGAAGAATATAACACACCTAAGAAATTAGCTGATGCTGTGATGGCTAAGTTTCCAACTCTTCTACAAAAAGACCAAGCCGAAGTTGCAGAAGGATTGGCAGGTCTTACTGGTAAGTCTTCTGCTATGACACCAAAAATGACAAAGTTTTTAGAAGCTATATCGTCAGATTATGTTAATCAGTTTGATAAAGCAAATAAAGATACCCCAAATGCATTAGAAAAATCTTGGGATACTTTTTCAAATACACTAAAGAGAAACTTTATGGAACTTGGTGAACAAGTTAAAGAATTGGTTCAGCAATTAGCAAGACTTGGACTTATGGATGCTATAGGTTTAGTTGTGAAAGGATTAACTCTATTCGTTAGTTCTATCAACGGAGTCCTAGGTGTTGTGCAAAAACTAAGTGATGTGTTCAGTGATAATTTGCCTATCTTTGCAAACCTACCTAAAATGGCTATGGAACTAGCAGGATTAATGCTTGCATTTAAAGGTTTAACTACTGTAGTCAACAAACTAACTCCAGGAGTAGGCTCAGCAATAGGAGATTGGTTGCAAAGCAAAACTGGTCGTAGAGCAGGATTCAAACAGATTGCAGGCACAGTTGGAGGCACAGTAATATCAGGTGCTCCAATTCCAATATCTACATCTAGAGTTGCTCCTAAAGTTGCAACTACGGTTGCTCAAAATGGTGCTATTATTGCTAGTAATATGCTACCAATGATTCCTGTAGGAACTACTAATAGTAGAAAAGTAAATAGTATTCCTGTATTAGGAGGAACACCTCACCCAAGAGTTATGAACCCTAACAATGCTATCATGGCTACAAATATTTTAGGTAGCATGCCTATATTAGGCGGAACACCTCACCCAAGAGTTATGCCAGTTGGTTCTAGAGATGTAAGTACTTTCTATGGAAGATATGGTGCTCAAGGAATATTTAGAAGCAATCGTATAGCTATGCAACAAGGTCTCAGAGAACTCGAAGACGGTCCTATGCCTAGCAGAGGAACCATTATTCGTGGAAATATATCAAATGCTAGTAGAAGTGTAGCTAGTGGCGGAAGAAAGGCTATTGGTAGTGTAGGTAATTTTATTGGTGATGCTTTAATGATAGCATCATTTAGAAATGGTGGCATGAGGAGAGCAGGAGCAGGAGTAGCTGAAAGAAGTGGCGGTGCTTTAAAAGCGTTTGGTGAATGGTTCAAGAAAATGGGTCCTTCTTTTTATCGTTTTGGGTTGATACTGTCAAGATTATTTGTTATAGGTAGTGCATTAGCAACTGCTTGGTGGGTTGTTAATAAAGTAATTGATAATGCAAAAAAGAAAGCTGACTCAGATTACAAAACACAAAACAAAAATCTTCAAGAAAATTCCAAGGCTATGTTAGGCGATAAAGAAATATCTAAAAAGAAGAACACTGAGATTGACCATTTTATACTAGACAACATTCAGTTCATGAAAGAAAGCAAAAATGCGTCAATTATGGGAACTGATATGAGCACTAAGGCTATTGAAAGGAACAAAAGAATTTCCGAAGGTAGAAAAAAATTCCAAGACGAGTATGGATTAAAATTTTATTCAAAAGGCAGTGGCGAAGACAAAGAAGACTTTGTAAAGTATCATCTTCTTGGTAAAGATGGAAAAATGTCCAAGAAGGAATACACAGCAAAGCTAGGCGACAAAGAGCAAATGGATAAATTTAATGCATATAGAGAAAATGGTTTTAGGGATGAATCATTAGAAATTAAAAACCAATGGGAGACCAATCTTAACTATGTCTTAGAGTATAACGACGAACTACTTAAGACACAAGAAATTACAAAAGAGATTGGTAGAGCTATGAAACTCCTAGGATTTAATATTGAAAATATTGATGCTAAATTCTTCGGTGTTGATTCAATTGCCTCTCTAAAAGAAAAAATTAATGCAACTCAACAAAGTCTAGGTGGAATTTCTGACGAAAGAGCAAAAATGCTAGATAGAAAAAATGCAGTTGAGGCTAATGTTGGTTCAATTAAGAATGACATGTCGAAATACATAGACACAGCAATGAAAAATGGCATTACTCAAAAGCAAATTGATGAAGTTAACCTAGAATACTTGAAAGCTAAAGAATCAGGCAAGACAGATGAATTTTTAGATAATTATCAAGCACCTTCTGATGCAGATATCGAAAGATGGAAGAAACCAAAACCTAAAAAAGGAGAAAAAGGTGACGGTTTAGGATTAACTGACGAACAAGTTCAAACAAAGATGAATGAGGCATATATATTAAAGGGCATAGCTGAATTTGTTATGAAGCTAGCAGGTGGTACTGATGCGTTGGATAGTCTTACTGATATTAGCTTACAACAAGAGCAGGCATACAGACAGCAAGAATATGCAATTAAACAATATACTGCACAACTATTAGTGGCATCTAGTGGCATTGGAATTATGGAGGCTCAGATATCTAAGATAAATAGTGCTGTTGGTACAGGTAGAGCTATGGTACAAATGGCTGAACCTAATTCAAAAGAACAAATCGGTGCTCAAAGTAGCATGATTAAAGTATCATCCGAATTGCTAAAGGGATATAGAGCAGAGCTTAGCTCTGTTACTAGTAAAATGAATAGCATAGCATCACAAAACCCAGGTCAAGACTTCTCGTTAAACTATCTGTATAATCCAGGTGAAGAAGGATTAACTGCACAACAATCTGCATATAAAGAACTTTTGGAAAAACAAACATCAATTCAAGATAGCGTATCATCAACTACAGTAGATGTATACGAGCAAGCACAACAACTAAAAGAAATGGTGTTAAATTCTGATAAGTATGCTGATGTATGGGAAAGAGTTCAAAATAGAACTCAGCTAGTTAAGGATGCTAATAAAGAAATATTCAATATGAAGAATGACATGGCAATGGTTGATTCACTATCTCAAGTGAGAAGTGCTGTTACTGGTCAAGGTGTAAACGAAATCAGACAAAGCAAACTAGAGTCAATTCGTGATAGAGGTTTAGATAACTACGAGCAATTAATGTCAGCATTAAATACATATGGTGATGATGCAGATAAGTTAAATGAGGCTTATAACGAAATCAATAAGACAATGGGAACTGAGTTTGACAAAGCCTTTATTAGTCCACTTAAAGACTTAATCAAGAATGATTTCACTGAGGCAGGAGATAAGATTCTAAAAGGTGCAGACTCTCTAAATACTGTATTAGGAAATTGGGCACAATTCGCTATGGAATCCGCATCAAATCCTGATTCTATCTCAGGTCAAACTGAGGCATTTAACAACGCTATGAAAATACCTTCATATAATGGCAGTGGTGTTACTAAAGACTCTCCAATGGATAAAAAGATAGATGCATATCTAGAACAGATGGGTTACAAAAAAGGAACAGCAGGATATGTGAATGCTAGAAAGCAACTAGTAATGTCAATGTCTAGTAAAGAATTAGAGACTACTGTAAATAATGGTCTTACTGAAACATCTAACAATGCATCTGTTTCTGAATATTCTAAGACTATTGATGGTAAACTAGGAGGTAAGCTAGCAGGATACGGAAATACCTTTACTAAATATGGAGCACAATATGGCATTGACCCTAGATTGCTAGCCGCAATTGCTATGCATGAAACTGGAAATGGTACCTCTAAGGCAGTAAGAGATAGAAATAATGTTGGCGGAATCATGGGTAGTAATGGTCTTAAAAACTTCGCATCTCTAGATGAAGGGATAGAGGCATTAGCTAGTTTATTGAAAAGACTATACTTTGACCAAGGATTGAATACTATTCCTGAAATTCAAAGGAAGTATGCACCATCTGGTGCAGATAATGACCCTAATGGTCTAAACAACTACTGGCAAAGTGGAGTATCTAAATATTATTCAGGTATGACAGGTATTTCTCAAGATGCCTTACTTGGTGGTCAATCAATTAATGCAGGCTCAGGTAAAGGAGGTAGTACAGCAGTAAGCAGTAGTCGTGGCACTGTCAGAAGAGGTTCAAAAGGCGACGATGTTAAAGCATTGCAAAAAGCACTTGGTATTTCTGCTGATGGAATATTCGGCTCAGGAACAGAGAAAGCTGTAAAGAAATATCAAAAGAGTCATGGTTTAGATGCCGATGGAATAGTTGGAAATAAAACTTGGAGTTCACTAGGACTATCAAGCACATCATCAACATCATCTAAATCAAGTTCTGGAAATCCTCTATCTATGTTAGCAGGAATGGTTGGAAAATCTCCATCTCAAGGAGGTTTGACTTATGTGTGGGGTGGTGGTCACGACTCAGGTGACTGGGATAGTTTTATAAAGAAAGCTAAGGCTGATTGTTCAGGTTTCGTACAACATTTCTTTAGAGAATTTGGAAAATACGAACTAGGAACAGGCTCATCAAACATGATGTGGAATGACAATAAAGGTAAGAAGGTTAGCAAATCCGAACTAAAAGAAGGAGATTTAATATATTTCGGTAGTGGCGGAAAAGTAACTCATGTTGGTATGTATGCAGGAGATGGCAAGATGTACAACATGACTTCAAGTGGACAGCCACTTAAGTTGACTAGTGTAAATGCTCATAAAGATTATGTTGGAGCAAAAAGATATGATGGTGTATATGAAAATATAACTGCTAACGGAACTACTAGCATAACTAAGGGTGAAGCTAGCCATCTTGACATAGTGAAAGCTATGATAGGAAGTTTCATTGAATCTATGCAAGCGGAGGCAGATTTAAAAAATCCACAATTTCTAAAAGATGCATACTACAAAGATGCCAACATGACTTATGGTGCAGGAAATATCAGAGACCCACTAGGTACATCAGGTAGAACAGCAGTTGCAGATAGGGTTATACAGGAGAGAGAGACTGTCTACCAAAAAAGATATGAAACTGTAGAACAATTAAAGCAACTAGGAACTGCTCGTAAAAGTAATGTAGAATTAGCTAACAAGGCTTTGAAGGCAGGTAACAAAGATGAATACAAAGAGTATAGTAATGCTGTAAAAGCTATCGACAAGTTGGTTGAGACACTCACTGAGACTAACAAGAAATTGGGTGAGTGGGATAAAGAACTAAATACAAAGCAACTCGCAGACCCTAGAATAAACAGTGTTAATGGTATTAACTACATCAGAGGCGGATATGACAAGTTAAGAAGCTTATCAGGCGAAGCAGGCTCACCTGAATATATGCGTGTTGCTAATGAACTCAACGAGATGAATAGCACTTATATGACTAAGCGTAATAAGGCTAATATTCTTGGTCAAGTATGGCAAAATTCAGGAGTAGGAACAGGTGGATATATATCTGCTAAGCGTTCAGCAGACCAAGAAGATATTAATATCTTGTTCCAAAAAATGTCTCAAATTAATGGTGTGTTAAATGATTTTGCAGAGGGAACTAAGGCTTGGTATACAGTTCTTGAAGAGGCAGTAGCAGTTCAAGAGGAACTAAGAGCCTTAGAGGAGAAAAGATTAGCAAACGCTCAGTCTATGTTTGAATTGACAGGAAAAGGTCTTGATGGATATATCCAACAAAAGGCTTACACAACAAGTTCAGACAGAAAACGAGCAAAAGACAATCTTAGTATTGCAAAATCTAAGCTCAACAGCGGTGAAATGGGCGATACTTATAGGACTCAAATAGGTGGTAGCTATTCACAGAAAGACGCTGAAAAGATTAAAGATAAATTACATGATAAGTACGGTGTCGAAGCATCATTGATTTATGATAAAAAAACTAAAAAGTATACCGTTACTACTGAAAGTAATCTGTCTAAGGAAAAGTCAGAAGAGATTCAAAAAGGCATAGTTAAAGATAAGGTTGGTGTTAAATCTGCATCTTCCAAGAAAGTCGCAGATGGTGGTAAGATGGATGCTAATGAAGAACTAGCCACTCTTCAAATCATCGCAGGATTGCAAGACCAACTTATGTCAGGAATAGAAGAGTATCGTTCTGCTGTAGTTGGAGCATTCAAAGCAGGAGCCTTGACTCTAGATGAATACTTGGAAAAGATGAATGACCTTCGTGATGTTCAGAATGAGGCTAGAGAAAACGCCATACAATTGGTCGATACACTATCATCAGGAATACAAGAGGCGTTTGCTAATGCATTATCAGGTGGTATGCAAGGTAATATGGATTCTGCACAAGCATTTATTGATAGCGTAAAACAATCAATAGCTAGCGCAATTTCTTCTTCATTAGCTAGTTCACTACTTAACAATACTGGTCTTCTAGATTTAGTTAATGGTTTTATTTCTAAGGTTACAAAAGCGGCTACTACTGGAAATCCAGACGACATTGCTAATATGTTCAACAACGAGGATTTTGGAACAGAGCTACAAAATATGCTAGCACCATTCCTACCATTAATCGAGGAAATAGTAGCGTCTACTGAAGGCATGTTCAATATCATGAAGGACCAAACATTTAATGCTCCTGAAGGATACAAGATTGACCAAGAGTTATACAAGGTATCTAAGGGTAAAGGTGTTAAAGATTGGGACCCAACTGGTAAAAATGGAGCAGGCTCACCTGACGCACCTACTAGTGGTGGTGGTACAGTTACAACCCCACCTCAAAAAGATAAGCCTAGTGGTCCTCCTAGTGGAACATCAGGAAAAGGAGCAACAGGTTCACCACCAGGTAGTACAGCTCCAGGTGGCACAGGAGCACCTAGCACAGGTAGTACTACCACAACACCTAAACCTGATTCCACTAAGGTTAATACTCCAAAGGCTCCATCAAAAGGTGGTTCATCGGGTCATAAACACGGAACAGTGAATAAAGGAGACACAGGTGCAGATGTTAAGGAAATCCAAAAAGCTGTAGGAGTTCCTCAAGATGGCATATTCGGTCCTAAAACAGAGTCGGCTGTAAAAGCGTTCCAAAAGAAACATGGATTGACAGCAGATGGGATAGTTGGTCCTAAGACATGGGCAGAAATACACAAGACTCAATCAAGTTCTAATGATAAAGGCAAGAAAGATGACAATAAGGACGATAAGAAGACAACCTATAAAACAACTAAGACAGCATTGAATTTCCGTTCAAGTGCCAAAACAGGAAACAATGTAATAAGCGTTCTACCTAAAGGTACAAAAGTAGAATACTTAGGAGTTAAAGACGGTTGGGCACATGTCAAGTACAAAGGCAAAACTGGTTATGTAGGTAAGAGTTATATTTATCATAACGGTGGTATCGCAGGAATGATGAACTTCTCTAGTCCTAACAGACTTAAGCCTGACGAAATAAATGCAGTACTTAGACAAGGTGAAAAAGTTTTCACAGATAAACAGGTAACATCACTAGTTGGTGGAAATAGCCAAACAAACAATAGCAGTGGTGGAGATATTAATTTTAATATCACTGTTCATGTTGAAGGTGGTCAAAATTCAGGGGCATTGCAAGCTAGTGTTGAGACAGCAGTTAAAAAAGCAATTGAAGGGGTTAAAAGAGACCAAAGGTTTACTAATCTCACATGGAAAGGAACTTCCTACTAATAGTAGGGGGTTTCCTCCATACGTTGAAAAATTAGAAAGGGTGACAAAGATGGCAGATAGATGGAAACTTGGCAATTATACTTTTACAATTAATCCAAACACATATGGAGAGCAAGTGTCCTTAGTTGGAGATACTGTTGTCACATTAGACGGTACAGTAATCATACAACCAACAACTACCACAGAAGAATATAATTTATCGTCAATTTTTTATCAAAACAGACCAAGAGTTGTATCTCAAGTATCTATGCCTAATCTTAGTGGGATAAAATTTGTAAGTGGAAAATATTATGTTTTGAATAATACTACTAAAAAAGTTGATGTCTATAATTCAAATCTATCATTATCTAAATCAATAACAATAACAGCAACTCCAAACGGTGAGAATTTTGTAGCATTTGACGTAGAGTTAGACGAAACTCTTTGGGTTGTGCAATCATCTACAGATGATATTGTTTGGAAGGTTGCAGGAGGTACTGGAACTGTTACAAAAGCAACATTCAACCCAGGTAGAGGCTTGGATATAACAGGAATAAAATATAATAATGGCTCTATGTGGATTGTATCTGGTACTACAATATACAACACTAATACTAGTCTTAGTATATTAAAAACACTTACATTGCCTTATATATCCCCTGCTAATCTAGCATATAGGGGAATGGAAATAGTTAATGGATACTTAGTGGTTTCATTCGTTGGCAATACGGAAAGCGGTGTTTATCATATTGACATGAATAGTGGATTCATATGTAATTCATTTGCGCTTCCTGATTACAGTCAGATAGTAGATGTTACATATGATGGGAATAGCTTCATATTTGCGACATTCAACACAAATCAACTTATATATACAAATGGAAATACATTGATGCTTGACTTGTACTCTCTAGAAAAAGAAATCAAAACAAAAGGATTTATTGATATGATAGATGATATGGGAATAAAAAGAAGAATTGCTATTTCTGATTATAATATCGAGAGATTAGAAGGAAGTCTAGCTAAATACAGTGTTGACATACAAGCGACCAAAGTTAATAGGGGTGTTGTGTAATGAAATGGAACTTAGGTGGTTATGATGTTAAATATAACCCTAAAGAGAATGGAAAATCGTGGAATGCTCAAAATCAAATAACAATCAATATGAATGGTGAAGTATCCAATCCAAATTTAAACTACAATGGAACTCAAAAATTTACCATAGATATTTACGACAAGCCAACATATGCAAATAATACAGCGAATATCAACGGAGCATATATCGCAATATCTGAAAAAAGGACCACTGAAAGAATGTTCCTTTTGAAAAGCACTAATGCTTTTGATGTAAAAAGTAAAGATGGCGTAACAACATATGGAACATACACAATTACAGGAACAGCATCAGTAGTTCTTCCACCTACAAATCCAACCTCTATGATTCATATTGATACCGAAGTAGCATTTATTTATAAGGAGTCTACAAAATCTACGATAGTGATAACTGACGAAAATGGTGTAGCAAATCGTAAATATATATATAGCACAGATGATATAGCATCAGCAGAGCATATATCATGGGACAATGGCAGTAGTTTATATATGCTTAATCCATACGGTAAAATATATACTGTTGATAAAACAACAGGAACATATACATTTTTATATCAATTTGATGACTATAGTTACAATTCATCACTCACAAAGAAAAAATACACAGGAATTATACATATCAAAAAAGCAGGAAAATATTACATAGGCGTGCTTCAAGATAAGTCAGACATTGTATTCTTAGATAAGATTACGCTAGAAATAGTTTGTAAGACAGAAACAAGAAAATCAAATATAGTGAATCTATGCTACAGTGATTATAGTGATAACTTCTTTATGCTATTAGGTCAAAAGGTTCTGCAATTCTATCCTAACACAGCTAGAATAGATGTCGAATATCTTAAAAGTATAATTGCAAATGGTCAGATAACAATATATGACGAAATGAACATACCTTCTGTATTATCTGTGAAAGACATGTCTGTATTAAGAAAGAGAAATACAAACGAGGCTATGTACGAAGTGTCTATAAATGCTGACATTGCGTATACCAATATAGGATTTAGTGATACATGGGGAAATTTATAGGTGGTGAAAAATAATGATAACAGCATCTACTGACTTTGTTAATGCGATAAATGGTACAAATAGAAAATACGATATAATGGTTAAGTTTTACAGGAACACAAGTGGTCTTGAAAATACTCCAATAGATATTTCTGATAGGATTATTTCGTACTCTTGTAATTATGATTTTGATAGCAGAAGTGGAAGGTTGAATCTGGAAATTGACAACTATGACTATCAGCTTTCTCCACTAAATAGAGCCAGTTCTTACAACCTAGTTTCAGGTGTGTATAACCCTCTTTTTGACTCAAACCATAGAATTGAATTATATGAAGGTGTTCTTATAAATGGAGCTTTTACATATGTTAAGAAATTTGTAGGATACATGGGTGATGAAATAAGTGCAAGTTCAGAGCCAACAATATCAATTTCTTGTAGAGACAAATCAAAGCTATTACAAGATAAATATATTTTTCAAGGTCCAAAATATAGTCAAATGATAGTTGAAGATATAATACAGGATTTACTGGACGAATTTGCGCCAACTCACAAGATAACTCTACAAGTATTAGACCCGACATTATATATGGTAGGGACACCTGATAGTGGATATACTCCGAAAGATACTAATCTATGGGACGCTATCCAGTTGCTAGCTGACACTGCTATGCAAGAACTCAGATTTATGGAAGACGGTTCTCTTGTTATGAGAAAAATAGTTAGGGATTTTAGTCAAGAACCTACTGATTTAGTGTTAGGAATGTCTAATTTAATATCGGACTCTATGGAATTAAGTGATTCAGATGTACGAAACTATATTGTTGTAAAAGTTCAAGGATTCGACCCAATAACAAAAACTGATGACGAATCAATAGCTAAGTATGGACCGAGATACATGGAAGTACAAAGGTCAATGTCTGATTTAATTACAGATGTTTCACAAGCACATGAATTAGCCGAAGGAATACTGAGGGATTTGAGGTTTGCATATCCAACTGAAACTGCCGAGATACCATTCCATCCATTAGTTCAGGTAGGAGACATTGTTGAGATTACGAATCCTAGATTAGGTACAAATCCGACTAATGATATTTTTAAAGTATTATCAGTAAATAATGATTATAGTAAAGACAGAAAAAGAACAACATTGCAGTTGCAAGGTTATGACATATTTTTATCAACACCTGATATTGCACCAAATGCTCCGACAGGATTATCCTCATTAATACAATCTAGGACTATACAAAACTATGTTAATTCAGGGTGGGTAGGATACGAGAAAACTATAAGTTTTCCTATGGCAAAATGGACACCACCATCACAAAATGCTAGTGGCAATGTATTAGATAATAACTTTGGAGGCTATGTAATAGAGAGAGCACATCAATTAAATAAATCAGGAAATATAGTGGCTACTTGGAGTTGGGGAACAATTGCTTCTATTCCATCGTACATAAGTTCACTTAATAAGAAAGTAGATTATTTTTATGACTATTCAGCTAGTTCGGTGATAGATAATTATAAAAAAGCAGGGTATAGTGGTAATACAGTAACATTAAAATATAGGCTTAAAGCGATAGGAAAGAAAGGTTCAAAATCACCAGTATCCTCAGAAATGTCGGTTGCGATACCAGTGCCAATCAGGAAAGATGCAAGCGGTAATGTCTTGCCATAGCAGAGAAAGGAGTTAGCAAATGGGTTACTTTAACAAGAGATTTTTAAAATATGAAACAAATGCAAGTGACAATAATTATCTTGATTATGGTGAAGTAGTTCAAGTAATTACTGACAGACTAATCAATGTAAATATGGGCGGTAGCGGATTTATACTAGAGGCGGTTGGAATAGAAGGAAACTACATTCCTAGAGTCGGTGATTGGGTTACTGTTGAGTGGAGCAATGGAAGTCCAATAGCTAGAGGTGGTAGTAATATAAATGGTGGCTTAAAAGAGCCAAATGCCCCTATTATTATTTCTACTGATGATTTAGCAGATGGGACGATTAACTCTGACCATATCAGGACGAATACAATAGAGGCTAGGCATATTTCAGCGTATTCTATTCAGGCTGAGCATATTTCTGCAAACTCCATTACTTCTGATAAAATAAGTGCGAATGCTATTCAAACACAGCATATTAGTTCGAATACTATTACAGCAACACAAATTCAGGCAGGTGCAATTAATGCAGTGTCAATAACTGCAAATGCTATAAATGCTACACATATTACAGCAAATGCTATCAATTCTGTACATATTAATGCAAATGCAATTCAAGTACAACATCTATCTGCAAATTCTGTACAGACAAATCAGATTTCTGCTAATAGTATTGATGCTACTAAAATTAAAGCAGACGCTATAAATGCTACACATATTTCTGCAAACAGTATTACCTCTAGTGAGATTTCAGCAAACGCTATTACTGCAACTCATATTACTGCTAACGCTATTACAACTCAGCACCTTTCTGCTAATAGTATAACTGGTGAAAAGATACAGGCTAATCAAGTCTCGGCTAACCATATCACTGCAAATGCTATTAACGCTACGCATATTACCGCAAATGCTATTAATGCTCAACATATTACAGCAAACAGTATTTCAGCTAACCATATCACCGCAAACGCAATCAGAACTGAACATATATCAGCTAACTCAGTTCAGGCAGGTCATATCTCTTCTAATAGCATTCAAACTGGTCATATTTCTGCTAATACTATCAACTCAGGTCATATACAGGCAGGTGTCATTAATGCTACGCATATTACTGCGAACGCTATAACTTCTCAACATATTTCATCTAATACTATTCAAGGTCAACATATTAGTTCAAATAGTATAACTGGAAATCATATTGTTGCAGGTACAATTCAAAGCAGTCATATATCATCTAATAGTATAAATGCAGGACATATTACAGCTAACGCTATCAATGCTACACATATTACTGCGAACGCTATCAATGCACAACATATAACAGCAAATGCAATTCGAACTCAACATTTGTCTGCTAATAGTATATACGGAGATAAGATTTCTGCTAATCAGATTTCTGCTAATCACATTACCGCAAATGCGATTAATGCTAACCATATCACTGCAAATGCTATTCAAGCACAACATATATCGGCTAATAGTATTCAGACACAGCACATTTCTTCAAATAGTATTACTGGAGATAAGATTTCGGGCGGAACAATTACTGGTGATAAAATTTCAGGAGGAGCAATTGATACAGACCATTTAACAGTTGGAACTAGAAAAGAAGGTTTGTTAGGTCAATACTACACATATACAGGTAGTAGTACTAATAAGTTTCAAACTTATAAAGGGCATCAAATTGACCCAACAGTTAACTTTAGTTGGGGAACTGGCTCTCCTACAATTGTAGGTCAAAATGACAATTTTGCTGTTAGATGGCAAGGTTTTATATATGCGCCTGAAAGTGGAACCTATTCATTCCATTTAACTGCTGATGACTTAGGAAAAATAGTTGTAAATAACACTGTAGTTGTAAATATTCCTAGTTACACTGGCGTTGAAACAACAGGAACTATCTCATTAACACAGGGTCAATGGTATCCAATACTTATTGAAGCGGTAGAGGGAACAGGTGGAGCAACAGCAATAGTAAAATGGACAAAGCCATCATTGGTTAAGGAAGTCGTTCCTTCTAAGTATTATACACAGGGTAACACAGTTATCGACGGTGCAACGATTACCACAGCAAGCATAACTGCGTCTAGTATGCAAGTAGGAACAATTACTGCTCAGTCAGGTATTCTTGCTGATGCATCAATCACAACTGCTACAATTAAAGATGGTATTATTACATCAGCAAAGATTGGAACAGGTGAAATTAAAACAGCTAATATTGCTAGCGGTAATATTACTAATGCTCTGATAGCTGATGCCACAATTCAATATGCCAAGATTGCAAGTGTAAATGCGGACACTATAACGGTTGGTAGACTAAATGGACAGCTTATCTCAGGTGGAACAATTACTGGCGATAAGATTTCAGGTAACTCAATTACTGGTGATAAAATTGTAGCTAACAGCATTGATTCTTTGCAAATTAAGTCAGGTGCTATAACTACAACTGAGTTAGCAGGTCAAAGTATCACAGCAGACAAGATTCAATCAGGTGCTATTACATCAGATTCCATTCGTGCAGGTTCAATTACAGCAGACCACATCTCAACCATTGGGTTAGATGCTCAAGTTATGCAAGTGTATAATAGCCAAACAGGTGAGACTTTGATTGGTGGCGGATACTTAAGAGTAGATGGATTGGATGCAGGTGTTATTCAATCAGATAATCTATTGAAGAACGGTCTATTTTTAGCATCATCTTCTGATTATGGATTTAAGAGAGAGAATCCAAGTGGAGAGGCTTTACTAGGTAATACTGCAACTGGAATAGGAGCACACCAAGTATGGAAGATTGATTTAACAACTGGTGTTAAAGTAAAAGCAATTGATATTCCTGCTAAAAAACCTGTTGATATTGCTATTCACCCTACTGGTAACTTTGCGTATATCACTGTTCAAGGTGATGATACTATGGTTCAGTTGGACTTAGTACAAGATGTTTTAACAACTAATACTAAGAAAATGGGTATGGGTCCTGCTAGAATTAAATTTGTTGGGGAGGAATTAGCGGACCACAAGCACTTATTCGTATTGAATAGTGACCCAATGGATATGAATGTTCCTGACTCATTTATCGTTGTAGATTCACCTCCAAGTTCAGTAAATGGAGATTTATACATTCATCATAAAATTCCTCTAGGTAACGAACCATATGACCTTGTTTTAGATAGCAACTTGTTTACATATATAACTATGGCAGGTGACGGAGATGTATTAGTAATTGATACATCAGCACACGACTCTCATTTATGGAAGGTAAAAGGAAGAATACCTATCTCAGCCTACGGAACAGATAATGCTCATGGCGGTCTAGACGCTATGTTCGGATTAAACGAAGTAACAGGTGGAGATGCGAGTAGTCAGTATAATGCAAGTGAATCAGGTCAAATGAGTATGTCTATGAGTCATAGTCATGGTGGATACGGAGATTCCGACGGTTCGCTTAAAAAGTACAGACCACATGGTATTGAAAAAAGCACAGATGCCGACACATTGTATGTGATTGATAATGAAAATGGCGAATTGGTTGTTATTGATAAAACTGGCACTGCACCATACAACGCACTAACTGGTCGTGACACATCTGCTGAAAGTCCTATTGGGGATGGTATGGAAACTGACGGTGGGGGTCCAAGAACAACATATGTAAGGTATCGTATTCCAGTAGGAGATTCTCCTGACTTCGTTAGATTGATAAATGGTAAACTATTCATTTCTCTAGGCGGTTCAAATAGTATTTCTGTAATTGACGAACAACAGATTTTAGATGAAATTCAAGCTGACAGAGATTACTATGGTGCTTTCCTAGGTGAGTCGGTATACGAAAACTGGAATCCATTCGAACCAATGAGAACAACGAATACATTTACAGTAAGAACGATAAAAAATGTTGGTTCTAAGCCATCATTTATGAATGTAGTAGGTGGAAACCTATATGTAACACTTGGCGGACAAAATCAAATAGTGAAAATAAATCCTACAACAGAGACAGTTACAATGACTATCAATGTTGGTACTAACCCTAAAGGATTCGATTTCACTCCTGATGGAAGATATATGTATGTAGCTAACTACGGTGGTTCAGGTGACCTATCATTTATTTATCCAACTGGTTCTTATATTGGAGACCCATTCATGGGACTTGAGGGTGGAATCCTATATCAAGGTGCTGACGGTTGGACACCTGATAGAAGTGATTGGATATATGATGCAAGTGGAAACATAAGGTCAAAATCGGCTGTGGAGTTTCATGTTAACGAACCACTTCTAAACGAAGGCGGATACTCAAAATTAACCACATATGGATACGACTATCAGTATGCACAGATTGAGCAAGATATTACGAATATAACTAACTATTCAAACGGTAATAACTTGATAAGTACTGTTGGCGAAAGGCTTTATACAGTAGGAACAGGAAATACGATATTTAGACCAAAAGCAGGAGAATGGTTAAATAGTCCTGCTCCAAGTAATATTAAAATTGGTCAACTAGTATCAGGAAGCACTGTTCGTACAAGTGCAAGTGCAAATACATACACAATCTACTATTCTCCTGATTCTAGAATTGAGTTTTCTGCTAACGCTATTCCGTCAGGCGGTTGGGTAGAGGCAGATTATACAGCTAGAAATAATATATATTTCAAGACTCATAATGCGTCTACGCTAGTTGCTATTGATAACGGTTCATCACCAAACTTCAATGTGACCTATGAAGTTGATGAATTTGTTCCTAAGTTTGTTGTCGCAGACAACCAACAGACAGCACCGTTCACTCCTTCTGCTAATGGAATTAATGAGCAATATACTGGATTGGAATATAGCACAATCACTAATAGGGCAAAAGGAATGACAGTAACCACTTCTGTTGCTCCTACTTCTGGAACAGTCGGATTAATCGTTAACGATTATGAAGTTGACGCTCTAGAGGGAGATACCACAGCAAATCCTTTACCACCTTCAAGCGGTGGAATTGTCCTTCCATCGGGAAATCAATGGATAAAAGTTGACTTAGGCTCTACATATATGATTGGTAAAATCAGCGTATCTCACAAATACGGTGTAGACAGAGTATACAAAGGAACTAAAACTGAGGTTTCAGAAGATGGCAATACTTGGTATACCGTTTATGACAGTGCGGTGTCAGGTACATACAATGAAAAGCCTACTTATCATTCTCTGCATGACCATACACACTATGCTAAATTTATCACATTTGATGCAAAACCCGTAAGATATGTACGGGATTGGGCTAATGGTTGGACTAGTGGAGACGGTCAAACATCAGGAAACACTAGCGATTGGACTGAAATCAAAGTATATGGAGATTGGCAGTTAGAAAAAGGATATGTGTATCCTACAAACTCTCCTAAAGCAGGTCAGCAAATTGCAACAAATGGAAAGGGTTTTGTTTCTACAGATATTTCGAAAGCATATGTAGCAATGAATATACAAATCGAATTTACATCTTGGTGGTATATGACATACATTGTTGGTCCTCAGTTCGGTAAGATTGAAATTGAGATGCCTACATTGATGAACTCAGGTCATTATCTAAGTCAAGAAGCACCATTCGTAAACAATGTAGCACACAGACATGTTATGTCGTTCCCACCATCTGAAAACATTAAAGAAGATGTTATGAAAGGTGTAGTTGCAGGAAAACACAGGGTAATTATCAGACAAGAAAGTGGCAAGGTGACACTAGATAGGCTTCGTTTTGAAGACTTCCAATATAATAGTCGTTCATCTCTATTGATTCCCACTAGCACTTCTGCGACATTGTTTAAGAGATACAAGGTAGTTTCTGAGCAAACAAAATGGTATCAAGGTCAAGGATTACAATCTACAGAAGGTGCATATGACACTCCAAGGACAAACCCTGACACTGGTATTCCTGATAAATCAGTGCCAATCAAATATCGTGTAAGATTAAGAACTGAACTCAATGCTGATGGTTCTAAAGAGGAAAGAGGTACAGCATATGTAACTTCTTCAATCTTTGAAACTGGTAAACTAAGTACACACTGGAGAAGGTCTGAATCTGCTGATGTATTCCCTGCTCATAAGATTGAAAAGTGGAACGGAAGTCAGCCACATAAAACTGGTATCCAACATGACCACTTGGCAAACGGAGCAGTTAGGGCAGAGAAAATCTTGCCTAATACTATCATGGATTGGCATATTAGCAATTATGCTAGAATTTCAGAACACAAGCTAGACCTAAACCACCCTACTCATGAACATGGAAGACATAATATAATTGTTGGTGCAGGTCCACTAGGAACTGACTTGCATATATGGGAAGACAACTTAGAGCTATTAAATAGTATTGAAAATTGGGCAGGTGCAAGTGGCAACTATGGAACTGCGAATACCTTGTCTCGTGGAGACCATAAGCATGATGACTTGTATTTAACACTTAATGGAGGACAGTTAACTGGAACATTAAACGCTAAAGCTATTAACACAAGTGGAAATGTATCTGTAACTGGAAATATCACAGTAACGGGAACTGTAGATGGTGTCGATGTATCTAATTTGAATGCTAGCTTCGTAACTGTAAGTGCCAATACTACTAATCACATAGGTTCAGGAGGAAGCGCACACGCAGTAGCGGTAAGTGGGGGAGCAAATGGATTTATTGATGGTTCAAACTACGGTAAGCTACTAAGAATCCAAGACAATGCAATTAACCAAACTACTGCTGATGGAATATATGCTAAGTTGTCAGGAAACAACCTGAATGGTACAACAATCGGAAAATCAATGGAGCATGGAAGTAATTCTTTAATTCTTGGTAATAACGATTGGACACCATTGATTTATTATAAGAGTGGTGGAAGTGCATATTATAATTCAACTTACAGAGGAGTTGTTTTATCAGGTAATAGCACTTGGATTAAAGTTAAGACTAGATTGCCTATTGACCCTGATAGTACCTACTTTGTTAGGGCAAAGGTTACAAAGAAGAGTGGTGCAGGCACATTCTATATCGGTGCTGACTCACTAGATAACAACTATTTGTCTATATCGACTGACCAAGCAATGTCTTATAACTACTTTGGCGCTACTGGTGTAACTATTGCATCGGGTAATACCCAGTATTTTGAGGCTACAATATCAGGATATAATGCTACTTCTGGTTCTTCTGCTAATAAGTTTGACCCCGAAGCTAAATATTTTGACTTAGTTATGATTGGCAACTATGGCGATACATCAGGTACTGCTGAGACTCTAATTGAATGGTTGGAACTTTATAAAGCACCAAACACATTCTATATTGGCTCAAATCTAGTTATTCACTCAGGTAACTTCAATACAACTACTCTTAATGGTCACGCAGGCTCAGGTGGTTCTGCTCACGCATTAGCTAATGCTACCACTCATGGCTTCATGTCATTTAATGATTTTAATAAGCTAGGAACTGTAGCTACAAGTGCCAATAATTATATTCATCCAACTGGTGATGGAAATATGCATGTTCCTGCTAATGGAACAGGGTATAATCAGTATGTGCTTAAAGCAACTGCAACAGCAGGGGTTACTCAATGGGGAATTGTTGATTGGTCGGAATTAGGAGGAAAACCTTCTACATTTACACCTTCGGCTCATACTCACTCTGCTAATCAAATTACTGACTTATATAGCAATATTTATACAAAATCAGAAGTAGACACAGCAGTTACAAATGCAGGAGATATAAAAGCAAGCCAAGCTAATATATTCAAGAACACCAACACATTTAATATTGCAGGACTAGGCATTAAGATTCAACCTAGTGCCAATGTTACTAACTCTACTAAGCTATTCCAAGTTAATAACACTAGTGGAAATGAATTATTTTCAATAAACTATTCAGGTGGAGTTGCAATAGCAGGAGACTTTACTGTAACTGGTGTTCAAACATATAGTGGTACAACAACTGTAAACGGTGATTACACAGTAAATGGTCAGTTGATTGTTGGAGGAAATAGCACATTAGGTGACGCTAGTACTGATATAACAACTGTAAATGGCACATTGAAAGTTCAGAATGGTTCAATACAAGAAATTGGAAAATATGTAGAAGTTCACCGAAGACCTATCTATGGCATAGCAGGCGATTTACAATTCCAAACTGACAGTATAACATTTGAAGATATAGTTGATTACTACGATTTAAGTGCATTTGCTCTACCTTCTGTTAAATCAGGTGCGACTAGATACTATCGCTTATATGTAATTTACTCTGACGACATCAATAGCACTCAATCAAGTGCGGGTCAAAAGGCAACAATCAGAATTTCTGGTGGAACTGACAAAGACTTAGATTTACCTCTCACTTGGGGAGCAGTAAACGGAAGAAGAGATTGGTTTAGCTCTTATTTCACTGATTTACCAACTGGTAATGGTAAGATACAAGCTAAGCTTGCAACAACTGGAAATAATCTTGGTATTAGATGGGTTGAATTAGTAGCCTACGATAAATTTTAAGGAGTGAGATAGATGGCAAAATACTATGACATAGATAATGATGTGAGGATAAATGGTAAGCTAACTGTCAATGGGGATACTTCTATCCCCTCCTCCTTTAATTTATTAGTAGGAGGAAACATAACAGGAAACATCATAAGTGGAAATTCAGCAATAATAACAAATGTAACTTCTACTGGAACAATCTCGGGAGGGACAATAAAAGGTAACGGTGCAACTCTAACCGTAAATGGAACTACTGCTAATGGAGGAACAGTACCCATTTCAAATGGTTGGGCATATACCCATGAAAACAAAATAGGTTCGCAAGGACACATTCCTACAGGAGGAACTGCTACAACATTCCTAAGAGGTGATGGAACTTGGGTAACTCCAACTGATACAGACACAAATAACTATGTAAGTTCTGTGACTAGTACAGATGGCGGAAACGGTACATTAACACTAAACAGAAGTGGGTTAACTGCTTTAACAATAGATTTGTCTCATAATCATAATTTATTGTATTTAGGTATCAATGCTAAAGCAGTGGATTCTGATAAGCTAGATAATTTGGATTCAAGTCAGTTTTTAAGGTCGGACCAAGGTGGCACACTAAGTGGCATTTTGAATGTTTCAGGCTCAAGTTCTACACCTTTGGTTTTACAAAGGAATAGCAATACAAATGTGAATTTGCAATTTGTACATACAAGTGCAAATGCATTTCTAGGTATTGATAATACTGGTCAATTAAAATTCGGCTCTGTAGCAGACTTAAATTCTAGTGGATATACTGTGTGGCACTCAAATAATTTTACTCCTGCAAATAAGTTGGATAGCAGTGTTTTTGCAACTCACACAGGAAACACAGGAGCAGGAGGTCATATACCTACTGGCGGTTCAGCCACAACATTTCTTCGTGGTGACAACACTTGGGTTACTCCTACAGACACCAACACTTTTGTAACTGGATTGTCTTCAACAGCAGGAGGAAATGGTACTTTGACTGTGACTAGAAATACTGGTGGAAACCTAACAGTAGACCTTAGCCATACACATTCTCAGTATGTTACAAATAACACTACAAACCAATCAGTTCTAACAGGATTTACAATGAGTGGAAATGCATATGTTGGAACTTCTTCTACAGCAGGAGCATTAATAGTAAGAACCACAAGTGGTGCTAATGCTATTCAGTTGGCAGGAGATAATGCAACCCAGTTAGCAGGAACTACCGTCTACATGAACGCATCAGGCAATGCTAAATTTAGTGGAACTGTAACTGCTAATAATATTTCTGTAACATCTACAACACTTGTAACAAACTTGAATGCAGAGATGGTTAATGGTGTAAAAGAAAAGTACATAACTAAGAATGAAAGCATATATGAAATTTCAGGTAAGGGTGTATATACTGGAATGAATGTAGTAGCACAAACAGTACCAAATATGACAGTGCTTGTCAACGCAGGAACAGCTTATACAAATAGCGGAATGAGAGTTGTATATCCTAATACAAATGTATCTTTAGCTACATCAAGTGCTACATATGACAGAAAAGATGTTGTGTATATGCAAGGTTCTAGTGCAGGTGCAAATGAAGGAGTTGTAACTGTTGCGACAGGAACTCCTGCATCAACTCCTACTGAGCCAAGCATCCCTGCTGACGCTGTTAAATTGGCAGTAGTTCTAGTCCCTCAAAACATAGGAAGCATACAAAATATCCATATAACTGACACAAGAGAATGGAAACCGTTTACGCAAGCAAATGGAAATCTAAATGCAAATGGTATACTAAGCATAAACAACTCCGTAACATCAACAAATCCAACGATTGCATTTAGTAAGCCAATAAAGAATAGCGGAACAAACACATCCTTAACATTTACAACAGGAACTACATCAATAGTATGGACTCACAATCAAAATATCTCCAATTATACAGTGAGGCTATCTTGTAATAGTTTTGAACCACATGTTAGATGGACAAATAAAACAGTAAATGCTGTAACTATAGAATTAGATGATGTTTGTGAATCTGATGTAATTGTAGATGTAAGCATTGAGGCTTATTAATAAATGCCCCTTCGGGGGCAGACGTAAAATAAAAGGAGGAGTTTAAGTGTCTAATGCTCATAAAGGTAGTAAGTTAATATTAAAAGATGCTTTGATACCAGTAGATTTTTCTTCTACGCATTTTGATTTTAATAACGATGCGATAGGAATACAATATGGGAATCTAATAGAGCCTAGTGCAGGAGCAATTTATACATCTCGACCATTTGAAGGTAGATTTGGGGGAGGTGTGGCAGTGGAAATGAGTGGCAACAATCTAGCAAATGTTGGTGATAACTATTGGTCTATCAATAAAAACAACTATCAGGGAACTGTAACTGTACTAGATAATCCATTTACTACTTCTGCCCAATTTGATTTTGAATCAAAAGCAGTTCCAACAGGAAGTGGTTGGCAAGTAGCACAATATAATCATGGTGTTACGACTTGGACAACAGGAAATACTAATCAATACACATGGTCAATATATTGCAGAAAACTGACAGAAGATAATGTAACGATTATACTACAAGACACTAATGGTTTGAATCCACAGGGAAGTTCAAAAGTTGTAAGTGGGAACATAGGGGAGTGGAAAAGAATCACAAACACATGGACACCTACTATTACATCAGGAGGCACATACTTCTACATTACTGCTAATGAAACAGCTAAATTTGAGCTAGCAGACCCACAAATAGAGAAACTACCATTCGCTACCTCCTTCGCTAATAAAACAAGAAACAATGGGCTCCTAAAATATCCAAAAGAAGTAATTAACACATTAGAAGGCTGTGTATCATTTTGGATTTATGGTGTAGGCGACACTGGCAATAATCCAAACCCTGTTTATTCATCAGGCATAGATGGCGGATTCGATTTTCTTATTACTCCAACTCTAGACCCATTTGTGAGAGCATACGCAACTGATGGAGGCTCAACACAGCTAAGACCTGCTATTAATCTATATGACAAGTGGACACATGTTGTAGTATCTTGGAATAAAAGTACATTTTTTGGTGTCTATATAAATGGTGTGCTATCAACATCAACAGCGTCACCTGTTGATTGGGGAACTTACTATAATACTAGTGGAACAGGATTCTATTTGGGCTCGGGAATAAGAGCAAACCCAAATATATTACTATCAGACTTTAAGATAGACAAAAAAATGCCAACAGCAGAAGAAGTAAGTACTTGGTATATCTCAGGCAAACCATTTTACAATCCATACGATTATCGCTCATATGCATATTAGGAGGTGTGAGAAGTGTCTAATTCACACAGTGGAAGTAGTTTAATATTATCAAATAGAATTATTCCAGTTGATAACAATACTGTTTTTCTTGGACATATGGATATTACTGCTAATGATGTTTTATATGGAATAGAGCCAACTTCTAATATTTCTACACTAAGAGATGGAAAATTTGGTGGTGGAATAGCAGTAGAAGAAGGAACAACAAATTTATGGACAGGTGCTTATAATATATATAACAACTATGCATCTAATGGTCAAATGACAGCATCACTTGTTGCCTTAAATGAGACATATATGGGAGCAACAGTATATAGGTTGTCAATGACACCAATATCCGCTAATGCCGTTACATCTATGCAAAATGATATGTGGAGTCATGGAGTGTTTGGTTCTAGTAGAACTTACAACTCAGGGAATACATATATGGCTTCAATATATTGGAGACCTGTAAATAAAAGTGATATTGTAGTTGGAGGAACTGCATCAAATATAGCAGGATGGACCGATGTTGGAACATATATACAGAATGATGGTTGGAGAAGAAGCGTTTCCAAATGGTACGATATAGCAGATAGAACAGATAATAAATTTTGGTCATTTAAAAACCCTTCAGCAGTAGCTAATGAAACAATAATGGTAGATTGGGTAGCACCTCAAATTGAACAAAAATTAATTGCGACTTCATATGTGAACGGAACAAGAGGTTTGGGGATTTTAAAATATCCTGCTGACTATATTAATTCTTACGAAGGAACTGTTTCACTATGGTATAAGCCACACTATCCCTCTTCTTATGTTACAGCACAATCTAACTCACCTAAACTATTGCAAATAGGAGATTATTATGGTAATAGTTCGATTACTCTATGGAACTTTATTAATAGCTTTACTGTGTATGTAAAAGGGAACTCTGACAGTGGATGGTCAGCGAGTAAGAGTATAGGCTCAATATTCACACAAGATGAATGGATTATGATTACTGTTACATGGAAAAATACAGATTGGAAAATTTATAAAAATGGAGTGTTGGCAGGTTCTTTTACCTCCACTCAGGCATTAGGTCAAATAGCAGGAAACAATTTGTATGTTGGCGGAGATGGTGGGGATGGTGGAAGTAGCAAAGGCGTAGTTGCTAATGGAACAATAGACGAACTTAGAATAGATAAGATAGCAAGAACAGATGAAGAAATAGCATCTTGGTATATTAGCAACCAACCATTTTACCCTAAAGGTATTTACAGACTCGCTTACTGACGAATTTGCGAGTCTTTTTCTTAAATATATACATATAATGACAAGTTTCAGAAAGAGCATAATAAAAGCTAGGAAAGTAAGTTTAAGAATGAGAAGAAGGAGGTCATGTGATATATGTTAAGCAAGAAGACCTTATTAACAGCTAGCAATCTAAATAACGCTTTTATATCAAAGTCAGACACAAATTCACAATCTATTAATAGTAATTTAACTATAAGTGGTGGAGCACTAACATTAAAAAATTCGGTACTTACTGATAATGCAAACACTGGTTACTTAAGAATAGACCCACAGGGAAATAATGTAATTATATATGACGGAGTAAACAACCAAAGACTAGATGTATTTAGTTCTAGTGGGAGCGAATCTGCATATATAACAACCATAAACGGAACACCTTCATACAGTCTTATTGATGTATCTAGCTCAGTAGACCATTTAGAAATCAATACTAACAGTAGTAAATACACATTGTTCGGTGGAGATGTTCGCACAAACGGTGTCCTGCAAACACAAAATCCCACTAATACAAGCGCTGTTGCATATCTAGGTTGGTATAATAATGACCCTAGAATTAGAATCGGTGGAACAGGCTCAGGTAGTGCAGGTACTTTTAGAATACAGGGAACAAGTGATGTTGATAGGCTTACAGTTGATTCTACGGGGAATACATGGACGAAAGGCACTTTGACAGCTAGCGGTAAGATAACTGCAAGTGGTGGAATAGGCATATATAGTTCTAATACACTTTCATTTGATACATATGGTGGCGGTTTTAATATGACTGACACAACTTGGATTCGTACAACTGGCAGTAAGTCATTTTATCAAAACGCAGGTACTATGAGAACAGATGGAACTTTTCAAGTTGGTAATAATGGTGCTACCCTCAATGTACCTACTAATGGTCAATTTAATTATATGAACGGTAAATTCACTATTGCAACAGGTGGAGCTATAGGTACTACTGGTCCACTTAATATGACCACTTCTATGAGTGCGGACTCAGGTATTAAGATAGATGGTGTTTCGATAGATAATGTTGGAAGCACTGGAAACCTAGCTATAAGAAGTTTGAACCAACTTAGATTTGGTGATTCAAATTCTTGGGACTATAATACTTGGGGAGGTATAAAGTACAATAGCACAACCTTAAAAATGTACATAGGAGGTCCTGCTTCCACTCAATTTAGTTCTAATGCTAATCCTGCCAATATTGACATTTCATTTACTGGTGTTGGTCATGTAGGTGTTGGCACAGACACACCTGTTGAGATGTTGGATGTAGCAGGAAATATTAAACTTCGCAATGGAGATAGTATCTATATTGGTAACAATGCTGACTCAGGAGATAGATTAAGATTACACCACAATAACTCAGAGGCTTATATAGATTTTGGCTCAGGAAATTTACACATAAGAAACACAACACCTAATGATGTTTTAACTTTATTATCAGGTGGAAATGTGGGAATTGGGACTACAAGCCCACTTAAACTTTTAGATGTAAAAGGTGACGCTAGAATAAGTGGAAATATATATAGTGGCATATCTTCTCTTGGATTTTTAAATGATGCAGGAGGGGCATTGCCAGTAAAAATGGCTTCGCTTGCAGTAACAAGCTCTTATTCTAATAGCGCACCTAGCTATGGACTTTATGTGCAAGGAAGTGCAGGAGTTGGGACTACAACACCCACTAAAAAACTAGATGTTGTTGGGGATATCAGAGTTCAAGATAACATATACTCTCCTAGCCTTTTAAATGTTTACACTGACACTGGAACTGCTCAATCCATGAAAGTTGGCTCGTTAGTAGTTTCATCTTCATATTCAAACAGCGCCCCATCTAACGGATTATATGTAGAAGGAAATGTAGGATTAGGAATGACACCTGCATATCGTCTTGATGTTGCAGGAGTAATTGGTGCAGATAGTACAATTATAAGCAGGTCTAATGGAGATGTGTTTCAAGCCATCGGAACTGGAAATGGTGTTAAAACAATCAGATGGGATAATTCGAACTTAAGATTTTGGAACAGTACTGCCTTAGATTTAATGACATTAACAACTGGCGGAAGAATAGGAATAGGTAATTCGGCTCCTGCTTACAAGCTAGATGTCTCTGGTGATGTTAATGTTACTGGTGTAATATACTCCCCTGGAAACAACACTAAGAGTATACAAGTAGGTGACGAATCTTCTCTGTGGGATATAAATGTTGCTAATACTATGGGATTGTATGGTGTAGCTAATACTGCTGTAGGAGCACTTAAGCTAGGCAGTACAGGTCCAACTCTATATGGTAGTGGTGGTTCACTTGGAATAGCAACAACAACACCAAACTCAACATACAAGATAGATGCTAATGGAATAATAAATGCAACAAATTTATATTACTCAGGTCAAGATACTGATGTTCGCTATCTAAAAGCAGGTGCTAAGGCAGTTGATTCAGATAAACTTGACAACTTAGATTCATCTCAATTTATTAGAAGCGATATAGATGCTATAATTGCAGGAAATCATGAGTTTTATGCAACTGACACTTCTGGTGCATATAACACATCAGCTATAGAGATAAGAGAAGTCAATAATGTCACAACTACTCAAAGCTCAAATGCTTATGCACCTGCTCTTGCCTTTCATTGGGGAGGCAGGGTTCAAGGACAACTTGCTTTGGATTCAAGTGGTGTTTTTAATCTAAGAGATGGTTCTACTTTTGCTGTTAACAAAACTTTAAATGCAGGAAATTTACAAGTAGTTGGAAATAATGTTTGGCATGCAGGAAACGATAGTACTCTAGTCAAGACTACTGGTGTAAATAAAATGACAGGCGATTTAAATTTTACTTATAATACAGGTATTGATGTTGAGGGTGTTAATGCAATAAAACTTCTTGGTCCAACTGTTAATGGATATGGTGTCAAGGTTGGAGCAGGAGGACTTACTGTAGTAGGAGCAGGTGAATCTGCTGATGTTTTTGTAGACGGGTTCTTAGCCGCAAGCACTGGAAATACAGCAGGAACAGAACAACTATATCTAACATCTGATAATAGTGTGTTTATTAGAACTGGTATGAACTCCGCAACAAACTCTACATATGCAACCACAGGTAAAACATTTGAATTTGACTCAGCAGGCTCAATCAATGTAGGCGGAGTAGAGAAGCTCTTATTTTCCACTAACGGTGATGTAAGAATGAACACTGACCAAGGTGGAAGATGGTATATAATGAACGCAGGAGATATATCCTCACTTACTAGTACCAGTCATGGATTCCAAATAGGTGTTGATTCAGGAATTAGCATGAGATTTGATAATAATGAAATACAGGTTGCAAATAATGGTGCAAGTGCTAATCTTTCGTTAAATCCGTTTGGAGGTACTGTAACCGTAAATGGATATACTGTAGCTACAGTGAATGATACTATAAAGTGGGGAACTGCTACACCTACAGGTGGGTCAGACGGAGATATATACATACAATATTAGTATGTTGTTAATGGGTAGTATTAATTACAATGCTACCCTGCATATAAACAGGAAAGGAGTTCAATAGATGGCATTGAGTGGAAAGATTAAAACCATTGTTAATACAGATTGGTATTTACAATTAGATTGGTCAGCTACACAAAACACTACTGCAAAAACCTCTACTGTAACTGCTATTCTATATTGGGGTGGAACATATGCAGTTCGTTCAACAGCCACTAAGACCTGTGCTATACAGTATAATGGTGGAACATGGAATACAGCGTCAGGAGCATATCTAGCTTCAATCAATGATGGTGAAAAAAAAGAAATACATAGGATAACCTTTACAATACAACATAATACCACTACTGGTGAAGGTTCATTCTCACTTGATGGGTATTTTGATGTTGAGGTTACTTTGAGTGGCACATATTATGGTAGAGTTGATTTAGCTCAAACGACTTTTACACTAAATACAATAGAAGTAAGTGGAAAGATGTGGGTCAAACATTCGGGTGATTGGGACAAAGGTGTTGCGTGGGTAAAAGTAGCAGGTGTATGGAAGAAGTCTAAAACTGTATGGGTAAAAGTAGCAGGTGTGTGGAAGAAGGACGACACTACATAATCAATAGGAAAGAGGTTGGTATCTATGGTTGAAGAGGTTTTTAAACTTATTATGGATGCAGTTAAGCAGTTTGGATTCCCTATAGTTGTAGCAGGGTGGGCACTGTGGAGACTAGATAAGAATTGGGGAAAAGGGGAAAATATACAGTCTAGACTAGACCAGATTGAAGAAGGATTAGATAGGATTGAGTTGGCTAGTAATAAGCAAGCAGAAATTTCGCAAGAGATGTTGCTCACTATTAAAATATTACATACTGTAATGACAGCCAACAATATTAATGGCGGTGGTAACAGATGATATTACATTTAATGTATTTGGTAATGGGAATAACAGTAGGAGTAATACTGAGATACGAATATGACATAAGGGCTAGAAAGAAAAAAGCACAACAGCGTGTAGTATATATGAAAGCTAAAGCTAGTGAGCCTAAAATGCAACAATATGACGAGATTCTAACTTCTATTAGAACTATCAATGAAAGTTTATCTTCTATTAACAACAATAAACATCATAAGAAAGAGGTGCATTGATTTGCTGTGGGTTCTATTTATATATATTATATCTGTGTTATCATGGGGTTCAGTTTTCTTTCAATTATTAAGAGTAATTATAGCAACATCTAAGACAAATACACATAGACCTTCGTTACTATTTCCACTAACAATAGCATCATTAGCTTTATTTATAGAAAGTGTGTATTTTGGTATAACAGCACTTATGTCTATAACAGGAAATGATATGGCTTTTAAGATAATGTTAGAGAGTCAGAATTGGTTTTTAGTGAAAGTTTTAATAGCGCTAAGTGGTGTACTATTGCTTTTTGACCTTAAAATAGAAACAAAGAATAAGAAGGAGGAATAAAAAATGACAAAATGGCAATCCAATCTAGTCTTTAATAATGGTGATGAATTTGTTAAATGGCTAGAAAAAGTAGATGTATATGACATTATAACAGAAGTTCATATGCACCACACATACTCACCGAATCATTCTCATTATGCGAAAGGGTATACAACAGAAAAACTACACGCTAACATGAGAAGTTATCATATTGGTTTAGGGTGGGGAGATATTGCACAACACATCACAATTGGTATGGATGGAAAGATTGTAACAGGTAGAGATATAAACAAAATGCCTGCATCAGCAAAGACTCATAATGGAAACGAAAATGCCCACCCATTTATGTTTGAAATGATTGGAAATTTCGATAAAGGTGGAGACAAATTTGAAGGAGCACAATTAGACTCAGCTCTAAAAGTTTGTCAATATTGGTTCGGAAAAGGTGTAAAAACTGAGTTTCATAGACAACAACTGTTAAACGGAAAAGTTCCTAAAACATGCCCTGGGTCAGGTATTGACTATGATTGGTGGATTAAGTTAGTAGAAGAAAAGCAAGTCATAGTAAATGACGGAGAAAAGAAAGAAGAAAAACCAAAAGAAGGAGAAGATAATATGAATTTACCAAATGGTGTTATTAAGTCAGGTCACAAAAATGAGTCAGAAGTAAAATTGATTCAAAAGGCACTGTTAGAATTAGGTTATAAGCTACCTAAGTTTGGTGCAGATGGAGATTTTGGCGGAGAAACAGTAGACGCACTAAAAGATTTCCAAAAGAAAGAAAAACTAGAGGCTGATGGTATCTACGGTCCTAGCACAAAAGCTAAGATGGTAAAACTATTAAAAGAAAAAGCCGAGGCAGAAAAGAAAGCAAAAGAGAAAGCCCAAGCAAGCAAGCCTAAGCCAACTGGAAATCATGCAATCTATATAGATGGAAAGAAAGTCCACACTTTAGCAGAAGACAATAATGTTCTGTTGTTTATTGAACAAAACATGAACAAGGTAAAAGAAATTAAAATAGTAAAGGAGTAGTTTAACTTGGAAAATATATTTCTATTGATGACATTTCTGATTCCAGTGATAACAGGATTAACAAGTCTTGGAAAAAAATATATTCCTAGTAAATACCATGCACTAATCCCTGTGGCTATTGGAGTTATCGTTTCTCCTCTTGCAAGTGGGCTACCTTTTGTATCAGCAACAATAACAGAACTAATATGGGCAGGTCTCCTAGCAGGAATGTCAGCAGGTGGGTTCTACTCAGTTCAAAATATTAGAAAGAAATAGTGTCCTTGACATTTTTGATATTTCTATGTATAATATAGATATAATATAAAACGAGGGCAAACAAGCCCTCCTCTTTTATATAATACAACTTAGGAGTTGAAGTCAATGGAAATGGAATTTGAAAAAATCGTTGTTCTTGATACTAATGTCTTGGCTGACGATTATAAGGCTATTTTAAAATTTCCAAATACACTAGTAGTATTGCCACGAGTAGTTATTGGTGAACTAGATGGACTTAAGAATAAAAGAGAAGGTAATGTTAGGTCTGTAGTTCGTAAAGCCTCTTGGCTTTTAGACGAAATTACAGAGGAATTTGAAGATGAAGAATTTATGCCCCTAGAAACAAAGGGTAGCTACTTAGTTATTGAAGGAAACTATCAGTATGAATTTCCTTGTGATGAACCTGAGAAAGCTGATAATAAAATTATATCAGTAGCAGTAGGATACGCTAAGAACAATCCTAATGCAAAAGTAGTTCTACATAGTAATGATGTGAATGTTCGTGTGGAGGCTAGGAGTGTAAAGAAACAACTAGAATTAAAAAACTTAAAATCAAAGCAATACAAGATTATTGACACAGGATTAAACGAAATTAACACTGGTGTTGTTAACTTGGTAATGCCTACTAAAACATTGCTTATAACTAGAGCCAACCAGTATTTTAATATTGAGCTACCATATGTTAATGGTGAACATGTATTCATGGTTGATGAAATGAATTACGACCATCAAGTATTAACTACATATAACGCTATACATAAGAGATTAGAGACTATTCATGATTGGAAGAAAGGTGTACCTATTTGGGTAGCAGGTGGTGAGGCTGTAATACCACAAGACGCACGACAAAACTTCCTTATGAATGATATTATGTCAGAAGATAAATATGTGCATTTTATCTTGTCACGAGTTGCAGGAGCAGGTAAAAACTATGTAACAACTGCATGTGTACTTAATCTATTAAAACAAGGTTTGTTTGATAGATACATTCTGATTAAACCTATGGTGGAGATTGGTGATGAACTAGGTCTGTTACCTGGAACTAAGGAAGAAAAAATGAGCCCTTGGTTTGAAAGTTTTAAAGATACTATGACAGAATTAACAGCCAGTGGAATGGATATGCCCGAAGGTATTGAAGGACGAATTGAACTAGATGTAGTAACTCATATGCGTGGTAGAAGTATTCCTAATACAATTATACATATTGATGAAGCACAGAACTATACTGCCGAAGCTATTAAGACTATCTTGACTCGTGCAGGAAAAAATACTAAAATTATCCTTAGTGGAGATTTATCTCAGATTGATAATCCACGATTAGATTCAGAGAATAATGGATTACGAGTATGGGCAGAGAGAGCACGCTCACTAGAGTCAGCTTTTGACAAGTCTACCTATATTCTATTGGATTCAAATTTCCGTTCCGAGTTGAGTGCTTGGGCATCAAGTTTCTACGAATAATACATATCGCTCCCACGGTTTCGTGGGGGTGTTTTCTTTTACCCTTGACTTAATTCCCATAACATGTTATAATTCAACTGTATTATAAAAAGCAGGAAGGAGTGTGACTAATGTCGATTCCTATTACAACGTTACAAAAAATTGACACTATTTCGGCATTGAAAGTACTATTGTATTTGCATGAGAAATCCAAATCAGATGGAGTAATAAGAATATCCATGAACAACATTGTTGACGATTCAGGTATTCCTAGAAATTCAGTTAAAAGAGGATTGCAAGAATTATTGGACAACTCTATAATTGAGCAAATTGCCACAGGTAAGGGCAATCACCCAAACACATATAAGGTGTCCAAAGTTGATAGTCCCAAAGTTGACCCTATAGAAAACAAGGAAGTCGTCATGAACGGTTATCAAAAGGCTGTTGGAACAAGGTTTGAAGACGATTCTAGTCCCAAAGTTGACCACACAGAAACAAGTAATATTATAAATAATATTATTTATAAAGATTTTAAAGATTATAATTTATTTTATAATGATATTAATTCTATATCATTACCAAATGAAAATCATAAACTAAATGATGAACAACTAGGTAAATTAGCTAGAAGAGTTTTAGTTGAATGGTTTTTACCATTAGCACAACTTAAAACAAAACAATCAAAAGCATTCTTTCCACAACAAATGAAAATGTTAAAAGATTTACTTGTAGAGTGGAGAACTGACCAAGTACTAGCAAGTATTTACTATTGGACTAAGGTTAACCCACCTAAAGATGGAATGAGGTCGCTAATGTGGTTGAAGTTTGAAAAAAAGAAAGTTAGTCACATGATGATTGGACTCGACTACTACAAACAACAATTCATCAAGAAACAAGATGAAGTTGGTGAAGAACTAAGATTAGAAAAGGTAGAAGAGATGAAAATTAAGGCTATAGAAATTGCTAAAGAAAAGATGGCAAAAAAAGCTAAGGTGGATGAAATGTCTGCTAATGATTTCTTAAGTGATTTACTAAGTGGTGTTAAATTAGACCTAGGAGGCGATTAACAATGCCTAATAAATTGGAATGGATTAAAAAGATTACTCTTTGTAAAGTACTAGGTCATGACAACTCTTACAGATATACAATAGTTGATATGAGAGACAATAAAAAATATTCAATTGGTGTATGTAAAAGATGTTGGACTGAAACAAAAAAGGAAGTGGAATAATGTACTTCTCTAAAAATATGGAAAATAAATTTAAAAAACTTTATCCTTATAATTCCGATGAAGATGTAGCAAAAATTATGAAATTGCCATATTCATTTGTACAAAAGAAAGCAGAGGAATTAGGATTGGAGAAACAAGACCCTGCAAAGCGTGATTGGACAGCAGAAGAAGTAAAATACATTAACACTGTTTATCCACACCTGCCTAATCAGATTATATCTGAGGCGTTGAATGCGCAAAAATGGCAAATAGAACACATTGCTTACAGAATGGAACTTCGCAAGAAAAAAGGTTATTATAAAGTTGAGCCTGACGATAATGACTTAGTAGAGCAATGGACAAAGGAATATGAAGATGGAAATTTTCATTGTTCTAAAGGTCACTATTTAGTAGGCAGAGTACTAAAATACATATTTCCACATCAGAAGATAGAAGAAGAAGTGCCTATTGGAAAACTGTGGATTGATTGGTTGCTCCCACATTTAAACATAGCTTGCGAAGTACATGGAACACAACACAGCGAATTTTCAAATTTCTTCCATTCTAGTAAAGCGGATTTTGTAAAAGGACAAGAGAATGATTGGCAGAAATCAGAAATGTTAGAATCACAACATATTTCACTTTTCGTTGTATATCATGATGAAAAAATTTCTATCAATCTAATTAAAGCGAAATTGGAGGAGATTATCTAATGGATAAGTCACAACATTTGGTAACTGTGCCTAGAGAATACATTGAAATGCTAGAGGATTTTTTTGAAGTCAACAAAGATAGCGAATTTAACATCCGTGGAGTACACAGAACACACATGTTGCCACCTAGCGAAACAAGATGGTCTGCCGACAGAGAAGAAATACTTTTCTTAGGTGAAAATGAAATAACTGACAAAAAATATGACAGGATAATTGTTGTAGATTCGGTAGGTAGAGAGAAGTTTGTTTATAGGCTAGCAGGAGTTATTATACAAGATTAAAAGTTTACCCTTGACATTTTATTATAAGATAATTATAATTCAAAATGTACCCACTACATAAGGAGGTTCACTGAATTGAGAAAAGTATTTAGCGATGAAAAAAGGCAAAAGATTTTTGAGGCAACACTACAATCTATTGCAAAAGATTTTGGTGTTCATGGTTCACAAGTATTAGGTGATGCGAAAGCAGTAAAGATTCCTAGAATGAGTTTTGGAAGTTATACGATTGATGAAATCACTGGCGGTGGAAATCCAAAAGGTAGAATCATAGAAATATACGGTCCTGAATCGTCAGGCAAAACAACTGTAGCTTTGCATGCAATTGCTGAGGCACAAAGTGAAGGCGGTGTGTGTGTCTTTATAGATGCAGAGAATGCGCTTGATATTAATTATGCTGAGGCATTAGGAGTTAATATTAAAGACTTAATAGTAGCACAACCTGATACAGGTGAAGAAATTTTACAAATTGCAGAGCGTTGGATTAATTCAGGTATTTGTGATATGGTAGTCGTTGACTCTGTGCCTGCTATGATTACAAAACGAGAACTAGATGGAGATATTGGAGATAATTTTGTTGGTGAAATAGCAAGGTTAATGTCATCTTCATTAAAAAAACTAGCATACGCATGTAATAGGTCGGGAACAAACTTGCTATTCATTAATCAAATTCGTGAAAAGGTTGGTATTATGTTTGGAAATCCAGAGACTACTCCTGGTGGTAGAGCATTAAAATTCTACTCTACTATTCGTTTGGAAGTTAGACCTAGCGAAATAAATAAAACAGAAGGTGTCGCTACCTCAAGGAAGACAAAAATCAAGGTAGTGAAGAACAAGGTTGCTCCTCCATTTAGAGAGGCATTTGTTGATATTGAATTTGGCGAAGGAATTTCAAAAGCAGGAGAGATTCTTGACTATGGAACTGAATTAGGAATCTTACAGAAAAAAGGAAGTTGGTTTTGGTATAAAGAGTTACGAATCGGTAATGGTCGTGCAAATACTAAGATAGAATTAAATAACAACCCTGAATTAAAGTATGAATTAGACCAATTAATTCGGTCATATTTAAATCCTGTTATTGATGAAGAAGTCGAATACACACCTGTCCCCGAAGAAGTCCTAGAAGAACATCTAGCTGATGAAGTGATAGAGGAGTAGGTGATACATAATGGCTTATGTAGATAGAAAAGTAGCAGAACTAAGAGAGAATGGAATATTCTGTGCTGACAAAGTAGACAAAAAAACAATAAGCTATGTTATGAATATGGACGAATTAGAATATTATGCAATTGACATAATGACTTTAGAATCCTATTTAGGATTACTCGCTCAGCAAGCCATGTATGTACAACAAGAAGTAAACATAGCTGAGGCTAGAGAAATCGAACTAGGAAATCTATTTAAGTTCGAGGCACTTCCATTGGTCATTGATAGCAAAATTAGGTCAGTCGAGGAACGATGGTTATTTGCATCTACATTAACAGATGGATTAAAACTTAAGTTTGACTTATGGCAACAATCTATCATTGATGCTACATTGAAGAAGAAGCTATCAGACCCTATAGTAGAAAAACTAAATGTACTCAAAAAGATATATGACGATAGACGGTCAGAAGGAAAGAACAGATATGTACACAAACATGTTGAAGGGAAGTAATTTCCCTTCTTCATACGTATAAAAAAGGAGTGGTATAAATGAGTTTATTATTAGATGAGAACATTCAAAGACAACTAGACTCGATAGCGCATGTGGGTTCCGAGAGAGCAATTTTAAGTATCGCAATGGCTGACCCTGAATCGCTTTTTGATATTACGGTAGAGTTAACACCCGAAGACTTTACCAATACAGCGAACAAGAGAATCTATCAGATTATGCTTGCTATATTAGATAACAAATATTCTAATATTGGAAAGGTTAATCCAACTATTATTTATGCATTAGCACAAAACAGTGGAATCGAAGAAGAGATTGGTGGACAGACATACCTTAGTATGATTGAAAAAACTAATGCAGGAGTTGAAAACTTAAAGTTCTTCGTTGAAAAGATAAAACAAGCTAGTGTTCGTAGAGAGTCTTTCCTTAAAGCTATCTCAGTTATTGAAGAGGCAGTAACAAGTGAGGAAGAAGATGCAGATTCTTTCGTAGCAAGACAAGAAGAGAAGTTCTTGGACATTGTTATGAAGATGGATGCCAACACTAATGAAGTAATAAGAATTGGTGATAAGATTGATATAGTGCTAGAGAATCGTGAGACACAACCTAGAGAGGTTCTTGGTATTCCTACAGGATTTCCCGAATATGACAGAGCAACAGGTGGATTAGTACCTAGTCGACTAAAGGTAGTTGCCTCTCCTCCAAAAACAGGTAAATCTGCACACGCACTAAACATAGCAATTAATGTAGCTGTGGAACAAGGAATCCCTGTGTTATACATAGATACTGAGATGCCTACAGAAGAACAAATTGACCGTATGGTTTCCATCTTAGCAACAGATAGTGGAACAGTAGTACCTGAGAGATTAGTAACAACAGGTATGTATTCTAGAAATGCTAAGATGAAACAAGCAGTAGATGATTATGCAAAACCAATGATTAAAGGTGCTCCATTCTACCATATCTATATGCCTGATTTTACACCTGAGAAGGTACATAATCTTGCAAGGAAGTTTCAGAGACAGCATGGTGTTACTTGGAATGGCTTTGAAAATCAATTCGTACTAATCTTTGATTATATTAAGATGGACGAAAGTTCTTTCAAAGGAAACCAACAGGAATATATTATCTTAGGTCAAACTACAAACATGCTAAAAAATAAGATTGCAAGCGGGCTAGGTATTCCTGTACTTGCATATGCACAGATTAACCCAAGAACAGGATATGGTCAAGAGGATTTAAACTCTTCGCATATCTCAGGTTCTAACCGTATTGTAATGTTTGTTAATGAATTATCAATCCTTCGCAAGAAGACTGATAATGAGATTGCTGAACACACTCGTGAAAATGGTAATCGTGTTTGGAAACTAGGCGAGACTCGAAATGGAGGTAGTTATGAAGGTTGGATAGACTACACCGTAGAAAAAGGAGTCGCCAAAATGAGAGAGCTTAGAAATATAAATCTAGAGTAGGTGATAGGTATGTCAAAGGTTGAAATGCGTGATTATACCGTAATCAAAGAAGTGATTCGTGAAGCTATTGACCCTATCTTACTTCTTGAGCATTACGGTTGTGACATTCCACAAAGAAATATTAAGTATGACAAAGTGAGGTGTGCTTGTCCGATACACGGAGGTGACAATCCAGTAGGATTTTCTCTTGACCTAAACAGTAAGCAATTTACTTGTTTTACCCAACATTGCGGAGAGCAAGCCGAAGATGGCTTTTGGGTAGCTAAGAATGGTCGTACACCGCCTAGAGATATGTTTCTGTTTATAAAGATGATGGAAGAAAAGAAAGCTTTTGAGGAGGGCAGGAGGGGCTTTAAATGCTCCTTCAATCGTGCCTTAAAGGTAGCATCTGAAATAGCAGGAATAGAGCTAGAAAAAGGATTGACTTATGACAAGAATGTATCTGACAAATTAGATAATCAAAGATGGATTAGAGAGATGGCAAAGGTAAACGTAGAGATTGAATTAGAAGTGTTTAGCGAAGAAGACATAGAAGTATACCAAGCACAACTTCCTATTGCTGATGATTATATCTCTACTCGTAACTTTGAAGATTATATTCTTGAAGAATTTCAAATAGGTTATTCTCCCGAAGGTGTTGATGAGCCTTGGAACGCAAAAAAAAGAAATTTTATGGGCAGGATTATCATTCCTGTTCGTGACGAAGATGGAGGACTAGTAGGATGGAGTGGAAGACTTGCTACGGACGATAAAAAAGCAATTAAGCGATACAATAAATGGATGCATAAGATGGACTTTGATAAAGGCTTTGTATTATTTAATTTTGATAAAGCTAAGGAATACATCAGAGAAAGTAAAGAACTTATTCTAGTAGAAGGACCTTGGGACGTAATCCGTCTATGGTCATATGGAATATATAATGTCGTAGCTGTTATGGGTTCAGCATTAACTCCTGAACAATTATCATTAGCAGTATCTAATTCATTAAAGATAGGTGTAATGCTAGATTCAGATGGAGCAGGATTAACAGGCTCTAATAGAATCTGTGAGCAATTAAAACCGTATGTAGATGTTTACACATATAATCTACCTTCAGGAAAAGACCCTGATAATCTTACATTTGGTGAGGCTTGGGAAGTAGTTTCCAATCCAAAAAGATATGTTGGTAAGAAAGTGATTTAAACCCTTGACTTTTTAATAGAGTCAAGTTATAATATAAATGTAATACAAATTAGGAGGAATGCTAAATGGAACACAAAATTAATATGGTTATCGCAGGTATTGCAAAGGACACACACGAGAAATTCCCAATTCGCTATGACGTATCGGAAACTGGAAATCCATACTTTATCGGTTGCACTATTGAGGCTAAAATTACAACTAGCAAAGGAAGTACTTTTACTAAGCGAATGAATATTCGTGCTTTTGGAGACCAAGCTGACGAATTGGCTCATATCACAGAAGGTAGTGAACTCGAAGTTTTATGTAGCTACGATATGCAAAAATCCGAGAGAGATGGAAAGTATTACCCTATCGGAACAGTATTAGAAGTAATTAGCGCCTAATGGTTCTAGCGTTAGGTATTCTAGTCTTGTTAATACTTGCGTGTATTGATGTAGAAGTAAATAGAAAAAAGTAGGAGGAAGATACATATGGTATATTTTAATTTTAAAACTGGAAAGCGTATTGAAAATAACCTTGCAGAAACTAAGCCTGTGTTTCGTAATAACTATATTGTTGTCGGAACTGACAGCAAAGGAAAGTCATTCCGTACTAGAGTTGACAATGTAACACTAGTAGAGGCTAGACAAGATGCTAAGTCTTGGGCTAAGTCACATGGTTTAACGGTTGATGTAGTACGAGCGTTGAAGTAGTCCTTATGGGCTACTTTCGCTTTTGACTCAAATTGTGTCGTAAAGGAAGGTGAGAAAATGGACGATAAAGTTTACTCATTCACTCAAAAAATAATTGCACAAGTAGTAGATGAACAAGACAAATATTTGAAAGATGTAATTGTTAAATATGCACAAGAACAGTCAAAAAAGTTAGGCGAACGGATAGAGATTCTGTTTATCGACAAGACCGTTGCAGATGAAATAATTAGTTTAGGTATTATGGAATACATGAAAATAAAGAACAATGATTAGTACATCTTACGAGGAAAATACGAATAAAATAAAGGAGGAAGATAGTATGAGTAAAATGGATGAAGTTATTATTGTTGTACCACGTAGAGCATTATTTGCAAATGAGTCTCTGACATTTCAAGGAACAGAAACAGAGGTAGAGGTTTTAAATAAGTTAAAAGATAATATTCAATCTAATTTTGGAGTAATGCGTAGAGGAGATGCAGAAGAAAATGAAAACTTTAAGCAACCTATCCCATATGCAGTAATCCGTAGAGGAAATAAGATTTTTGTATACGAACGACTATCAGGCGGTGGAGAAGCTAAGCTACATGGTAAGTTATCTATTGGTGCAGGTGGTCATATGAATTTTGAAGATAGTGATTTTATGGCATCGCTTAGGACGAATTTAGAGCGTGAATTAAATGAAGAACTAGATATTGATTCTGACACAGTAAAGCTCGACATTGTAGGATTTATCAATGATGATGAAAATTCTGTTGGTCGTGTACATATAGGTGTTCTAGTTATTATTGACATAGATAAAAATGGTAGTGTGGAAGTTCGTGAGAAAGACACATTAAAAGGAGATTTTTTACCTATTAGAGAATTATCAGAACCTCATATCTATGATAGGCTAGAGAATTGGTCTAAAATTGTAGTTGACATGTTATCAAAGTAAGGAGTGAACACTAATGACTACAAGAACAGAAATGCTTGAGGCATCGGATTTAATTGATTATAGGATAACAGAAGTGCTATATAGTTGGACAAAGAACGAAGGAAACAACTTAGAAGGATTCATTAACAACCCGTCTGAGCATGTTAACTATAGTCCGTATATGATAATGGATTTTTCAAAGTTAACGCAACGATTAAATATGTTAAGAGGAATCGAGTCTAGTTTAGTTGTTATAACTGAATATAAGAAAAATAATCCAGACTATATCCGTTCTATGTACGAAGAAGCACTAGACAATGTGAATGTTCAATTAATGCAAAGACTTTTAGATTGGCTTATTAAGAGATACGGAGACATGACAGAAATGATAAAAAGCAACAAAGCTGTAGATTCAATGTCTCCAATACATGATTACATAGGAATGTTTACTTTTAATCAACCTAAGTTCCTATCTGAATATACTATGTATGCGAAAGCGATAGAAGGTTGTAAGGTCGTTGTTGATTACAAGTTAGGATTGACACAAGAAATTCCAACAGAACAACTACTAACTTCTAACGAACCACCACAAGGGGCTTAACGCCTCTTTTTTTGGGTTTCCTTGACTTTTCCTTATAATTCAAGTATAATATAAATATGGAGGTGATGGTCGTGAAAGAGATTGAATTAACATTAGGCATGGTAGCTAAAGTAGATGATGAAGACTATGATTGGCTCAATCAGTGGAAATGGCAAGCGATAAAAAAAGAAACTGATATATATGCAAGAAGAACAGATGGAACATATATGCACAACCTTATACTAGGAACAAAGGAAGGTTGTATAGTTGACCATATCGACAACAAAGGATTAAACAATCAGAGGTTAAACCTTAGACACGCTACTATTGCACAGAATCAATACAATCAAAAGCCTAGAGGTGGAACTTCTCCATATAAAGGTGTGTTTCGTAGAGACAATGGAACTTTTCTTGCTAGGATTAGTAAGGATAGAAAAAGCTATCATCTAGGAGTCTTTGATGATGAAATAGCATCAGCTAATGCATATAATCACAGTGCATATGAAATGTTCGGAGAGTTCGCTAAATTAAATGAAGTTCCATACATGACAAAGTTTACGATTGAAAAGCATAGAATAAAGAGAAGGTGATTAGATGAATCCAAGTGTAATAGAAGAATATAATAAGACAGGTTATGTAAATCTACATCTACATACGGACGCATCTCACCTAGATGGTATGAATGACTTGCCTAGCCTCATTAAGAGATTAAAAGAGATTAACCATAAGACTTGCGCAATCAGTGACCACGGAAATATGCACAATGTATTCAGATTCTATCAAACTTGTTTAGTAAATGACATTAAACCTATTCTTGGATTTGAGGCTTATATTACAGATGCTAGACAGTTACAGAAGAAATCAGACTTTATGATTGTTGAAGAATGGACAGGTGATGATTTTGTACATGAGATTTGTCACTTAGTTTTGTTGGCTGAAAACTTCAAAGGATACCAAAACCTATGTAAGTTGACAACGTTATCAAACTCCGAAGGTTTTTATGGTAAACCTAGAATTGACTATGAGTTATTAAAGAAGTACAGCGAAGGTGTTATTGCTATCAACGGTCATGTTGGAACTGATATTGCTGTGGCTTTTGAGAGGGCTAGCAAGCCTGTAGGAGAGACAGAAGAAGAACTATATGATTACATGAGGAAAGAGATTGAAAGAGCACTAAGACTCAATGAGTGGTATAAGGAAGTATTCGGAGATAGGTATTATCTTGAACTTCAAAACCATGAGTTAAATATTGAGAAACTATTAAATCCTGCTATGATTAGATTGTCGCAAGAATCTAATGTGCCATTAGTAATGACAAACGACTCACATTACACTTGGCGGTCAGATGCAGATACACACCGTATTCACTTTGCTAATGGACTAGGTAAGGACTATGAAGAATTTATGAATGATGATAAATTCGATGAAGGTTTCTCTACATGTGACGAGTTTTATGTTAAAGATGATGAAGAAATGCTGACTATGGCTATGCAGTATGGTGAAATAGCTGTACAAGCCCTAATTAATACGAACAAAGTAGCTGAGCGTTGTAATGTTACTTTTGAACAGATTGAATTAAAAGGTACATACGAAAAGAAAGGTAAGCTAGAAGGCAAGTGGAAAACAAAAGAATATTTGTTCCCTGATTTTGCAATCCCAATGCCTTTTGCGGATAAGGAATCTTACTTTAAACATTTAGTATCAGAAGGTCTAAAAGAGCGTATTGCTAATAGTGAAGTAGATTTAGAAGGATATACAGAGCATGACTATTGGAAACGATTAGAGTATGAAGAAGGTGTAATCATTGATATGGGTTTCCCTACATACTTTACTATCCTATGGGACGTATTGCGTTTCTGTAGAGAACAAGATATTCCAGTAGGTAAAGGTCGTGGCTCAGGTGCAGGCTCATTAGTTGCCTATAGCTTACGAATCACTGATGTAGACCCATTAAAGTATAATCTTTTATTTGAACGATTCTTAAACCCTGACCGTATCAGCATGCCTGATATCGACTTGGATTTCTGTTATGATAGGATTCAAGAAGTTATCGACTATACAAAAGATAAGTATGGTCATGATAGAGTGTGTAAGATTGGTACATTTGGAACACTTTCAGCTAAAGCTGTTATTAAAGATGTAGCACGAGTACTTAAATATGATTATCAAACAATTAACTCGTTAACTACCAAGGTCACAGAAATAGGTATCAAGATTAAAGATATACTTATCAAGTATCCTGAATTTAAAACATTGTATGATGAAGACTTAGGTTTTAAGCGTATCATTGATACTTCACTAAGGCTAGAAGGATTGCAAAGACACACATCACAGCATGCGGCAGGTGTTATTATCTCGCCATTTCCATTGACAGACCTAGTTCCGTTGAAAGGTAGAGGTGGAGATTCAACAGCACAGTTAGATATGATTGAGTTAGAAATGTTAGGCTTTGTTAAGATGGACTATCTACGCTTAAGAACGCTTACTGTAATTAAAAATGCAGTTAATTCAATCTATGAACATCTAGGTGAGTACATCAACATTGATAAGATTAACTTTGAAGATAGCAAGGTGTTTGAAAAGTTTTCAGAAGGTCAATCACTAGGAATATTCCAGTTTGAATCTGACGGAATGAAATCACTACTTAAAAAACAATCACCTAAGTCAATAGAAGACCTAGCAACTGCTAATGCTTTGTATCGCCCAGGTCCACTAGATATGAAGATAGAAGACGAGAATGACCCTAACTACGGAATGACTATGGTTGACATATATCTCGCTCGTGCCAGTGGTGAGCAAGAAGTTAAATATGACCACCCACTACTTGAGCAAGTACAAGATGTTACGCTAGGTATTTTTGTAACACAGGAACAAGTAATGAGAGCATCAGTAGTTATGGCAGGATTTACATTGGCACAAGCAGATGAACTGCGTAAGGTAGTAGGTAAGAAACTACTCGATAAGATGCCTGAGCAAAGAGAGAAGTTCGTGAGTGGTTGCTTAGAGAATCCTCAATACATGGATAACTGCCCACTTGATAAGAACCCTAAGTATTTAGCGGAGTTTATTTGGAGTCAGATTGAGACATTTGGTAGATACGGATTTAACTTAAGCCATGCTACTGCTTATGCGATTTTAGCTTATCAATCTATGTGGCTTAAAGTACATTACCCTGAGTTCTTTATGGCAAGCGTACTAACATCATACATAGGTGAGAAAATCGAAAAGATTGTACCATACTTAAACGAATGTCGAGTGTTAGGCTTGAAGCTACTAGCACCTGATGTAAACCGTTCTACATTGAAATTCGAAGTATCTGCTGACCGTAAAGGTATTCACTTTGGCTTGAATGGTATCAAAGGTGTAGGAACAAAGGCAGTAGAAAACATTCTGCAAGTAAGAAAGAATCACGGATTTAAAACACTAACAGACTTCATCATGCTAACTGGCTCAGCAGTAAACAAGACGGTTACAGTAGCATTAGCAGAGGCAGGAGCGTTTGACTTCTTAGGATATAATCGTAGAACGATGGTTAAAATCGTTGAAGACTTAATCTTAATAAGTTCAAATGTTAAGAAAAAAATCGCAGGAAACAAAAAGAGAAAGAATCCTGTACAAGATATTAGTTCTTTTTATAATCCGTTTTATGAATATGAACCAACGGTAATAGAAGAATTTTCTCATGATGAACTATGTAAGATGGAAAGAACCTTAACTGGATTCTACATGACCCATCACCCATTAGAAGGACTAATTGATTTCATTCAAAGTAAGACAACTCATACTTCTGATGTGATTAATAATGGTATCCCCATTGAGGTTCATCAGGTATTTGATGAAGATAGTCTATTGATTTCTGATTCAGGTGATTTAGAAGAAGAATATCAAAAACTACCTCAAGGACAGTTTGTTATTACTGGTGGTGTAATAAAGCAAGCAAAAGAGATTACAATTAAGCGTGGTCGTAACGAAGGCAAGAAAATGGCTAGCATTGTAGTTGAAGATGCATATCAAGGAGACATTAAATGTACAGTCTTCAATCGAGAATATGAGAAACTTCAACATGTAGTGCAAGAAGGAAAGGTAATATTCATTAAAGGTAACATAGATTACTTTAATGAAACTGCCCAAGTCAATGTTGTTGAAATCTCGGAAGTAAATCGTGATTCGGCAAAATCATTATCAAGAAGTGAAGTGTTGAATAGTCTAAATGAAGTACGAAAAATAATTGAAGAAATCGAAGAGACAATTGACCTACTTGGTGATGATGCCAACCTTATCGTTGATGTTACAGATGAGCTAGTAAGCCTGTATGAAAAACACGATAAACTCTATGAAGAGTTGGAAAGGTTGGAGTTCGGAACATGAGTATTCAGCAAGAGCAAGATAAAGCAAAGTTAATAGTTAGAAGAGTTGTAGAAGGAGACTGTTATGCGTTTGGTGAACTAGAGGGGTTAGCAAAGCCCCTTATGGTTCATTTGGCAGATTACTATTCTAGTCTACATTATAAGTTTGAATATGATGACTTTTATTCTATATGCTTGAATGCATTATATGAGGCATGTTTGGAATATGACCCCAAAAATCCTAGTTTTCTAAGTTATTCGAAAACATTTATGGTGAATCAATGTAAAAGAGAATTAGAATATTGGAACGCTGAAATGAGAAACCCATTCTTAAAAAAAGAAATTCAAGTAGGTTTAGATAGAGATATTTCAAGTGACGGTAAAAGTAGGTTGCTATGTTTTATAACAATAGAAGATGAGGTGCTTAAGAATGAGTTTAGGCAAAACATAGAGAGCATTATATCCTCAATATTTGATGAAACAAAAGCTGATATTCTCAGGCTATATATAAATAAAGATATGAGACCAAGAGATATCGCCATGATAAAAGGACTAGCATATCAAAATACATATTCTATTATAACAAGAGGAATGAAGAAGATTTCAGAAGAATACAAGAAACGATATTCCCTTGACATTGTTAATAATTTATAGTATAATTATAATATAAATTAAGGAGGAAAATACATATGACACAAAATAAAAAAACAGAAGAAGATATTATTGATGTTCCATTTACAGAGGTAAGCACATCTACAGACGAAAACTTGAATCTAGAAGATATCGGCTACATGGTTGTCGTTGGTCGCACAAAAGATGGAGAGACAATTTTTCGTACAGTAGGAATTAATGACTTAATCATGATTCTTGGATTAGTAGATTATGCTCGTGAAGAGGTTCTAGCAGAAATCGCAAAACATCGTAAATAATACATAGGGGAGAGAAATCTCCCCACTATCTTAAGAGGTGATAGAATGACAAGATTAGAGAAACTACTTTATGCAACTGGACTAGCTTACATACTATCAGATACATACGGTGTGTATGCCCTCAGTCAAAAAGAAGGGAATAAGTTAGCCATTCTAACAGCAAAAGAGTATTCTGTCGATTTTGATAATGTAACAGAAGAAGATGCCAAGAGGATTAAAGATAACTTATTGATTCAAATGGAGTCCTTAAAGAAAGAATTGCTAGAGGAGGAAACAGATTGATTATACACTATCTATCAGCAAGTAGATTAAAAAAGTATTTGCAATGCACAGAGGCTTACTATCAGGCTTACGAAAATAAGGTAAGGTCAGATGCAATACATTTACGATTTGGAACTATGGTTCATACGGTATTTGAAAGATGGTTTCAGGAAGATAAAGATATTCTTGAAATCTATGAAGAAGAATGGAGAAAGTCAGACGTTGTTGACCTTCAATTCTATAAAGACGGAATTGAAATGGTGCAAAACTTTACTACATACACAAACAAAGACAGCTTATTAACATTAGGTCTTGAACAAGCATTCGCAATTAACATTGAGGACGATATTGTTGTAGACACTACTGGTGTTGATTTTAGCGATAGAGACCAAGCGAAAGAGTTCCTGAGTAAGCTAGAAAATGATGATAAACCATATATCTTTGGATTTATTGATAGAATTGATTATAATCCTGATAATGACACATTATACATAGTTGACTATAAAACATCACGAATTGCATTGACAAAAAGTGAGGCTGATGTAGATGAACAGCTAAGTATGTATGCCTTAGTTGCTAGTTATATCTATCCTGAATATGAGAATGTGGTACTTCAATTACAGTATGTTAGATTAGGAGATTTCGTTTCTACTACAAGGACTAATGAGGAATTAGAAACATTTAAGAATTGGTTAATTCATATGTACTATCAAATTAAATATGATGTATCACCAGTAGCTACACTCAACAAATATTGTGGGTGGTGCGACTCAAGGCATGGTTGTAATGCATATCAAGAATTAGTCAATAGTGAGCCACAAGATGAAGATATGAAGTTGTTAGAATTTGAAGAATTAGACGAACAACTCGAAAAAATTAATGCACACATTAAGATTCTTACTGGTCGAAAAAAAGAAATCGAGACTAGATTCAAAGAAGAACTTAAGGCAACCGATAATACACCAATTAGTGTTAGTGGTGGAGAACGGTATGTGACAAACAACGCTAGAAAAAGCTATGATGTTTCAACTGTAATTACTGCTTTCCCTACACAGTTTGACAAGTTATTATCAGTTAATAAAACAGATGTTGATAAACTAGCTAAAGATGACCCTGAGATTCAACAAATGCTTGATGAAACAGCAGAAACATATTTTATTTCTCCAACATTGCGGAGAAAGAAAAAGAAAGGTGAATAATATGAAACTAACCGAATATCAATCTGCTTTATTAGATAAACAGGTAAGAAGTGTAGCACAAGTAAAGCTAGGAGCAAAAACTACAGTGGTTTTGATAACTACAAAGAATGGCTTTGAAATTGTCGGAACATCTGCATGTGTAAATCCTGCTGATTTTAATGAAGGAATAGGAATCCACTATGCGTTGGTTGATGCTTTAAATAAGCTAGATGAACTATTAGGATTTGCACGACAACAGGAGCTTTTTAAGGGGGAATAGCATCCCCCTTATTTTAACAAAAGGAGAGATACATATGGAACGTAACAGAGGCGCATGGATAATGACATACACAGGAAAACATTTTCACTTGTTAGACCCTACACCTGATGAAGTAGATAGGGTAGATATTGCTCATGCATTATCAAATAACTGTCGCTTCACAGGACACACAAAAGACTTTTATAGTGTGGCAACACACTCTATCTTATGTGCAGAGCAGGCTAGAAAGGATAACATGTCAGCTAAAATTCAACTGTATTGTTTGCTACATGATTCTAGCGAAACATGGCTTACAGATGTAAATAGACCATTAAAGTCTGTATTAGGAAAGATTTATACAGACCTAGAGGATAAAGTATCATCAGTAGTATGGGAGCACTTTGGGCTTCCTGAGCCAACAGAGGAAGAATGGAGAACGGTTAAGCACTATGATAACTTCCTACTTGCCAATGAAATTGGACAGCTAATGATTAATCCAGAAGAGTTTGAAATTAAACCTATATATAATGGAATCAGTATTCCACGATTCGGCAATGTACACTGTAAAAATAGATTTTTACAAATCTTAGAGTTTCTGCTTAAAGAATACGAGGAGGAATCCAAATGAACAATATTCTATTCTGCATCACTGGACCAAGTGGTTCGGGAAAAACGACCCTAATGAAAAACATAATGGACAATGAATTGCTTAGCTTTACCACTCGACCAATGCGAGAAGGAGAAAAAGATGGTCTAGCTTACAAGTTTATTAATAACATAGATTTTGATTCATTATTATACCACGATAAGCTAGCAGAATATACCGAGTATCCTCCTCAAAGTGGTAACTTCTATGGTCTAACTATGGAAGAGTTGATGACTAAATTAGAAACAGGTCATGCTTTCTTTATTTGTGACAATAATGGATTTAATCAGATTAAAGAAAAATACAAAAATGTAGTTTCTATCTTTCTATACGCAGAAGAAGATGATTGCATAAACAATATGGTTGGGAGAGGAGATACGCTAGGAAATATAGAGAGCAGATTAGCTACATATGAAAATGAGATGGCTAACAGTGGACAGTATGATTATGTTGTTAAAAACATTAGAGGATTTGCCAAGCTAACAGAAAACATATTAGAGGAAATTATTTACGCTGAAATTTGTAAGTTTGCAAATGAGGTGACTAAATGAGCCTAGTGCATTTATTTCTAAATGAAATTGAACAAATACAAGATGATAAGATTAGAGATTTTGTAGTAGAGGCACTTGATAAATTACCTGAATTTTACGAAGACTTGACTAACTTTACAGAGGAAACGAAAAAGGCAGTTGAGTATTCCAAGACATTATTAGAGGTATTAGATGCAGATGATTATGCGTCTGATGTAGTAAAAAGTGCTATCTTATTGCAAGACATAACTAGGTATAGCCTAGAAGAGATAGATGAAGGGTTTGGAAAAACACCTACTCAAATATTAAATGAAGACCCATTACACCCACTATCAGCTAGACAGAAACTACTACCACTGCTAGGTATAGTTGGAGCAGAAAAGTTTGATGACATATTAAGAACGATTGAGTCTAGCCACGGAGTTAATTCACCTATACCACAGGTTATGCCTACTGTAAATGACCCTGTATATGTATGGGTACTACCTTTTGTTAACAGTCTTGCTAGAGCATAATAAAATATACAAAAGTAAGTATAAGAAGACCATGAGGTGATAACATGAGATTTAAAACATATGCAGTCGATTTTGACGATACAATAACAATCAATACAAAATTTCCTGAAATTGGAGAGTTAAATCCACATGCTGATAGAGTGATTCGTAGAATCAAAGAAAACGGTGGAGAGATTGCTATTTGGACCTGTCGAACAGGAGTACACGAAATAGCAGTTAAGAATTTTTTAGCCTTGCATAATATACCCTACGATTCATTTAATGAGATTCTTCCGTCCGAAAAAGAGCATTGGGGCGAAGGAGGAAGAAAGATATTTGCCCATTGTTACATAGATGACAAAGGTATATACGCTCAAATGAATGGTGGAATTGATTGGTTACAATTAGAGAAGTATATATTCGACGAAAAACCACCAAAAGAGAACAGACCAAAAGGAACATTAATGATGCTATAAAAGAGGAAGTTTTTATTGACTTCCTCTTATAATTCAAATATAATATAAAAGGAGGAGAGGATATGTCTGTAAATAATTATAAATTCGACAGTAGGACAAAAGAAGAATTTATTGCAGATATGGAAAAAGGCTTAAGTGCCGAAGTAACGTCTATTAACATCTTTAGAGACATACTTAACAACAGTGACATCGAAAATCCCGAAGTGCTTTATGTAGGTTCAGATGAAGAAGGAAAGATTACATACGATAGGAATCAAGATGTTGCTAATGTAGACTTATTTCCTGATTATTTACTTAAATATAAGGAGAGTAGAAGAATAAGAGCAAACTTTATCGAAGTGAAAGTTTGTAACCCTCATTCTAAAGAGTGTTATTTTAAAGTGAAGCAATTAGAACAGTACAAAGATTTAGAGAAAGTTGTCATTCTATTTGTTATGGGGTATGCTACATCAAATCCAAAATTTGTATTAGTTAAACCCGAAGACATTCTATCATTAGGTATCGAGCCAGTATATGTATATGGCAAATCAACTATTAAAGTGCCGACTGAAATGATGGCATGGCTACCTTTTAATAGAGATTACCGTTTCAACAAGCTATTAACAAGAAGTTACATCAAGTGATAAATTGGAAGGAGACAACAATATGCAACAAACATTAACACCGAAATTATTAACAGACAAGTATATCAACAAATATCCTGATTTTCCATCTCACATGAACACACTAGGTAGTTTCGTTTATCTAAGAACATACTCTCGTTATCTACCTGAGTTGGGTCGGAGAGAAACATGGAAAGAGACAGTTAGACGTTCCGTAGAGTACAATGTCCAACTACATATTAAACATGCTAAGAAAATTGGTATCCCATTCGTATTTTCTGAATTAAAACAAGAGGCAGAAACTTGGTTTGACTCAATGTTCAACCTAGACCAATTCCTATCAGGAAGAACGCTTTGGGTAGGAGGAAGTGATAACGGAGTAGCAGATAAGTACCCATTAGCAAACTTTAACTGCTCATTTGTTAACATTAGCAAGTGGGAGGACTTAGGAGATTTATTCTACCTCTTATTAGTAGGAACAGGAGTAGGATTTAAGTCTACACTTAATATGGCTAAGAACTTAGCAAAGATTAAAACAGATGTAGTTGTTGAACATGTACCATACGAAGGAAAGAAATATCATTTAGAACATTCTCGTATGGCTAAGTTAGTAGAAACAGAAGATGGACAATATGAGCCATATGCAGATGCTTTTTGGTCGGACGATGAAGAAGAAAAAGAAGTAATTGAGTTTAATGGTGTGTACGGTATTGATGTTGGTGATAGTAAAGAAGGATGGGTTGAGGCTCTAAACTTATATATTAAATTACTAACAAATAGACGGTATTCAGATGTACATAAGATTGTTTTCTGCTATGATGCAGTTCGTGATAAAGGAGCAAGGCTTAAAACTTTTGGAGGTACAGCTTCAGGTCCAAGTCCTCTACAGGAAATGTTCTCAGGATTTGACAGAGTACTAAAAAATCAAGTAGATGTAACACTAGCACCTATTGAGGTTGATGAAGATGGTTATGGTCATGTAAGACCTGTTCATATTTTGGATATGGGCAATCTGATAGGTAATAATGTAGTTGTTGGAGGAGTACGCAGGACAGCAGAAATTTTCTTATTTGACGCTGATGATTTTGAAAGCCTATGGGCTAAGTATGGTGTTAATGGTTACTGGAAAGAGAAAGACTTCCAAAAGCATGAGAAATTAAAAGCATATCTAGACGAGAAAGGTATTGTATATCCTGAGTGGTTTGAGAAGATTGGTGTTCGTAATTATGATGAAAATATCAACATTGACTTCGTTACGAAAGAACCACGCAGAGAAGAGGATGGTAGTTTATCTCCTTTCAACTTTGGTACTGGATTCTACCACAGAGCAATGTCTAATAACTCTATTGCTTTCATTGATAAGCCTGTATTTGATTTCCTTGATATGGTATTTAAGATTATGGAGGCAGAAGGAGAGCCTGGATTTATCAACCTGTATGAAGCTAGTCGTAGAAGATTAGTTCAAATGGGTATTACTGACCCTAAATTAATTCGTGAATACGCAGAGTTGATTGGTCTAAACCCATGTGCCGAAATTTTGTTGCATACATATGGAGTTTGTAATTTAACTACTGTAAACTTTGTACGATTTGTCAAGACAGATAGCAAAGGCAATAAGTTCCTTGATGTAGATGGATTGATTGAGGCACAGCGTAGAAGTGCGAGAGCAGGTCTTCGTATGACAACTGTTCAACTTGAACTTCCACACTGGTCACACACTCAAGAGACTGATAGATTGCTTGGTACATCAATTACAGGTCTTAAAGATGCTATGGCTCAAGTTGGATACACGAAAGAGCAAGAAGACGAACTATTAGAAGTATTAGGTAAGGTAGCTAGAGAAGAAGCTAATGTATATGCTAAGTACCTTCGTATACCTGCCCCACTATTGGTAACAACTGTAAAACCCGAAGGGACCTTATCACAGGTCGCAGGAGGGGTGTCTAGTGGACTCCATTTTTCTCATAGTGAATACTTCATCAGACGAGTTAGAATCAACGCTGATGACCCATTAGCCAAAGCTATTCTATATCATAAAGGTTGGAATGTAAACCCTGAGAATGGCACACAAGGAGCTACATATGAGGAGAAAATGAAGAACGCTCGCACCTATGTAGTTGACTTCCCTGTTTACTCAGGTCAGAAGATTACTAAAGATGAAATTTCTGTAGCACAACAGTTTGCAACTTATTTCGCTTTCCAAGATGTATACACTGAACACAATTCATCTAATACAATTACAGTTAAGCCTGACGAGTGGAATACTGCTCGTGATATTATCTTTGATAATTGGTCAAACTTTGTTGGAGTATCATTCCTATCACACGACGGAGGAACCTATCAATTAGCCCCATATGAAAGCTGTACTAAAGAGCAATATGAAAAGCTACTTGAAGAGATGCAGGCATTTGATATGAGTGTGTTGGAATTGTTTGAAACAACAGGTGATGATGAAACATCTCTTGATGGAATGGATGGATGCGACTCAGGTCTGTGTCCTGTGAGGTAATATGTGTCAAGTGAAATAACTACTAAACAATGCTCTAAGTGTGGTCTTAAAAAGCCACTCTTAGAGTTCTCTAAACAAGGAATTAAATTTGAGAGGATTGATGTATAATGGTAACAGTATATAGCGCAGAAAATTGTAAGTATTGTAAGTTAGCTAAACTATTCTTGCAGGCAAATAAAGTAGATTTTGAATACAAGAATATCGACACAAATGTAGTTGAGAAACATTGTTGTGGAGAAGTAGAAACATATGAAGACACTGATTTTAAAGCTGATTTCGATAAGCTAGATGCTATGGGTGCTCCTGTACTCGTTGTTGATGGCGAAGTATTCTTTGGTTTTACCCCTGATATTCAAAGAGCAGTAGCAGAAAAACTAGGTTTATAGTTGTACCCTTGACTCTTTTTCCATATTCTGCTATAATATAAGTGTAATATAAAAAAGGAGGAGTTAAAAATGAAAACATTAATTGTATTTTATCGTGAAAATTGTCCGCCAAGTGATGACGCTAAAAAGTATTTTATGAAAAAAAGAGGAAGGCGTGATGTCCGAGTCGAAGAGTATAATGTTGACAAAAATAAGGATATTGCAACTAAGTACGAAATACATAATACACCTACAGCTATTTTATTAGACGAGAAAAAAAATGTAGTTAAGAGGTTAGATGGTCTTGTGCCAAACAAAGAATACGATAAGCTATTTGATGAACCATTAAAAGTAGAGACTACAAAGAAAGTCATTACAGTCGAATTGCTTATTGAACTTATTTCTGCTAACACCAAAGATTTTAAATTTTTGCTTGACAACCGAGACAAAGGTGTAACGGTTGAAGAGCCACTTATTACAGCAGAAGCTACTCAAGCTATTACACTTATGTATCTGTTGAATTACTGTAAAGGTGTAATCACCAAAGAAGAACTAATTAATGCTTTAGTAGAAATTAAATAATAAGAGATTGAGAGAGACTAGTCCTTGACTTTTCTCTCTTTCTCATTTATAATATAACTATAATACATAAAGGAGTTGTTGTGAATGAAAGCAATACTATTATATTTGTTAAAGATTTTTATAAATGGCGCATTAGTTCTTGCAAGTCTATTTGTTGGAAGTAAGGCATGGCATATCTTCACACATGCAAGCGGAATATTTGACTTTCTAAAGTATCTTGGTTTGTTAGTTGTGTATTTTGTATTAATAACTATTTTAGTGAGGAAAAAATAATATGGCTGAATTAAAATTAGGAATAGCGTTTGCAGGAGGAGGAGTTAGAGGAGCAGGTCACTTAGGAATCGTGCAAGCGTTATATGAAAACAGAATTTATCCTACAATCTATGCAGGAACTTCAGCAGGTTCAGTAGTTGCTAGCTTACTAGCATATGGATATGAGCCGAAAGAGGCATTAGCAAAGTTTGTAGAAGTAAGCAAGGAAATGATAGATATTGCTTATGGACATATCGCCAAAGGAATACTTACTACTAGTAAAATAGAAGGATTCGTCAAAGGAGATACTTTAGAAGAATTACTACATAGTATGTTTAATGGCGCTAACCTAGGAGACATTAAAGTTCCATTAGGAATTGTTGCTACAGATATTGATAAAGGAAAGCAAGTTATTTTTACTAATAAATTTTCTAATTTTAAATTAGGCGCAATTAATGATGATAACTTTTCAATTAATTGGTTCAATGAAATTTTTGACTACAAGCTTAGTGAAATTATAAGAGCCTCAAGCAGTATGCCACCTATCTTTGTTCCCAAAGTAATAAATAATGTGAAATTAGTTGATGGTGGAATAACAAATAATTTGCCATCAGATGTAGCAGTTGCCCTAGGTGCAGATAAAGTATTGTCATTAGACCTAGGATATTCAGGAGAAGTAGAAACGAATGGAATTATTGACATTGCCCATATGTCTGTAAATATATTGATGGAGAGAGTAACTGATGGAAACAGAAAAGATTTTGGTTTATATCTGAATCCTAGAATTTATGATGTGACAGCATTAGACACAACTAGAATGACTGAATGTTATCAGAGAGGCTATGAGTACGGATTATCTCAAATTAATAATATCGTTAAATATCTTGAGGAGGTGTAATACAATGGAATATGGGCATATTTGGAATCCTGAAACTAATGACTTTGTGCCATTTACTGTAGATGAATATGTTGCAGAGCAATCAGAACAACTAGCTTTTTGGAGTGCAGTAGCTAAGCATGCAAAGAAGACCCATAAGAAGTTTAAGGCTGACAGTTGGGTTAAGTACCATGAAAGCGAAATTAGAAACGCTAGAGAGTATGAGGAGTGGAGTAAAAATGCTGTTCGATAAGATGGAAGATTTAAGAGATTATTTGGCGGTAGAATATCCAAAAAGCAGAGGAAAGACTATGGCTTGTTGGCTTACAAGTGAGCTATCAATGTCCGTAGGAGTATATGAAGGAGAAGACATGGTGCAAGGATTAATCGTCTATAAAGACCCGAAAAGAGATTTTAAGTGGGTTCTATTGGACAATTTCCATGCAGATTTAGCCACAAGAAACTATGTAGAATATATTGCTGAGTTTACAGAGGCAGTTTCGTTATTTGAAATTGAGAATCTTTTTGATGATGATGACGAAGATGAAGATTTCTATGAAACCCTTGACTAATCTATACAAGCATGATATAATATAAATATAATTTAACAAAGGAAAGGTGATACATATATGATTAAAATGTCCGAATCAATTGCAAACCTAGCTAAGGCATATGCTCAATTCCAAGCAGAGGTAAAGAATCCAAATAATACAGCAAAAAATCCACAATTCAAAAGTACTTATGCTCCACTAGACGAAGTTATCAATACAGCTAAGCCTGTGTTAGCTAAGTATGGTTTGTCTGTGCTTCAATCAACAGGTTCAGAAGGAGAGAGCGTAGTAATTACGTCCTTGTTATTGCATGAGTCAGGAGAATACATTCAATCATCTGAGTTAGTCCTTCCTGCTTATCAGATTAAAGGTGGAGGAGTTAAAGACTTCAATGCACAAGGAGCAGGTTCAGCTATTACATATGGTCGTCGATATAGTTTATCAGCTATTTTAGGATTATCATCAGAGGATGATGACGATGGCAATCACGCAAGTAGCGGATACAAAGATGCATCTAGTAACGCACCAAAAAACAATAACAGTGGTGGCGGTTTAAGTGATGCAGAAAAAGAAAAGCGTAAACAAGAGGCTATTGCTAAAGCACAAGCTAGACAAAATGCTAGCAAGCAAGAGGCAGAGCAAGAAGGTAAAGATGAATTAGCAAATGAAGAGTCTAACGAAACTAAGTCATTAGAGAAGATTAGTCCACAACAAGAAAAAGCTATTGGTAATATGTTGAATATCCTTGCTCGTAAAAAAGGTGATGGATTTGATAAAGATGAGTACCTAAATGGCTTAGTATCTAAATATGGTGTCGCAAAACTAGAAGATGTATCTGCTGATAATGCACGAGAAATCATTGGAACAATCAACGCTGACCGAGCAGGTAAGTAATTTAACATAGGAGGGCATTGCGTCCCTCCTTTTTTAAACCTAGGAGTGATTAAATGGAACACTATTTTATAGAAATACCACAAAGACCAATTGCTAAAAGTAATATGTATGGTGTCCGAGTTATTGGTAAGCGTGGAATAATTTACACAACTCGTGATTTAGAAGATTATGAGATGATGGTTGGACAAATAGCAAATGACGTTATTAAAGAAACCATTACCACCTATGCCTCAATGTATATGAGAGTCTACCAACATGGCAAACGTTGGATAGATGTGGATAATGTGTTTAAAGCTGTGCAAGATAGTTTAGATGTTACAAAGACTATCAAGCGAGGAAAGAATGAAATTCAAGTATGTCAAACAGGTATTGCTAATGACCGATTGTTTCAACTTATAGTTGGCGAGAGGATTCATGTAGAATCAAAGGAAGAAGAAAAAGTTGAGCTTATTATAGAAGAATATAAAGGATTGTTCCACTTGGTTGATACTGTTAAAAAGCAGTATGGAATTGAAGAAGATTATTACAAAGAATTGTTTTTACCTGAGATATAAGGAGAGGTGCTTAATGGCTAAAATTGTTTACATGAGTGATAGTCCTACTATCAGTACAGGATATGGTCGTGTTAGTAAAGAGGTAGCGACAGCACTACATAATGCAGGACACGATGTAACAGTAATTGGTTGGGGGCATCAAGGAGAGCCACATGATTTTCCTTTTGTCATACTCCCTTGCAACACACATAGAGAAAATTTTGGAGAAGATGTATTAGCAAATTTTATCAGAAGTGAGAAGCCTGATATTGTGTTTACACTTGGCGACCCTTGGATGACTGAGTTTATTCCAAGCATGGAAGAACGGAAGTCAGTATGTTGGATTAGTTATTTCCCTATTGACGGATATCCTATTCCTCCTAATTGGCATAGTTGGATTAAGGATATTGATATCCCTGTTGTGTTTAGCAAGTTTGCATTTAAACTAGTAGCTGATATTCTAGGAAGAAATCCGATATATATACCACATGGAGTTAATACAAGTGTTTTTCTACCACTTGAAAAAACTGATGAAATTAAAAGAACTGTATTAGGAAGAGATGATGTTTTTGTCGTAGGTTGTGTGGCTAGAAATCAACCAAGAAAAAATCTTCCTGCGCTAATAAAAGCATTCTCAAAGTTTTCAGAAAACAAAAAAGATGTAGCACTATACTTGCACTCACAAATTCGTGATGTAGGTTGGAGTATAGATGAACTCGTAACTAGGTTTAATATCGGAGATAAGGCATATCACACAAATGGATTTAATGCTATGAATGGTGTACCTGACAGCGAACTAAATATGTTGTATAATATGTTTGATGTGATGGCATTACCAACAATGGCAGAAGGATTCGGATTGCCAATTTTAGAGTCACAGTCAGCAGGAACGCCTGTTCTAGTAACTGACTTTTCAGCTTGTACAGAGTTAGTAGTTGACCGACAAGAGTTAATTAAAGTAAGAGACACATTGATTATGGGCAGAAACATCGAGCAGGCTATTGCTGATACTGATGATTTGGCTCGTAAACTCAACTTGTTTTACGACGATTGGAAAAGAAAAGACTCTAGAAAACTAAAAGAGTTAGGTGCAAAAGGAAGAAATAAAGCTATTGGTATGGATTGGATGGCTATTAACAATCAATTTGTAAAGCTGATTGCACAAGTAGAGCCACAAGCTAAGAAGTTAGACAAGACAATTAAACCTAATTTCTATCGCATTTAAGGAGAGGATATTTTATGCAAGTAGTATGGAGAGGAATTATACATTGTAAACAAGGATACGCTCGTGCTAGTCGTGAATATATACTTGCACTAGATAGAGCAGGTGTTGATGTGAAAGTTGAGCCATTAAACTTTGGAACTCCACCAACTAGACTAATTCCTGAGCAAGCTAAGAGATTAAAAGAGTTAATAGCTAAGCCACTAGCTAAGGATAAGAAAAAGGTATTAGTTTATCACGCACAACCACATGGTATTAACCCTGCAAAAGAACGAGCAAACGGATTTGATAAAGTAATTATTAATACTGTTTGGGAGACAACAAAAATACCTAATGATTGGTTCCCAACTATTAATCAAGCAGATGCAGTATTAGTACCGTCAAGACAAAATGTGCAAGCATTACGAGACAGTGGAGTAACAGTTCCGATTTTTATGGTTCCTCATGGTGCAGAATTAGACCAGTTTAATCCTAGCAATAAGCCTTTCGTAATAGATGAAGAAACAACTAAAACATTTAATTTTTTATCTGTTTTTCATTGGCAACATAGAAAAGCACCTGATGTTCTACTTAAAGCATTTTGGCAGGAATTTACAAACAAAGATAATGTGTCGTTGATACTTAAATCATATTGGAATCCTAGTCAAAAAGAGGCTCAAAGAGCAGTGCATAGCCATATCTTGAGCTATAGGTATATGCTAGGTTATGGTGATGACAGAGCACCTATCTTGTATAGTGGAAGTGATTTCAACGAAGAAGACCTAAGAGGTTTATATACAGCATCAGATGTCTTTGTACTGCCAAGTAGAGGTGAAGGTGTAGGATTACCTTATATGGAGGCTATGTCTAGTGGTATCTCTTGTATTGCGACAGGATGGGGTGGGCAGACAGACTTCATAAGCAATAACAATGGCTATCTGATTGATTATAAGCTAGAGAGTACAACATCAAGACTTGAGCAAGCAATCTCTGAGAATTTCTTCCCAGGTTTTACTGATGAAATGAAGTGGGCAGAACCTAGTCTTGACCATTTACGACAATTAATGAGGTATACATATGAAAATCAAGATGAAGTAAAAGAAAAAGGCAAGAAGGCTAGAGAGGAAATGGAATTATTAACATGGTCTGATGTAGGTATTACTTTAAAACAGTCCATAGAAAAGGTTGTGTTGTAATGTACGGTACATATATAGGAAACAATAGAATGTTCGTTACACTTCAAGTAGGAGGACGAATTTATACATTAGCAGATGATTTAAGTTTAACTCCTGACTTAGTACAACTTGGATTCTATGAGGCAGGATTAACAAACTATGTAATGCAAAATATTCAAGCAGGAATGAATGTAGTAGATGTTGGAGCGAATATTGGATATTTCAGCGTCTTGTTAGGATTTAAAGTAGGACCGCAAGGAAAGATTACTGCTTATGAGCCTAATAGTGCAGTTCGTCAATTACTATTAGATAACCTAGCGATAAATGGACACACTAAATTTTCTACAGTTAGTAGGAAAGGTGTATACTCTAAAGAAGCCAAATTAAGATTTCATATTTCAGATAGATTCCAAGGAAATAGCTCTATCAAACAACATAGTGACCAATACAAGAGTGACTTCATTTCTGATACTCAATCATTTTTAACTATCAATACTGTTGCTTTAGACAATGAAGACCTTGGATATATTGACTTCCTAAAGATTGATACAGAAGGTGGAGAGTATCATGTATTCTTAGGAATGAAAGAAATGTTAAAGAATAAACAAGTTGGAACAGTTGTGTTCGAACTCAATAAAAGCATGTTGCAAGATGACACAGAGAACTTTTATCATTTTCTAAAAGCACTTCAAGGAAGATATGTCTATTATCTGCTTAATCCAAATGGAGAAACTGTAGCAGTACACATAGATGAAATTTTCAAACATGATTTTATTGATAATATTGTAATGAAGAAGGTGTAGTAATGAAAGCTATTATTTTGAGTGGGGGCAAAGGTACAAGGCTGAAGCCCCTCACTGACCATACTCCTAAGCCAATGTTGCCTATATACGGTACGCCACACTTAGAATATATTATTAGACTGTTAAAGAAACATAGCATTACAGACATTATCTTTAGTACTGGCTATCTACATGATAAAATCGTTAGCTACTTTGGTGATGGAAGTAATTTTGGTGTAAACATTACATATAGAGAAGATGGAGAAATACCATTAGGAACAGCAGGAGCAATTAAGAACTGCGAGGACTTGCTTGATGATGAGCCATTTTTAGTATTCAATGGAGATATACTTACTAATATAAATCTAGACAAATTAATCCAAAGCCACACAGAAGGTATTACAATTGCATTAGCAACAGTAAAAAATGCTACTCAATTTGGAATGGCGGTATTAGAAGAAAACAAAATTATAGGCTTTATCGAAAAGCCAAGTATTGAGTTTTTAGTTAGTCACATAAATTTACCAAGAGTAATTAATGCAGGAATATACATAATGGACAAAAAGGTATTAGATTTGATTCCAAAAGATACATTCTATATGGTAGAGACAAACACTTTCCCTTTATATGTAGGTAAGTCCAAATTGTATGGTTATATAGAAGAGAATATGTATTGGTTAGACATTGGGACTCATGACCGATACAACACTGCAAATAAAGATGTTAGATATGGTTTTTTCCGATTATAAAAAAATTTAAAAAAATATGCATAAAATATGAATAGGACACGCATGAAGTGGGTATATTATGATTAAGAGCAAAAACAATCATTTTCACTTCTGCGTGCCTTGACGTTGTATTATAATTATGTTACAATGTAACTATCAGGCTAAGGAGGAGGAATACAAAAACTAAGGAGTTGGTCAACATGGCAAACGTATCTAAAGAAAACCTAAGAAAAGTTGAAAATTATTTTGTTGAGTCAATCATCTCAACAGGAAGTAAAAGACTAGAAGCAACTGTAGTTGAAATAGCAGAAGGAGCAGGTGTCGCATTAGCTACAGCGCATAAAGCAATCAAAGAGTTAGAAAACAGAGGAATACTCTCTATCCTAAAGCCCTCCTCAAGACGATTCCCAATTACTTATGTTTATCGTGGAGATATTGAAGGTTTTAATGCTAAACAAACACAGGAAGACCAAATAAAATATTTGCAAAATCTATTATCTGAGCGTGATGAACGCATTTCTGTCTTGGAAAAACGTGTAAATGAATTGGAAACAATTTCAAGGAGTAATAAAAATGAAAACGTATTGCAAAAAATTTAATCATATTGTAATATATTTGTAATGGAGTTGGTGTTCCCACTAAGCCAACTCTATTTTTTTATATCTCAGAATTGTCAGAAAAAAATAGAGGAATTTCCTATTTATCCCTTGACTATCGAGACATGCTTATGTTATAATTATATTATAAATAAAGGTCATTGCTAATTAAAAAAAGAATATATTGGGGGTAGGTCGTATGCAGGCAAAGGTAGGAGAATCTACAAAATCATCACTAAAAACAGAGGTTTTAAATTGTGTAGAACATTTACTCGTTCTAGATGAAATTTCTACTGAAACGTACTACATACTAACGAAGGTGTTAGGATTGCTAGACTGTGAAAATGAATTTAATTTAGGTGACGGTTTAAAGCTAAAATTAGTAGACTGTAATAAGTAATAACTGAGAGATTGCGAGGTATATCCTTGCATTTTCTATGTAAATGTGCTATAATATAACTATAATATAAAATATGGGTTTCACTGATAATAGTTCGGTGGAAGATTTGGCGTAACGTGGGTGGGGTACGTCAAAAAAAATATACATAAGGAGCGATTCGCAATGGAAAAAAAATTTTCAGTAAACCAAAATCAAGTATCAGGAGCAGAGGTAGAGGTAGAAAAAGACGGAGTTCGTGTACCTAGGATTCACTTAGACGACTTAGAAGTGTATAAGTCAGTAGTCGAGGATTTACGAGTAGAATTGCAGGGCTTAATCTCTGATGGTTACATTGCTGAGCCTGTTGCTGAACGAGTTATATCTGAATTTATGTATACTGCTTTCACTCAGATTGTTAAAATTAATTTACGCTAAGAGGGGCTTGACCCTTCTAGTTTTTAAGGAGAGGATTATATGAGTAGTGACAAGTATATGGAAAACCTGTGTTTCCGACTAAAGATGCAAGGCTTTACAGTCGAGCAGATAGTCAAAGAGACAGGGTTAACCAAAGGACAGGTAGTGAAAAGACTTACTGATTATGAAAAGCGCAATCCAGTGTTTGGAGCGAAGAAGGTAGAAGTAGAACCTTTAAGAGTTAATGGAAACTTTAAAGATTTAGTTGCAACCAATATTACTAGTGTCAACATAGAGCGTCAATCAATAACTGCTGAACACTTAGGTATTGGTGAATTGGATGATACACTAGAAGAAGAAGGAGATTTTTTCAAATTACCTGATGGAAGAGATAACTCCTTATACTTATATAAGAACGCTGACAAACAGCGTGACAAGATTCAAAATTACATAGAAGAAAAGTACAAGTGCAAAGCTATGAAGATTTTATATATGGCTGACCTGCATATACCATTTACTGATTATGGATTAGTAAAGCACATCATTACAGAACATAGTGACGCTGATATCCTTGTATTAAACGGTGACATACTTGACCTTTTCAACGTATCAACATTTGCGAAGGACAAGACAGTGGCACTCAAAAGAGAACTGCAAGAAGGTAGAGACTTTCTAGAAGTCGTATCTAAAATATTCTCAGAGGTTATCATAACAGAAGGTAATCACGAAAGACGATTAAGACGGTACATACAAAATGTAATCCCTGTTGATATGCACTTTTTATTTCCGCAAGATGTACTAGAAGTAATTCAACAAGGTACAGTATTCGACTTAGAGCCACTTGATAATGTACATGTAGTAGGTTCTTGGTGGATTCAATTGTTCGACACAATCATTGGACACCCTGATAACTATTCATCTGTATCTATGAGAACAGCAATGCAGACTAGCGAACATTTTAAGATGGTGAAAAACAGACCACATAGAGCTGTGATTATTGGACATACACATCAGGCAGGTTGGTTAATTGATAGAGGAACTCTATTAATGGAAACAGGTTGTTTGCAACACGATGTGGATTACAAACATGGTTCTAAGTTTATTAAGACCAATTGGACAAAAGCACATGCTGTCATACATATTAATGATGAAGGAAATATCGAGTTTAACAAGTCACATGTAATTGCATTTCCAATTTAAGGCGGTGATAATATGAAACTAGTAGTGCAAATTATTAGTGGTTTAGTAGCGAATGCAATTCTAATTATAATTTTATCACTCTTAGGAATGTTTGTATGGAATATGGGAGTGACAGGTCTTATTCCAACCTTAGACAAGATAGCCTTTTCTACAGCATCGGCAATTATGACAGGAATTGTAATTCTAAATATGTTTATAAAAATTTGGTATAAAAGAATTTCTCACACAAAACAAGAAAAAGAACTGCTAAAAAAGTTCTATGAAGAGAGACAAAAAGAATTATTAAAAAAAATCTTTGAAAAAACAGAATAATAGAAGAAACTAGGAGATTCCGATTTTTTTGGAATCTTTTTTTATTTTTTTTAAATTTTTTTAAAAAAAGTGTAATAAGTACAAAGAGTATAATAGTATACTCTATCAAAGGTCAAAGTTAATAAAAATTAATAAGGAGGCTACAAGATGAAATCATTTTACGGATTAGACTTAGGAAACGGAGATATTAAGGTGGTATCAAATATCTCTAATACACCAATGGTAATTCCAAGTATCATTGGCAAGTTATCTGATTACACATCTGTAGAGCTTGGTTCAAACGATAAAATAGGAAATCTTTCTATTATGAAAGACAAAGAAGAGTATGCAGTAGGAAAGATGGCTTTAAAAAATAGCACAATAAGAAATCATGATGTTACAGATGACAAGTATCTATCAGATTCTACAAAGTTACTAGCCCATACTGCATTATCACTTACTTCTGAATCGGCTTTTACTATAGGAGGTGTTGTAATAGGTCTACCAATTCACAAGATGAACATAGCTAAGAAAGTGGCTAAAGAATACAAAGGACAGAAATTCGGAGTTAGACTAGGATTCTTTGGTGAATACGAGGAAAAGATTAAGATAGTAGGATTAGAGGAGGCAATCGTTGTAGCACAACCACATGGAACTCTGTTTAATCTAATATTAGACAATGAAGGTCAGCTAGAGAACAAAGACTTGGCTAAGAGTGGTGTTGCAATATTTGATATAGGATACAAGACAAATGACGGAATTGTTTTCAAAAACCTAGACCCTGTTGGAAGACTTACTATCCACAGTAAGAACGGTATGCATGTTGCTTATGAAGAAATAAGAGCAAAAATTAATAAGAGCTTTAATGGTCTAGAAATTCAGGTCTATGAAGTGTCTGAAATCATTCGCACAGGAGCAATTCAAGGACGTAACATTAAGGACATTATTAACGAGTCACTATACAATCTAGCCTACAATATTATCATCGAAATTAAAACTCGATGGGAAGATGCGTGGGAGGTGGAACACATCGTCTTTACAGGTGGTGGCTCTCAACTTCTTCAACCTTATTTAGTTCAAGCTTTTCAAGACTCTATCTTTTGCGGTCAGACTTCAAACGTAGAAGGATTCTTAAAATACGCTAAGAGATTGTGGGGTGCGAAGAATGATACTATCATTCAACGCTAGAGACACCCATCCAAGAGATAAAAAAGTAATAGAATGGTATGACGGATTATATAAATCTGAAAAAAGTAGAAAAATAATTGATATATTGTATGCACACATTACAGGCAATCAACATACTATAAAACATGAAGTAGGCGAAAGCCTAATAGAAAAAAAGAAAGATTTTAAAATTGAAATGGTAGATATAGTAGGAGGCGAGGAACTAGATTTGGATAGTAAATTAAATTCATTCGGAGGTGGGTTCTAATGGTAATAGGAAAACAAAGTGTTCAGCGTAGATGTGATAGATGTATAAGAGCAACATATGAATACAATGGAACTTTCTGTAGGCTTTATTGCACAATGAAACGTGAAACAGTGAGCAAATTTGACCAATGTAATAAGTTCTTCTATGGAAAATTTGACAAGAGGTGGATAAAATGAAGGTTAATGTTGGAACAAGAGAAAAAGGATATATGCCAATTAAGAAAAGTCACGAGGATATTCTACAGAACTATCTTGATAATGTAGCATATAAATATGAAGGTGATTTTGTAGAAATAAATAAATCATTAGCAAAAGATTGGCTAAGCAAGAGGAATCTAGTAAAATATGCAGGATTAGTAGGAATAACATTTTTAGGTACTGTGACATTAATAGGACTAGGAACAGAGCCAACTGCTGTTTTTGCCAGTACTGGTGGAGGCATTGACACTGGTCCGCTAGATAGATTATTTAGCACTGTATACTGGACGATGGTTAAAGTTCTTGGATATATAACAACTCCTGTATGGTGTTGGGTAGGTTATATCCTAGCAACTGGTGGAGCAAACAGTGAAAAGAGAACACGAGCCAAGCAAGTAGCAACTGGTCTAGTAATAGGTTCAGGTATAGCAATTGGAGCGCCATACCTAACTAAACAACTATTTCGTCTGTGGCACTTAGTAAACTAGGAGGAGATAATTATGGAAAACATCGAATATATTAAATACGAAATTGGTAGAGCGTATGTGGAAGATAAGTTTTTAGGAGAGGAAGGACTGTATGTTACTAATGAGTTTGAAAAGATTAAATATGTTACAGATAAACTATTTGATATGATTCCTTATGTAGTAGAATTTACAGAAGATGACCCATATGAGAGTGCTAGAGAAATGAGGCATAAAGTAAAAGAAACTAACATTATCAAAATCTACACTGTCTCTAGTGGACACCCATTCTTAAACGAAGAAGAAAACTCTAAGTTTAGAGCAGTACATGATGTATTTGCCCACCTAGTTTGCGGTTGTCCATTCACATTTGTAGGTGAGTATACTGCCTACCTAGAACAACGAAAATACTATCCTAAGTCTACTTGGAATGTATTGTTTTCAGAAATTCCTGCTCAAACGTGCGCTTATTATTATAGTGGAGGTTTTGATTTTAAACAGAGAGCGTTTGAAGCTCCTACTACTTGGTTAAATATGTGCAAAGGTATAGAAAAGAACTATACTAGACACAGTATTCTTCGCCCCCTTCTTTACGGAATTAATACAACTAGAGGAGTGAAGTTGCCTCGCCATAGTGCGTAGGGTTTCTTCGCCCCCCTACGGAGGTGTAATATGATAAAAATTCCCATTAAAATCGCCACCTATCTAATCAAAAAAAATCCTGCTAATATCGAGTGGTCTCATCCATTCGTTCAAGATAATTTAGAGTTTGCCTATCATATCGTGAAACATATAATACTCCCATAGGAGATGGTCAACATGAATAAAGCAAAAATGGCTGAGTGGTTGTTTGAACGTATAGGTGGAAAAATAAGTGAAATCAAAAATGGATACATGTCGGAAGAAATGCTAGAGATGGTAGGAAATGACTTAGATGACTATATTGATATACTGAAAGAAATCGTAAAGGAGAGTGTCTTACCATGAATAAGATATATCTCATAAAAGAACTAACCAAACGCATTGCTAATGCTAAACAACTAATGATACAATTCCCTAATGCTAGAGAGGAATATTTGGAGGAGGCATTACGTTATAGTCATATAGTCTATCAACTAATGAAGGAGAGTTTATTATGAGTCCAAGATTACAAGCGTTGAAATATATTATAGATAAATCTTACGAACATGTTGATATGCTAAGAGTTTATATGGATGATACTAAATATCTTCTAGTAGACCACGATAAAGCACTAGCATTATTAAGTCTAGCAAAGGAAGTTATACAGGAGGCGATGTTACCATGAGTGCTAAACTTAGAATCTTAAAGTACATGTCTAGAAGAATAAGAACAAATATAGACTTATCAAAAGAATTTCCAGAAGAAGCAATAGAGTATATTGATGACGCAAAGGTATATGCAGATATTCTTTATCATCTAATTAAGGAGGGGTTGCTACCATGAGTAATAAACTACTAAATCATTATAAAGAGTGTGTAGACCATTATAGTAGAGAGGCAATAAAGGCTATAAAGAATGAAAACTTAAAAGAGTTTGTTATGCACACAAAGAAAGCGGATATGTATGCCAATTTCATTAAAAATAGAGGAGGAAAATAATATGATTAAAATGATAATCATTGGAACATATGTCGCTCATAAGGTTTATTGGAAGAGAACACATAAGGAGAACACTATTAAATGGAATAAATTCTTTCAGAAGGCATAGGTGATTTGTATGATAGTAAAAATTAATGGGGCTATCCTAGAAGATAAGCCCCTTATAGATAAATATAATGAAGAACTAGACAAACTGAATAGTATGGTGGCGGAAAAGAGTAGAGAAGTAAGAAGAAGTAAGCCAATGAAGAGAATGTTATCTTTTCTAGGATTTATAGCACCATTAGGATTGGCTAGTACTGCTCATGCTCAGACATTAGGAGTGGAAGGTTTACCTCAAGGAACAGGAGTATTAGGTATACTTGCGGAGAAGATGATTCTGAAAAATTCTGATTCAGATATTCATAATATGGTTGGTCTTGGTAGTGTAGCGAGAAAAGATAGTGTTGTTTGGCATATGAATGATTGGTTACAACATGCGTTATTAAATACGCAGGACTTTTTTGATAACTCTCAAGTACTATCTATCTTTCATGCTATATGGACGATATGTATGTCGTTTGTAATGCTTATCATAAGCAAGAAAGGATTTGATATGGTTAAGAGCAGGGTTTTAGGTACGACCTCGCTTGGAGCCTCGCAGTTGATTATTAGACTCTTAGCCTCAGTCGTAATGACTTTCTTATCGCTCGACATTATGCAATTAGGTATCCAAGGAAGTAATCTTGTCATTAAAACATTGTTCAAAGCAATTGAATCTTATTTGATTCCTTATGAAGTATTGGAGCGTACTAACTTTCTAGGATTGGTATTTTGGCTTATTGGATTCTGTTTCATGACTGTTATACTAGCTGTTCAATATTGGGTACGACAGGTTACTGTTGCCATCCTTGGAGTATTAACACCTGTGGCGAATACGTCATGGGTAGTAGATGGAGGTGCTATGCTAAAGACAGTTATACGAGAGTTTATTACATTGATAACGACCCCTGTTGTTCATGGAGTAATACTGGTAATAGGTAGTGTATTTATGCACGAAGTAACAACGATGACAGGAAATGCTTGGTTAGATGGATTTAACAGTATTATGATAGGATTTTCAACGATGTTCTTAATGGTGGTTACTCCTACATTCTTACGTAAATTTACTACAGGAACAGTTAATCCGTTTGCTACTGCTTGGAATCTAGGCAAAGGAACATATGGAAATGCTATAAAAATGGTTAATCTAATTAAAAAATAGGAGGAGATAGTTATGAGTAAAAGAAAAGTAGCTTTATATGTTGTTGGAGGACTTGTTGCTCTTGGTCTGATTGGAAATATGATAGAGGATACACCGTCTTCATCACCAAAGACAGAGGTAGTAGAGCAGAAAGGACTATCTAATGAAGAGTATAATCTCGTGATGGCTGACTACTATGGCACATTCAGTGATGTTATGGATGAATTTAGTAATCTAATGTTTGAAGGAAGTAATGACCCAAGTATACTGGATTCACCTGAGTATTTAGCAGATGTTCAAGAAGTATGCGATATTTTGTTGCAAAACACAGAAGAAATGAGAGCTGTGGAACCACCTGCTGATTATGAAGACGAACATAATAGATTGATGGATGCCTTGGACCACTTTGAAATTGTTGCAAAAGAACTACCAAGTACAATTGAAGACTTAGATGTAAATAACATGCCTGTATTAATAGACCACATGAATGAAGGAAACGCTATCCTAGGTGAGATTATAGAAGAATACATGGAAGCAGGTGAACTATAATGACAACTCCAATCCTTATTGGCTCGATTGCAACTGCCAAGTTTGCTCAACTTATGATACTAGGTTTGTTTCTAAACAAAGGAACTTCTGTATTTAAAAAGAAGGAGGTTGTTGAATCATGGAGCGTTATACAATTCCTAGAGGAATCAAGGTTAAAGAAACTGTAGTCTATGGATTAAATGGAAAGCAAATCATCTATCTAGCTTTTGGTATAGGAGGTGCAATCGGTGTTGCAAGCCTCCCACTTCCTGTAGATTTAAAAATCGCAGGAGCAATTCTGTCAACTATATCAAGCCTAATACTTTCATTAACTAAGCGTCATGGTCAAGAGTTAGACAAATATATTTTTAATACAATTAAATATCCATTAAGAGGAAAGGAGTGGAACAATAATGTTGAGGAAAAGCCAAAGAGCATTGTTATCAATTACCATTCAAGACAATCTAGTACAGCATAATGGAAAATGGATTATTGCAATGAGAGTACAGTCTATTGACATAGACAACAAAGGAGATTTTGAAAAGGAGGCAACCTTAGAAGCTTTTCAGAGTATTCTAAAAACTTTACCAAGTGATTCACAAGTTCTATACAAGAGATTCCCATTGGATATGTCTGAACACTTAGAGAAATTGGAAATTGTTAGCACCGTTCGTTGCCCCAATAAATTTGTCAAGGAGTATGCCGACAGTTATATAGATTACGTTAGAGAGGTGAGCAAAAACAAGCTAGATAAGGTAAATTATTTGATTATAAAAACAGATAGGAGATGTGATTTCGAGGAAGGAAAGCATTATCTTGAAGGAGTGATGACTACTATTAGTAAAGCGTTTTCTACCCTGAATATGAGCGTGGCACAAGTAAAAGGAGAGGAGTTGGAACAGTTATATAAGCTACCTGATTTCATCAAGGAGGAGATTGATTACTTTGTTTATGGTAGAGAGTATCGAAGAACTTACATTATCAAAGATTATCCAAGAACTGCTTACCCTAATTGGTTAAAGCCTATCTTTAATTATAATTACCCTATTGAAATAACACAGCACTACCACCCAATCCCTAGGAATCAAGTAATTAAACAATTGGAATTATTACAAGCTAAACTACAATCCACTATGGATATGCAATTGCAAAATGGAGATGTAGTGTCTAGTGAATTAAAAGTAAGATATGACGATACGTTGGATTTACTAAGAAGACTAGCTAGTGGTGAAGATATGGTAGTGGAAACTTCATTTTATATAACCCTATCCTCCACTGACCTAGATTCATTGAGATACCGAAGTGTTGAGTTGGAAAGTTATATGAAGCAATGCGGTTTGGAGTTTAGGACAGCTAGAAGACAAGTCAATCGTGGAGTCTGTTGTATGTTACCAATCTGCAACGACCAGATGCTAGAATCATATACTTTTGATACTAGGTCATTGTCTACAATTCTACCGTTTACCGTTCAAGATTATGTAGATAAAAATGGAATACTATACGGTATGAGTAGTGACCTGACTGAATTGATTACACTTGACCTTTGGAACATGCCAAATCCAAACAAAATTATCCTAGGTAAATCAGGATTCGGAAAGTCTATGCTAGCCAAGACTGAAACTGCAAGACATATCATAAATGGCGTTCAAGCTATAATATTAGACCATGACGGTGAATGGAAAGAATTTTGCGATATTTTAGGAGGTGAATATGTCTATGATTGCAATGCTCCTATTAACTGGAATCATCATCTTATCGTGTTTGATGGTAACATTAAAACGGAGGCTCTTGGCTATGTTTGGTATAAAATTAAGTCGGAAGATGTAAAACAACGTGTTCTAGTTTTGGAAGAGTTTCATAATATATTAAGGAAAGAAAAAGAATTACTACTTCAAGTAGCAAAGGAGGTGAGGAAAAGCGGTACTGCTCCTACATTCATTACACAGAACGTAAAGGAGTTTATTATTTCAGAGGAAGGACAAATGATATTTGACAACTGCTCTATTAAAGTACTACTCCGACAAGGAGAAAATGATTTACAGGAGGTGGAAAAATTATTTAACTTGTCAAGACATGAAAAATACTACCTTAATAACTGCTCTAAAGGATATGGCTATCTATACACAGACCTATACAAAATAAAATTTAAGGTAGATTATTCTGATAGAGAGGAGGAAATCTTGTCAACCAATCCTATGCACCGACTAAGGAGGAAGACAACTTGAGAGTATACGTAGTTTGGCAAGAAAGTGAAAAAGACGTAGCAATAATGGATATAACAATGGTTGTTGAAGATACATTAGCACAACAACCAAACCTACAAGCAGTTATTGTTGCTAATGCCTTTATGGATTTAGTGGATGCTGATTTTATCTTAACTGCTGAAAGTGAGGAGGATATGTTAGAAATGTTCCCTAATGCAATCATACAAAATGAAAAGGAGGTTCACTAATGTCTAACGTAATTATGGAAATGTCAAATATGTTAGACGGTAGTACTTTAGAGGATTCGGAGAGACTTCTCCGTTCCTTCTATCGTACTATCGAGCCATACAAAAAAAGAAATTGGAGAAATCCCACACGAATATCGTGGGAGATATTTGCTGAGAAGGATAAAATTGGTTTTTATGTTGTTGTTCCGAGCCGACTAGAACGATTGATTAAGAGTCGAATAAAAGACGCTTACCCTAGTGCCGAAGTAAGAACAATTGAGCAAGACTACACAAATAAGTTTGTGAAACCTTTCACAGCTAAGATGGAACTCCACAAACATCACATGTTTGCGACAAAAATAAATACAGGAGACACACCGTTAAATTCAATATTAAACTCTATGAGCAGACTTGAAGAAGATGAGAAAATGCTCTTACAGATTACCATGTTGCCCATCAACAATATATGGCAAGGTAAGGCTTACACTAAATATCGTGAAATGCTTTTCAAAGGAATTAAGCCGAACAAACCGAGAAGAAAGCTTTTGAGTGGAATATTATACTCTATCGGTGGCTTATTTAAGATTATCGAGTCTATGTACGGATTATCAGATAGTAGCGAAAAAAAGAATACACCAATAGAAAGAGAGGAGTTAAAAGGAACACAAAAGAAGATAGCCATGCCTGCCTTTAATACAAGTATTAGATTAGCAGTTGAATCTACCAATCCTAATATTAGTGCTACAAGGATATCAGAATTAGCTAATAGTTTTATTGAATTGGATTCAGACAATGAATGGAGGAGGGTTAAGACAAAAGCAAAACAGACCATGAAGTTCATTAGAGAGAGGAGTATTGATAAACGGACAAATGATATAGTAACCACATCGGAATTATCACCAATCATCAGGTTAGCTAATAAGAATATTAATGTACCTGAGTTGAAGAAAACTCTCAAGATGCTACCTATTCCACAAGGACTAGACAAAGGATTATTTTTTGCTCATGGTATGTATAATTCAGAGCTACTTGAAACCTTTATGAATCCTGAGAATATGGAGGACTTCGTTCATCCATTTATGTTGACGGGGGGCATGGGTGCAGGCAAAACGAGTATGATTATTAATATGATGCTTGCAAGAGCGCTAGCAGGCTACTCTGTAATCTTGCTAGACACACAAGGAGATATGACAAATGATTTTTTATCTCAGATTCCACCTTCCGAACATCACAGAGTTGTTTGGCTCAACTTTGGAGATTTACTTAATCCACCTTCCTTAGATTTACTTGAGTTTGTGTCACTAGGAAAAGACCAAAATCAAAGTCGTGTAGATGAAATGTTTGTTAAGGACATAGCTAAAAATGAGCTAATATCTATCTTCAAAAAAATGTATGGAATCAACTTTGGACCACAAACTGAATATATCACTAGAAACAATATCACAGCAACCATCGAAACAGGAGGTACAATTATGGAGATGTTCCGTATGCTCGTTGATGATTCTTATCGTGACGAGGTTACTATGCAAATTAGAAACAAAGCACCTTTCTGTTGGTCATTTTGGCATACATTCCAAACTAACTATAACGTAAGTCAAAAGATGAAAATGGTCATGCCTAGCATTAACAAGATAGGAAGTTTTATCGAATCTCCTATGGTTAGAAACATACTTTGCCAAGGAACTCAAAATTATAACTTTCGTGAGATGATGGACACAGGTAAAATAGTGGTAGTGACTATACCTAAAGGAACTTTAGTAGGAAGTTGGCAACTAATATCCAATCTAGTTGTTAGTAAAATTTGGCTAGCCGCATTGTCAAGGGTAAATCAGCCAATACATGAAAGAAAACCTTGTTTTCTAGCTAGTGATGAAGCAGATGATGTAATCAATGATAACTTCCCTATCATGTTGTCACAGTCACGAAAATTTAGACTAGGTATTATCCTAGGATTCCAATATTTAGACCAAATTAAAGCTAACAATAAGAAAGTTTTTAAGGCATTGATAGGAAACAAACCAAATATCTGCGCCTTAAAAATCGGTGAGGACGACCTAGATATATACGCATCAATATTTAAAGACTACTACAAGAAGGAGGAACTGCGTAACTTCCCTAATCTTCATGGTGTCGCACAGGTTAGCATTAACGGTCAACCTACTTCGCCATTTACTATCAAGATTCCATTTAATTTTCATAAGCGTGATGATTCCAACAGAGATAATATAGCAGGAAATATTGAAGAAATAGCAGAAAGGAGCAGTAAGCTATACGCTAAACCACTCCATGAAGTAGAAGAAATAGTAGAAAAACGATACGAAGATGTGTTACAGAACTTAGCACTAGTCGAAGAAGACGAAATGGATTACGAGGCTCAATTAGATGAAGAACTTATTAAAAACCTAAAAGATATAGTTTAAGGAGGAGATATTATGTTTATGCCAACGGTAGGAACGCTCTTTGGTATTGGTGTAGTAGGAGTATTCTTATATAAGGTTGTCCGAAGAAAACTATAAAAAAAGAGAGGGGCTTATTTTCCCTCTCTGTCCTTTAAATATCCATTAACATGACCACCACAGTAGTTTCCATTGTATTTTAACCACATTCCAGTTAATTGAAAATTAGGATATTTTTTATGTAGATAGTCATTAATAGCTGTTTGTATGTCTTTCTCAGTCAGTTCAATTCTGACCTCATTCATATGAATAATACCTTTCTTCAATTCTAGCATATGCATATTCTTCTTTTGGTTTGTAAAGCTTGATATGTTCTACTCTAGGTAGATTATCAAATTTTACTTCGTGAATAATTCCTTCTCCTATGTATTGGTCATGCCAACCTCTAGGATTGCTAAATACCTTTGTATACTTCTTGCCATAATAAGCTATAACATATTCTTTTATCATTTCTTTGCACCTTCCTTCTTCTTTTCTCTTAATGATATTGCTAGCATCACATCGTAGATGATTATTGCAATAGCTACAATAACATTTACAAAAGGCATAAATATTAGAACTACATCAGCAGAGTTGAAATCCTTAGTGCTACCTTTTTCTTTGTAATGGTTAATACACATAGCCAAATTAAAACTTGCTGACAAGATATACGCTATAATAAAAGATACTATCATAGTATTAATCCTTATCCGTTATGCTTGTTTGTAAGTCAATATCAGGAATGATTTCTTCGGGACGGAATAACACCTTGTAGTGATAAGCATCCTCATATTTTGCGTCAGTTTGTTCTACAAAGTAAGTAACATTGTCACTTAATCCTAGGAAATGCTTTTTGTATAGACCTTCTCCAACCTTGCATGTTACTTCAAGCTGATTTCCTTCGTCAGTAATAGAACATAGTCCGTCAATCTCAAGTAGGTATTTGTCTGTTATACCATTTACGAAAATTACTCTCCGTTGCACTTCAAATGAATCTGCTGACTTTGATAGGTTCTCTGAAACCGTATCTGCCTCTGATGTACAACCTGCTAATAGACTACCAACCATTGAAACTATTAATAATGATTTAAGAAATCTCTTCATATTATATGCCTACTTTCTTGGATTTTTTATATTTTTTATATGTATCTATTACTGGTTTAAAGAAGAGAAAATAAAAGATAGCTAACTGACAAATTGTAAACAGAAAGCCTATCAAGACAAACCTTCCTCCTATGATAAGCGAAATACCACTATAGATATTTACCAATCCTAAAGCTAAAGACATTACCAATAAAGCTAAGCCAAAAAATAAAATTAATTTATTTTTCATCAACAATCATCTCCTTAATTTCAATTTCTTCTACTGTGACACGAACCTTTGTTACTTTTGCATCTGTATTTTCTAGCAACCATTGAGCATCTTCTTCGCTAAGATTTTTTGCTTTTACACTATCAATACTTGTAAAAACTTCACCAATTCCTGTGTAAACGGTTATTACATGCAATCCACCTATCGTAGCACGATAACTCTCTTTAACTTCCATATTAATCATCTCCTTAAGGCATATTTGTTCCAATCCAAAAAATTGTATAAAGTAACCATGTGAACAAAATAAAAAATAGTTTACAAAGCATAACAAGGAGGAATGATACCAAGACAAGAATTGCAGGGCATAATAATCCTGTTCTAAGTCTCTTTAAGAAAGATGGTCTATTAATATAATTGTCTTTTTGATATGTAATTGCTATAATCAATGCAATAATCAAATAAGCAATAACTGATAGTGTAATCATTTAATCACCTCACTTATACATGTCTAGTAATTTTGCATCATTTTTAGCTTTTTCGTATACACTTGCTTCACCATGTTTAAAACCTTCATAATACGAGACCAATGGAACAGCTATAATAAGTAATACAATTAAAATTTTTCTTCTCATGCTACCACTTCCTTATTCTACTTAAATATTATTAAATATAGGAATACAAGAAAAATAACAACAACACTGATAAGCATTACTATTGGTGCAATCATCTAGAACAACTTCTTATTCCAAAAATCTGCGTTAGTAATTACCGCCACTAATATAGCCAATAAAAATAAAATCGCAGTAAGCAAAGCAGAAGGTAGAAATAGTATTGCTAATGTTAGATGTTTTACTCTAAAGCCTACGATATCATAGTAAGTGAAGATATATTCAAGCATTATATATACCATAACCAGATTTGCTAATGTGTAGACTCCTGACAATGTTTGTATAAATTCTATCATTTATTTTCCTCCTCATATGATTCAAAGTATTCTTCAATGCCATTTAAGAATGTCCTGATGTTTCCATTGGTAGTCTTGCCATTATGTGTGCGTCTTTCTAGCCACCACCACCAACTTTGTAGTTCGTCATACTTCTTAGCTTTTTCTCTTAATGTATCAATTTCTTCTTGTCTTTCATGCTCTTTACGTCTGTTTTTAGACCACACATCTAAAGGCAACATAATACCGACCTCCAAATCATATAATTTATTAACCGATTGCGGTTACTATTGCAAAGAATGAAACAATCAATCCTATAACTAGAAACATCATTGCAATGTGTTTACACAAATAAGAATTTTCATTTAAATCAATAATAATCATCAACAGGGCAACTAAGATTATTACTGCTAATGCAAGTACTACTCCTAACATATTATCATCTCCGTTTCATCTTATAATTATATTATAACAGATAGTCCAAAAAAAATCAAGGAGGAGTTTAAATGTTTGTGCCTGAAAAACGTACAATTACTAAATATGAAAGAGAAAATATTAGAATTACAAATGAATATGTCGAGTCCTTATCTTGGATAACAGACCGAGACTATGAAATACTCAAACTATTAGTCAAACATCAATTTTTAAACACGAGTCAGATTGAAATGATGATATTTAACGACCTAAAGATTTCAAATTCGAGGAACAGAGCAAATGACAGACTCAGAAGGCTCTATAAGGCTAATTGTATTGATAGATGGTATCCACCAGTGGAACGTGATGCAGGTTCGTCAGAGGCTCACTATGTTCTTGATTATGCAGGTGCTATGGCATTAGCAAGTAAACTAGGATACACTAAGAAACAATTTAAATTTCGCAAGAGAGATTATATTCCTCAACATTATCGCCACTATTTAAAGATAATAGATTTCAAAGCCTTACTACACGTTCTAAATCGTCAATTAGGATATACTGATGAAGGAACAATAGGAGAGATAATTAGATTCGATACAGAGCAAATGAAGAAGTTTCATTTCACTATGGATAATAAAGTTCATCAAGGAAAGTTAATACCTGATGCTTTCTGTATATACAAGTATACAGCTAGAGGAGATTCAAAGTTTTTCTATTTAGAGTGTGATAATGCAACTGAGCCTATTGAAACAATTTTAGGAAAAGTCAATAACTATAGAAGGTATTTTGCCAGTGGTGAATGGCGAAACGAGAAGTGGTCTAAGTTGTTTAATGGCTTTCCTATAATTCTTTTTATATTTCACAAAGATGAACAGGCAAAGGAATTAATAGACTATACAAGAAGAATAAACACCAATCTAAACTTTATGTCTACGACATATGATAAACTTTATGTAGATACGTTTAAGGAGTACAGGAACTCATTAGGAAAACGAAGACTTGTACCCCAAAGTAGGCATGTTAAAATACTTGAAGATATATGGTATACAAACGGTATAACAGATAGCTTATAACATTCTATGTGTTATATGCTTTCTTCTACCTAGGTCAATGATGAACTTACCTCCGCCATAGACTAATAGACCATTATCTAAATCTATAATAAACTTACTATCCTCATTAACTGACAAATATTGGATGGCAAGATGTATTGTTTTAGAAAGAATCTCCTTGCTAGGTGCTCTATTTTCATAGCACAATATTCTAATCTCTTTCCAACCTTCTTTTGCTATATTTTTGTGCCTAGCTTTTTCTCTGTTTTCAAATCCTTCTCTAGACATTTGACCTTTTTTAACTTGGAAATCATGCCCAAAACCATCAAACTCTAGGAAGATTTTTTTATCTAATAATGCTACATCTACATTATAGTGAGATATTGGATAGTTTATCTCTCCGCCTGTTATTGAATGGATTAGATATTGACCTTTTGAGCATGGCACAGTTCCATTTTTATATAGAGATTGACTTGCTCTTTGATATCTACAGTTGTTACATTTGCAACCTCTTTGAAATTTGTTCCAAGTTGTAATAGCTTTACTACCACAATCGCACATAAATACTAACGGTGAGTGTTCGTCTTCATATTCTCTACTAATTAATACACAACCTCTGTCTTTGAAATATTGCCTTACAAATTCGATGTCTTTTTTTATGTTTCCAAAACACTGTCCACATCTTTGACCTTTTTTAAACTGAGCATAGGTTGTGGTAGTTTTATGACCATTGTTGCAGATAAACCATAGTGGTTTTTTATTATCTTCATACTTGTCTGAAAGAAGCAGGTATCCTTCTTTTTCAAATTCTAGCCTTATACTACCAATATCGTGTTTTTGTACTCTCTTTTTATAGCATTCACATAGTCCTCTTCCTCTAATAAGATAGTTAAATGTTGTTTCAAATTCTCCACATTTTCCACAACTAACTATTATTGGCTCTTTATTTCCTAAGTATTCTTTAGATATTAATTCATATCCATACATTTCCTTTATTGCAATACAAATTTCCTCAACGGTTTTTTTTCTTGTCATAAGTATTTTTCTCCTTTTTAAATGTTTCTAGTGGTTCGGTTCTAATACTTATATTCTATAAGAAAAATATGCTATTGTCAAGGAATATTAGACTCTATATGGTATAGTAAAGATGGGCTAGTTAACTTCTAGCCCATATCTTTTTTTAAAGCATCTAATATTAAATCGTAATTTTCTAAGATAATTACATCTGCTAAGTATTTGCAACAATCACAGAAATACAATTGTTCATTACACCTGTCGCACATGGTATGGTCGCTAGTACATTTTTCTTTTAAATCAGAAATTCTTTTCCACTCTAACAATTTCTCAATATTCATGTTACCACTCCTTAGTCTTCTTCCTCAATAATATTTCCGCATTTTGTACATATGAACTCAACCAAAACAGGGCTACACCTATCTAATAGTTGATAAAACACATAATCATGTTCACATATCGTCTTCATTTATCGACTCCTCCTTGTGAATCTTGTCTAATACATATTTCATTTGTTCAGGTGTTAATTCTTGTTTCTCACCTATCACCATTATTGTTTTCATATTATTTCTCCTTTTTATCGTGCGGATTTATTTTCTTCAAATGCTCAATAATATTATGTGCTTCTTCCTTAGATAGTTCATATAAAGGTTCATGCTTTACACCACTGTTATTGTCTAAACTGCGTGGGGAAACGAGAATCTGTAGACCATGTTTATCACCATAGTCCCACATCTTTACCCAAGGATATGTTCCTTCGGGAAGTGTAAACTCTCTAACCTCACCATGTTTGATAACTTCCATATCTACTTCGCAACCATGGATAATCGTAGCAGGGTGAATACCTACATTTCTATTAGTATCATTGTAATATGCAAATTTCATATTACTTCAACTCCTCTCTTAGTTTCATTAGCAAGATACCTAGACGATTCTTACCAGTTCCATTCCTTCCGACACCCCAATAAGAATCATACGGAGAATCCTCAACAAGTTCTTTATTTCCTGTTTCCAGTAATTTTTTCTGTAGGGTGTAGTTGTTAAACTTAACTTTTAAGGCTTTATACATAATATCTTCCTTTACTTCCTCCCAATCAGGGCGAAGTGGAAGGTCTCTGCGCTTACCCTCTCTAGCTGTTTCTGATGGGTATCTAAGGTTTCTGATGTATTCATCATATCCAGTTCCTTCAAACTTCATTGATTGAAAGTAGTGTTCCACTGTGGGGTAGATAACTCCATCAATCTTCATAGAACTAAAGTAAAAGTTACTTAGAAAACCGTTGGGGCGGTCAGCTCCCCAAAATTTAATTTGTTGCATAATTATCGCCTCTTTCGTGTATGACTACTGAATGACCTAGTTCTTGGCTTACTGTATGAACTCTTTCTAGGTGTAGTTCGCTTATATGTCACTGTTTTCTTAACAGGTTTCTTAACTGTAGTCTTAGGTGTGGCTACTTTAGGTGTAGCAACTGCCTTAGTCTTGCCTAGTTTATTCTTCAATTTAGATATAACTGATTGTTTTGGGGCTTTATAGTAAACAGTTTTCTTGGTCTTATGACAATCCTTGTCACCTTCTAGAAAATCTCCTAAGTCACAATCTGTTCCATCACTATTAACCCACAATACTGTGTCATTACTAGTACTTGAGCCTACAGTCTTATTATATTTTCTAGGTTGTAGACCTCCACAAGCCGACAATACCAATACTGCTAATGATACAATAATAAACGCTAATTTTTTCATTTTATCTCCTCCAAGTCAATTATTTCTAAATAATCTGTAAAATCATCACTAGTCTGATATGTTACTCTGTACTTCTTTCCTACTTTCAGTTCAATAGGCTTATCATCTTTCCAAAAGAGATTTAAAATCTTACCATTAGATTGTTTAAATAGGGCTACTTCTTCGTCATTCTTAGATTCAACATGTATATTACCTATGAACTCACCTTCCTTGTGGGCATATGCTCTTTCGCAACCTACTAGTAATAGTGACATAAACAATAGTATTAGTAACTTTTTCATTCTTCTTCATCCTCAACTTTGATTACTGTTTTAATCTCGATTCTATCTACACTGCCTTTCCATATACCTTTTGCATATGACTTTGCCATCCACAAACTAGGCATAAGTGTTCTTGCTCCTGACTTGCTTACAATTACAATTTCTTCTGATTCTTCATTAAATTTCGTCATACCTCAACCTTCTTTCCTTTTTCAGTTAGTTTTACTGCTGTTTCATGATAAGTATAACTTCTTTTTCTTCTACCCCAACCAAAAGTTTTTGTATATTGAACCTTAGTGAATTTCAACATGTTAAACTTCTCATATTCTTTCCAACACTTAAAAACATACTTTCTAATAGCGCCATAAGTACTATCAGATAGCATTTCTCTTTCTTTCTTCTTAAACAACATAGTATCTTTATTGTATTCTTCTAGTTCTTTTAATTCTTCTCCTGTTAAAACACGTTTAGCTATCTTAGTAGCCATACAATATACGGCAAAATCAAATCTTGCACAACCATGTTCTGTCTGTTCAGTCAACCATTTAGTTGTTCTCCAAATTTCTTTTATATCAAAAAGTTCTTCAATATCGGCTCTTAATACATCAATTTCTCTGACTGTATCATCATCATTATAATGTCTTCTATGTTCAGTTCTTAACTTAAGTGGTTTATGCTTTATCAACCTCATTTCTATCTCCTCCTAAAAAATGGACTGCCTAACTCCGTACTACACTTGCTCTCGCTCGTGCTTGGGTGTTGCCATATTTCTATGACGCAGGGTTAGAGGATTGCAGTCTCGCCTACTGTTAACCCTTGTTCGGATACTTCGTCTTTTGTTTCGAATAGCGTCTTAATGAATTTTAATAAAAACTCTGTCAGGACGATTAGGAACATGTTCCTCTTTTATTGCAACTTCTTTTATATGGCTAACAAACATACCGCCTACAACAATTTCTTTACCTCTATACTTTTCTAATTCATTAATCAATTCATCAACTGTTTTAATCATTTTCCATTCCTCCTCGCGTCACAATTTGCATCAAGGGTGCATTAAGCACCCTCAACTTCTACCTTTTCTTCCTTCTTCATAAAAGCATTAACAACAAAAGTACCTAGGAATGTCAGAACTAAGATACCAAGGAAGATTAGGGAAGACACCTCAATATCTCCAACACCTACCAGATACTCGCCTGCTTTAGCTAGCCACTCTCCCAAGTGACCAAGAGTTGTTAAGAACATCTTGATAGCAATAATGCCGATTAGGATATATGCTGTATGCTCAAGGATTGGCACTTTCTCAACTAGTTTAATGAAGAATTGTGCTACACCACGCATCATTAGAATACCAAGGACACCACCTAGAAGTAATACATAGAAACTGTCGCTAATGGCAAGTGAAGCTAGGATAGAGTCAACACTGAATGTCAAGTCCATCAATTCGATTGAGATAACAGTCGTCCAAAACACGCTTAGCCTGATGCCAAACTTTCCTAAGAACCTATGTAGCAAGGTATCTTGATAGTTATCGTCAATGCCATCTTCGTTTAAGTCTTTACTAGTAAAATGACCAATGGCTAACTTTGCTAGGTATAACGCACCAAACAATTTCAACCACCAAAACTTAATTAGTGTTGTTCCTAGTAAGATACAGATTGCACGAAAACCAACTGCACCAAACATACCATACATGAGAACTTTCTTTTCGTTCTCCTTACCTGCTTTCTTTGCCATTGTTCCTAGGACTAGGGCATTATCAGCCGAAAGTAGTCCTTCCATAATTATTAGTGTAAGCACTAAGTATCCATATTGCATAATCAAATCTATCATATTTACAACACTCCTATATTATAATAATATACCTTTAGATTTTGCTTGATTCAACCAAGAAGGAAACTCATTTAGAATTTGCTCATAGAACCATTCATCAGGAGTAGTAGTTGGGTCTTCTACTTTGAAGAAGTCAGCATTATCAAGAAATCTTCCACTTAAATCATCTAGCTTTTGCAAGAAGTCAAACTCCTCACTTCCAATACCAATGAACTGCCAAAAGATAGCTTGGTTAGAGGAATCTCGGATAATCTTCTCTGTTGCCTCTTTATCTGACCGACCAAGTTCTCCATCAGTAATAAAGAATACTAAAGTAGGAACATTCGCAATTACAGGCTCAGATTTTTTACCGAACAACTTACCAAAACCACTTTGCGGTTGAACAACATTTCCAAACTTACCAACAATGTCACTCATTACAGGAGAGTAACTAGTACCTCCATTAACTGATACTTTGCGAAGGAAGACATTATCAACAAATCCATCAATATTGTACTGTGTAGCTTCACCAATTACATGACTCCTATTGTTAAAAGCAAATACATCAATAGCATTATTAACGTCCATATTCATTCCAATACCTAGCATTCGTGTGATAAGTTCTTGTACCTTGCCTTGCTCAAAGCGTCTACTCATTGAACCTGAGATATCAGTTGCAATAACAATCTGTGCTTTCTGACCAAATACATTTTTCTTCTCCAATACTACCTTCGCTACTGCTACTTTTTTAGTTAAATCTAGTGCCATAATTATCTACCTTCCTTCTCATTAGTATTTTTAGCAAAGTAAAGCAATTCAGTAATCTCTCCGACTGCATTCAAGTGTGTTTGATTTTCCATAGTATCAACAACCTTTCCTTTATCGTATATTTATATTATAATTGCTTTCCAAGAGAAAAGCAAGGGTTTTTATTCATCTTCTTCTAATAATTTTTTTACCAATTCAGCAACGGAAGTTTCACCACTTTTTAAACCTTCTCTATACATAAATCTCTCAATAAAAATTGCAACATCTAGATTTTCCATACTATCTCCTCCTTTATCTAGTCCATCATCTCAAATTCAAAATCATATCTTGACATAATCACTTTGTCACCAACATCGTTTACAACAGAAACCAAGCCTCTGACATCATAGGTTCTTAATTCATACTCTTTACCTTTTGTAATGTGAAGTGTTTTATTATCCTTCAAAGCTATCTTATTCAATGTGTATTCCTCCTTTCGCTATATCTTCGTAAGACGACTAAACTAATTTAAGATAATCAACTGCAACCTCTCCCGAATACCCTTCTAAATCGACTACTATTCGCCCATGAAGTTCGTATTCATCAGTGATTACTTTGTATTGCGTTTTGTCTGTACCAATTACAAAAAC